TTATTCCTTAACCCACCCGCCATTATAGCGTTCGATACCAATCTCCGTAATCCGCCCATATCCTTATCATGGAACGAGAAACTGGTTAAGTTATGTGATTCAGTAATCCTATCATAAGACTTTATCATCAACACAGCCACATACTCACCAATCATCTTACCGTTCATAATATCAAGATCAATTATGCCGTGATCTATTAGATCAACCACATCCCATCCTGATGGTAGATACGTTTTTATTTGATTAATGTCCATATCAAATAGTTATTATAAAAAGGAGGGTCGTGCTACCCTCCTATATATTACACACGAAAAATAGAACCGAAAGCGATCTTAAGCACGTAAGATTTTATTAATTCCCGTAGGCTGTCTACCGGTTATCGTTAATTACCGACCTACGGGAATATGTTTAAGAAAACACCATGTGGGGAGTGGGGGAATCGAACCCTTATCCACGCTACGATTAGGAATCGTAAATTCTATCCGTTAAATTAACTCCCCTTTAAGCGTCCTGATCCTCTCGGACAAGGACACTACATAAATCTAAACTCTAAACCTAATGACAAACTCTATTAATCCAACTGTGGACCCGGCCGGACTTGAACCGACAACCTACTGGTTATGAGCCAATTGCTCTTACCAATTGAGCTACGGGTCCTAAATGCACCACATCGGCTTTCACAAGAGGATGTGGATCGGAATTTCTCGAAAATTATATAGTAATATCATGAAACTATTGTCCAACATTCTAGCATATAGCGCCAATCCTCGAACGGGAATGTCTCTACACCAGACCTACCCCATCCCGTCCCCCAACTGTTCTGTAGGACGAAGCCGGCCTTGTCCCAGCCGGTGAGGATAACGGCATGACCTCCCAAGTTCTGTCCTTGGCCTTGCCAGAATCGATTACCATAATTATAGCAATACAGACCTATAACCAGAGGGCCATTCAGCATCAACGCAACCTTAGCTGATACCGGATCTATGATCCTAGCGTAACTGTTTATTTTCTCCCCATCTACGCCTACGTTCTTGATAGACTTGATAGCGTCACGAAGAACCATCCCGTCCTGGTCCTTATCCTCTCTCAGATCATATATATCGTAAGGAGATATTTTAGCTGGTCTTTTGATATCCTTTATAGCTTTTCTCCAGTTAAGGATCTCAGCCAGGCTTACGGCTGCGCAAATAGGGGAAGATCCTTGATCTACCACGCTATCAACGTTATTGATCTTATACTCATCAGGAACAGCCTCGTGCTGCATGTTTATGATAGCGTCTCTGTCATCCGCTGGTGATGGTATGTAACCTAGTCCGTATTTCATTTCTTATCTTTTTTATGATAATCAATTATCTTGATATTAAACGTATCGGATCTTTGTCTAACCTGTATTGACCCTCTAGCTTTTCCCTTGGCGTCATACAGGGCGGTGAAACCAAAGTTATCGACCCGGCCGTCATCCAGCGTAAACCTCCACTCCTTCCATTGACCCATCACGGTCCCGGAAGATACTATGGAATCCACCACATAAGATATATCAGTAGTATCGTACTCCGTATAATAGGTTCTAGATGTACTACATCCGACAGCCGCTAAGGTAAATAACGTTAACAAGAAAAACAAGATCTTATTCATTTTTCTTAGTCTTTTTACGTTTCTTAGATTTCTTCTTCTCCTCAGTTTTATTCTCGACATTTACGTCATTGCCGGCATCGGTACCAGTAACCTCAGAGATATTATTTTCAGGTATATCGATATGACCTGAATTAGGGTCCATCTTATCCTCCTCGACAATAACCTCATCAGACACATCACCATCTAAAGCCTCAGGATCAATATGATTTTCCAGATACTGGATACGATCTGACATAGCCTTATTCTGATCCTCAAGTTCCTTATATCTTCTTCTAGCCTCATCGAGTAATTTAGATGATAGTTTATGTTTCTTCTCGATATCCATATAAGCCCTTTTAAGAGTCTCTTTCTCTTTCACCGACTCATTATATAACTCTCTTGATTTACTAAGCTCATTCCCCATCTTAACGATATGAGAATCCTTTGATTCTATATCCATATCAAGAGAATCCACAAGCGTATTAAGATATCTTTCTTTTTCCTCCAATTCCGTTATCTTACTACGAGCATCCTCATAATTTCTTTTTAATCTACTTGAATAGCTAATAGCTTCATCAAGATCCTGTTTTAGAGTATTTATATAACTACTCTTTACTATCTTCAATCCGAACATCCTCATTACTTTTATAAGTTCTACGAATATCGGCCTTTATCTTGCCGACTATAATTAACTCAGCTATATGCTTATCTTTCTCTACTATAGCTATATCCTTACGGACATTAGTGACTCTGATCGTAATATTCTCGTTATTGGAGAAAACGAACGGTGATCCTACCAAAGTGAGGCCTGTATCGTTGGTGAACGACGGCAGCATCATAACCATCCCGACAGTATCATCCGGGAACGAGGCCGATACACCTGTGTCTATATCAAGAACATCTCCTTGACCCAACGGGAAGGCATTACCTTGCTTGATAGGAATATCCTTTCCCAACGAGTTCCATGCCTTAGAGAATTTTAAAGAGTTGAGAAAAATTTTACCATCTTTCTCAACTATCCCTACCATTGGATCGCAATTCATGTGAACCTGATCAAGCTTATCATCCGGTTTTTCCTCAAACTCGTCAAGATCTCTAGCTGATGTAAATGTCTTACTCTCCAGAAGTTTTTTGATATCTTCAATTGTAGCCATATTACAACTTTATTATTAAATAAACGATCTTCAATCCTAACTTCAAATCAGATGTCTTTTCGAACATCTCCCTAAGAGATAAGATAGTAGCGTCAAGATCTGACGCTACCCATTCTCCATCCTTATAATACATATTCTTTTCCTCGGAATACGCTACACAAGGTCGATGCCCTAAGTTCTTCATAACCGTATCTACCTTATTTTGGGTAGGCATCGAGACACGGTTCACTTTAGTAGATATATTAAAATTACTTTCCATTAAATTATTCATTTTCAATTAGTTAATCAGAAAGGAAGATCATTGTCATCTCCAAAAGGAGGATATTGAGGAGGTTGTTGCTGACCTCCAAACGAAGGAGCTTGGGCTGTCTGAGGCGAAGCCTGCTGGTATGATGGAGGAGGCGTCTGCGGCTGGGCTTGCGGCTGATATGACGGTGGGGGCGTTTGTGCGGTTGGAGTAACCCCCATTCCTTGGTTTCTCTCCTGCCCTGATTTTTCGTTTTCAGCCTTGAACTTTTCAAGATATTGTTTAAATACTTGAAAAGCGAAAGTATCTTGGGCTGTATAATCGAATTTCTTATTGCCCATAATATCCATACTCTCTACCCTATCAGGCCATCCGTTCTGTCCGTTCTTATAATATTGCTGGATAAGCTCGTCCTTCCCATCTGGAGTCTCCCTTGCGTATGAGATAAAGAAATTACCGGGAGCATATTGATCCCCTTTCTTAACATGAGCAGGATTTATTACCACCTTACGTTTTAGGTCGATATTAGGCAAGTACCTTACCAGTGACTTCACGTAATTATTAATACCTCCTTTTTGAGTCATCAAAGGAACATTTATGAAGTAATTTCCATCCTCATCACTTATCTTTATGGATACGTATTTGGCTTTTACCCCATTGAACTCTACTTCTCTCACGCTGACATCAGACAAATAACCTTCTATACCGTTCCAAAATACCCTCCAATAAGAAACGGCCCCGGTCTTATCGTTTATATGCTCCTCGAAACCTTCCTTTGGTTCTCTTGATGACTGATATAACAATCCGCTACCACTTACTTTAAAGTAATGGTTATTACCACCTGATGAATTTTCTCTAACTCCCATTTTATATATTTTTAAATATTAAACAATAACTGATGATGACAAGAAATACTCGTTCTTATTATCCTCCCCATAAATCTTATTGAAATGAGATTTATGGTCATGCTCGATAACGATCCTATTACATGATATGCTTTTCACGATACCAAGATACCTGCCGCATAATACGTCGCACATAATGTCATTACCATAATGCGATAAAGCTGTAAGTCGTTCCTTACAAGATCTCCCAGACATAGGGTTCTCTGACATAATACCGCATCCTTTTTCAGTGAATATCAATCTACAATGATCGAACTCATTTACCTTGATATTATTCTGGAGGGCCTGGACGAGTAGATCTTTATCAAAGACATAGGTACTTGTTTTGACAAAATGCTCGTCCACGAACCTCCAGTTAGGATAATTACCGTCAAAGTGAATCTCATACATATCCATATCAGGGGTAGAGAAGTAAGTCCTAGTATCATCTACTTTGATAGACAACGTATCTAATGACTTATTTATATGCTTATCAAGTAATAAAGAGGAGGCGTTTGATACCGGGATAAATACCTTCTCTACCTTATCCTGATTAGGGATAAAATACCTGTAAATAGTATTCCTGTCAGTACTTACTATATTAATATTAATATCATCAATATCAATGACCACATTCTCTATGCAAGGATAAAGCTCGTTGATCTCCGTATAATTGCTGGCTTTGTTAAGAACCGATACATAATCATTCATCTTAACATTAATACCTCCATCAGGGATCTTATATATCACAGGGAAAGTATTTACGTCAAAAGCCGGACAGCTATACTCACCAGAGGCGTAGTATACTGTAATACTATCCTTCTTATCGGAAAGCACGATTCTTATCTCACCATTCTTCTGTTTTTTTACAAACCTTATGAAAGAGCTTGCTTCTACCAAGAAAGAGAAGTTAGAGTCAGACTCCACTTCCAGCCTCTCTATAGCACATATCTTGGCGTTTACGGAAGTAATATAAGCTAGATTATTGATAACATCTATCTTAATATTCTTATAGAGTGAATTAGATGCGGCGTTTTTAACAACCAACTCCAATTTACTTAACTTCTCATTTAATGACTTCGACAAGCACTTTATCAACATAATAAACAATTTTTACATGACATTGCAAATGTAATCATAATTATATTAATACAAATATAATAAATACTTAATAGTATTAAAATAATTTAAACTTACGTCTAATATACTCGGCTATAAGCGTAGCGTCACACATTCCGTCTTGTATCTTAGTAGGTTGCACTCCTTTTCCTGACCATGGTTTCACGAAAGAGACCAAAGGGAAAAGGCGCATGGCGCATCGGATGGAGGTAGCCTTCGTGTCTAACTTCGCCGACGTATACACCCGATCGGCTGTCGTATGAAGCTCCTTCTGCCATGTCTTTGGCTGGACCTCCTCGAACATGAACCTGACATCTGGATGCGATTCGTATCGTTCCATCATCTCCACCATCATAGCGAAGAGCGCGTTCGGTTCCCGGCGCCGTCCTCCGAAGGTGAAGTTACTTGCGGCCGAGCTGTTGTGGATACTGTGGACGTCCTCGACGGCGATCGCCAGCGTCCCACCACCTTCTTCTTGGATTTTATCCGCGGCATCGAGGAAGAAACCTGATATAGCCCTAAGGTCGATATCTCCCTTAGCAGATATCCTTGGAGTCATGATTACCTTAATCTCCCCGTTCTCTGGAATCATAGCCAATCCTCCGGTGTCTATACCCGGATCTATACCTATCACTGCATTCATATTTTTAAGGTATATAATGAGTGAAAATCCTCCGGTCTAAACACCTGTATCGAGTTATCCGGATACATACCTATATAATAACCGTAAAAAGCCCGTAAAACGCCATTTTCTAGCCTTATATCCAATGCCTTTACCTTGTTCCCATCAACCATAATATCGACTTCATTGGTTTTATGGGATATCTTGTCGAACCATTCAGGTACAGGATCAATACCGTACCTGAATGCGTTTACCGTTGATTTTATTGATATATACGTACTCATGATCAAATAAGATTACAATCGTCTCGTTTAACAACCTTAAAATCGCCATTTCTAAGAAATATAGCTACATCAGATCTCGTATATGTGAGAGGCGTATATGATACCAAATGGTAAGAAGCCTGACCAACGGCGGGACGAACCGGTCTCAATACGGCTATGGCTATATCACCGCCAAGTTCCGTACCACCGGTAACACCTTGTAGGCACATGTATATGAATCCCTCATACTCATATCTCTTTCCGATAAATTCACTCATAGGAATACCTACGAATAGATAGTTCTTTACATCACTTTTATTTACCTCGATAGCGTTCTCAACACTAGATGGAATTACATCCACAAATTTTACTCCTATTGCCATAGTCAAATATTTAGTTTAGTTCTTAACTCTTGACATAATTCTTGATTGTCTCTCATTATACTTAACGTATTATCGACTCCGTTCCCTACACGAACATCCCCGTACCAGTACCATGATCCTTTACGGGTAAAGATACCGGTTTCCTCGCATAACTTCAAAAGTTCAAGTTCCTTGTCAAACCCAACTCCATAATATAAGGCTGTCTCTGCTATTTGGAACGGAACGGCTGTCTTGTTCTTCAGAACCTTTATCCTAACCTCATGACCTACTGAAGATCCGTCCTCTCCTAATATAACCTTCTTTCTCGCCATCTCCATACGGATAGAGGCATAGAACTTAAGGGCATTACCTCCGGTCGTTACCTTAGGATCGCCGTATATAACACCGATCTTCTCCCGATACTGATTGATGAATACCAGAACACAGTCGCTTTTGTTTACGATTCCTGTAAGAACCCTCATGGCTTTGGACATCAAACGAGCCTGCAATCCCATGTTGCTGTCTTCCATATCGCCCTCTATCTCCTTCTTCGGTACCAGATTGGCTACAGAATCTACGACAATAAATCCGACCTTCCCAGACTCGACTAATTTGGCTGTAATGTCAATAGCCAGCTCACCGTAGCTTGGCTGGGAGATCAAAAATCGGTTTATATCCAACCCCATTTTCCTAGCGTACTCAATATCGAAAGCGTTCTCCACGTCTATTATAGCTACCAACTTATCTGGATGTTTTTTCTGGAACTCGATCATACTTAACGTACACATCATAGTCTTGCCACAAGATTCCATCCCGACCAGCTCATGAATCCGGCCTACCGCCCATCCGCCGCCGAGAGCCTTATCCACCACCAGCGATCCGGTGCTTTCCCTTGGTATGGATATTATAGGCTTATCGTCACCGAAGTTCATTATCGAGCCTTCTCCAAGCTCTTTATTTAAAGATGATACTAATTCATCTACGTCTGAAAAAAGTTCTTTCTTAGCCATTATAATCCAAATTCCTCAAAGTTAAATAAATCCTGTTGCTTCTTTATCATATCCTTACCGATGTCAGATATCTTTTCCGGATTCAAAACACCATCATTCTCATCCACCTTATCTATGAAGTCAGATATCTTATCGCTTAGCAGTACCATATCTTCCTTAGGCACTGATTTTAGATAAAGACCGTCTATTGACCTACATCTTGAAAGAGCGGTATATATCTGTCCTATCTCGAAGGCTCTACTAATGTCTACAAATATATTATCTAAAGTCATTCCCTGGGATTTATGGACAGTTATGGCGTATCCTAACCTCAATGGATATTGTATTATATAGCCGCAAGAAATGCCTTCAAGGGAATCGTCTACCTGCTTATACTTCATCTTCTCCCACTTCTCTTTGGTTATCTCCACCTCAGTATCGTTATCTAGATGAACATATATCGTCTCATCAACAGTATCTATGCTGGTTATGATACCCATCGAGCCATTGACATACCCGTTGCCGTTTCTGGTTATTATGACCTTAGCTCCTACCTTTACTATAAGCTCATCCTCACAGGGCGCTACAGGTTTCTCTCCGAATACGGTAGCATCGAACTTAAATACCTTATTATTGATCTTATCAAGATTAGTCTTATTTATCTCATAAGCTTCTTTGTTAGTTGAGCATATAATTATAGTATTATCCATATTATCCGGATACTTGACCCTACTATCCAATATATGTCTTGACTCATCGGTAATAACCCCACATCTTATATCCTCAAGTACGGAAAGAAGCTGAGGATCTTTTTGACGGAATACGTTCTCGAATGTAATGACCGAGAATCCTGACGCTCTTAATGCCTTTGATGAGAAAAAGAACCGGCTCTCATAATATTTGTCGATAAAATCATCCGCCGTCACCACAGGCGGTAGTTGTGATAGATCTCCAAACATAATCAACCTAACGCCACCGAAAGGTTCCTTGCTACGCCTGCATTGTCTAAGTATGTCAGCCACCTCATCAAGCAAATCAGGTCTTACCATACTGATCTCGTCGATAACGATAGTATCAAGATTCTTGATCTTCTTCTTCATAAACGGACTTACATCCACCTTATTAGACAACATACCTCTCTCGATAGAAGGGATATAAGGATCGTTCTTTATAGAGAAGAACGAATGAATGGTCTGTCCACCGGCATTCAACGCCGCTACTCCAGTTGGGGCTACTATAACACATTTACCCAAGAACTTTACGATACGTCTCATGAACGTACTTTTACCACTACCAGCTCTACCGGTAATAAACAGATTCTCCCTAGTGGTGAAAATCTTCTTCAAGGCACGACCCTGCTCCACGTTTTTATCCACCGTCATAATATGACGAAGGAGGTCGTTTTCGTTTCTAAAATCCTCTTGTACCATGTCTTTTTAAGTTTATGGTACAAAGATACGAATAGTTATAATTAACTATTAAAAATAAATGTGAATAATATGTAAATATTAAATTTTATATCTGATACTCAAATCATCCAGCTTTACTCATCTCGGAAGATTTTTCTCCTAAAAACACATCTCTTATGTATTCTGTCGATATAAGGATATGCATATATTTCCCCTTGTATAATAGTCTTAAGCATCCGATAGTTACGTTCTTTCTGTCTTTGGTATTCACCACTCCATTGTTTTTTTTTACCTCGTCATACAAATCGGATATACTCTTCTTACACATGTCTAAGAACATGCTTATGTATCTGTATATAGTGGATTGAGATATTTCACGCATACCTATGCCTATGAGCTTCTTATTCAACTCATTAAGAAGGTATGCTACATTGAACTTAACTGTCTTTCTTTTAGTTACCTTGTATATGTGATGTACGTTTCTGGTTCTGGCTCTGAATATTATTTTGGAAAGGATTCTCACCCTATCAAGCTTCCGGCTTTTGTTAGCCATTCTTCGTCTAGAATCCGAATCAAGATTCTTATCAATGCAAGTGTATATGGATTCTCCTTTCTTTACAAACATATCCTTTATCCTTGGGACCTTACTAGCCTTATGCTTGTATTTTATGATATCTGACAATGCTATTCTGATCTCTCCTTCAGCCCAAGCCTTTAGACTTATAAGTTGGTAGTTTATATCTTCGTGAGAATCTCTTAATACATGTCGGTAGCAGAAATAAGCGCATCCATCCGATAGAATATCAATAAAATCATTGGTATTGATCTCTATCTGATCTCTGTTTCCATCTTGCATCCTTTTTCTTAGAAACACATGTTTGAGTACGTTTATGATAATAAGATATATCATTGCCATCTTACATTCATCGCTGATCCGGATTCCCGATCCATGATACTCCTCATGTTTCGATGAATATTTTATGGCTGTCACTTTCTTGCCTTCCTTATTAGTAACAGGCTTAAAATCAACTGGACATATAAGTGATCCGGCTGGAAGTTTTACACATCCTAGCTCATCTTTCTTGGTCTGAATATTACGTGGAATATACTTTTCGGTAAGAATCTTATCGAAATTTGATTTCATTTTCTGTAAAAGTGTTATCTTTGTTCCAGACATTTTTTTTAAGTTTTTGCTGCGAATATACAAGTTTTATCAATACGAAACAAGTTATTCGGATGGATGGGTAGCCTGTGAAGGTCGCCCATTTGTTGTTTAAGGAGGGTAGGTAATGTCCGTAAAACGCTGTGCGCGTGAACGATGGTTTTTCTCAACCTACTTGTTACGCGCGCGTTAATAGGTATATTTATTAAATATAATTAACTCTATAAACATATACTACTTACTAATATCTCTATCCGTACACAGAACCTCTCCTGACGTCGAGTTCCTGTGTACTCCATTAAAAGTCTCTATTTAATAAAAATATTGCTTTTTACTGCCAAGGTATGGTGCCGTCAGGCAGGATACCGCAGGCTAAACATGATAGAAGCCGTATCCTATATCGGAATCCGGGACCCCGGTAGGGGGATCGGGTGGAGCAGAAACCAAAGAAGAAAAAGCGAGGTCATGTGCGGTCGCTCACGCTCCGGCCGCCCGTATCCTCTACGGCAGGCTCCATCGCCCCAAGGCTTCCCATTTCCCTTGGCTTTATATCCCATAGCTTGGGGAGGAAGGAATCCAAAGGGAAAAAAGTAAGGTCGTATGCGGTCGCTCACGCTCCGGCAGGCTAACATAACTCTACCGCCGTACATGTCAATAGCGAATCTCTGGCGGCATTGTCCGGTATGACGGCGGTAGCCTTACCTTAGCTGTCCCTGCACGTCCCCCACCAACCTTTCCCCTTTGGATGCCTTGGGCTATGTCATGGGACGATAAGAAGCCAAAAAGAAAAAAGGAATGGTCGCATCCCGTGAGGCAGGATAAGGCTGTCCCCCGCCGTCCACGCGCGTAGCGTACGTGAACTTCACTGTTCTCGCTATTGCAGCCAGCCGTAGATATATATGGCTTCGTTCGTCCTACCCCACCAGCTTTTTCCCTTTGGATTATCGTAAATACATGCTAGTCAGCATATATTATGTTGATTATGGCAAAATTTCTTGACAACGATATTTTTTTTAAGTAGTTTTGCTGAAAACTAATTTCATATGCCTGAGCAGAGAAAAGCTTTCGTATTCGCATTACCTTACGACACTAGACTGGATATGATCCAGCAGTTCTTAAGGATATACAACGGCTATCTGGATTCCAAGGGTAGAAGCTTGATCACCGAAAGAACGATAAACTTACTTTCTTTCTACATCAACTACGGATACTCGGATGATACCAGGGCTAAGTACATGGATTGTCATGGACAGAAGGAGTCTTACATCGCTGTCCTTAACAATGAGTTGAAGCGTGGTGGTTTTCTGGTGGACAAGAAGAACGGGAATTTCCGTACCCGTGAGTTGTCTATTGAGATGAGAAGCCTACGTAATTATTTCGTGCTTGACGGGGAGGGTGATGATACCCGTGTAATGGGATTCGTATTCAAGAGAAACAAATTGGATATTGATGGGTAGGAATCTTATTTCATTCGATAGGGATATCGTTGATGAGGTGGTAAGAAGATCTGATGGGAAGTTCACCAAACAACAGGTAGAGTGGTGCATGAAAGCATCCGTATCTTACATCCATCATCTAGCTAGGTATACTGACAATATATCTATCAGAATACCGTTTATCGGATACGTTATATGCAATCTTCGTGAGATGCGTGTAAGGCGTGATAAGATACGCCGGATATTTGTCAAGGAAGGTAATCGTTATCCGGATGAAAGGATGCCTATTGAGCTTGATTGTCTGGATAAGAAGATTAATGCGATAGAGGATATGGAGGGGTTGAAGAACGGAGATCCTCTTATACGTGATAACCATGAGGCCATGTATCAATGTCGGTATGGAATGACATGGGAACAATTACAGGATTTTCAACAAAAACAGTTTAAAAAATAATATGATCGAATAAATTGTTTATTTTATATACAATGTTTATATTTATACTATAAGATATTAAGAATGAGATTAGTTGAGAGACATATCGTAAAAGACAACCGATTTGAGGATATATGCCTCAAATCCGGATTGTTGTATAATTATGTTCTTTTCAACGTCAGGCAAGGGATATTCGATGGTAGCTATATAAAGGAATATGATTTCTCTACCAAACTTTGTAAGGAGAATCAATTTGATTTTAGGAATTTACCGACAGCAGTATCTCAGCAAGTCATAGCTCAAGTCTTCTCGTCGATAATGTCTTGGATCAGATCAAAGAAGGAATATGAAAAGAGTCCTTCAAAGTTTAAATCTAAACCAAAATTACCGAAGTACAAACGAGGCAAGAAGCAGAATATGGTAGTCTTTACCACTTCTGCTTGTAGATTGAAAAACGATGGTTGTATCCATTTTATCAAAAACATAATCCAGCCAATCAAAACTAAAATAGGAGAAAACAAATTATGTCAGGTTAGGGTAATTCCGCAAGCGACTTGCTATGTGGTTGAGGTGATTTATGAGAAGAAGGAACAGGATCTGAATCTTGATAAGAATAATGTTCTTTCGATTGATTTGGGATTGAATAATTTATGTACATGTATAAGCAATGTAGGTATCAGGCCTTTCATTGTAAACGGAAAGATTATCAAATCCTTTAATCAGTGGTATAATAAGAAGAGAGCTAGATTGATGTCATATATTGGCGATAAGGGAACTTCAAGGAGACTAAGACAGCTAAATAATTATAGGAATTTTTGGGTAGAAGATCATATTCACAAGATCAGTAGATTTATCGTCAATTATTGCATTTGTAATAACATAGGCAGTCTTGTGATAGGATTAAACAAAGGATGGAAAAACGGTATTAATCTCGGTAAGAAAATAAACCAGAAATTCGTTGAGATCCCGTTCTCTAAACTCATTGACAAGATTTCCTACAAATGTAAATTAGTTGGAATAGGGTTTCAAACCAATGAGGAATCCTATACCTCCAAAGTGGATCATTTGGCTTTTGAGAAACTATGCAAGCACGATGTTTATCTAGGAAAAAGAAAGAAACGTGGATTATTCCAAAGCTCTATAGGGAAGATGCTTAACGCTGACATCAATGGAGCTATAGGAATTGGCAGGAAAGTATTTGGTGATTCTTACGTCAGTAGGATAATCGATAGTGGGTTAGCGTTTAACCCTGTTAGAGTAAACATTTTGTGATATGAATGTGAATTTAATAAATAAAATAAATAATTTTAGTAACGTGCAAACAATTGGTAAAGCCCAAGTAATAGCCCAAGCTTGGGAAGACAGTTTATTGGGTAGGATTCCTAAGGATGAGAAGGATTATCCGGAGTGGTACAAGAATCGTCTTGATTTATGCAAGAAATGTCCTAATAACTCTTCTAATATAGCTTTCTTTAAGTTACCAGCTAAGGTATTGCTTCAAAGATTGATGGGAAGACAGGCATGTTCGTTGTGTGGTTGTTTTATCAAGGAGAAGGCTTGGATGAAGACCGAGGTATGCCCGTTGAAGTTCGTGGAAGGAGAGAAAGCTAAATGGAATGCTATGGAGGTGATAACAGCCGATCATAACGATTTTAATATCGAGTGCCCTAACGATTCCTTTGATATAGGACTGACGGATGACGAGAGCGAGTTTTATCTAAATATTTTTGATCAGAAAATAGGTGATAAGATAGAAATCGTGTTATTTATTACCCATAAAGATGGTTTCCATGTCAAGGAGCATCATCTTGGATGTGGATGTATGGGAGACGTGTCATATAACAAACATCCTGACAATGAGAATAGAACTATATTTAGGATGACGTTGGATACCTCAAAATATACGGAAGGTCATTTTGAGAAACATCTATCTCTTATGGGTTATACGAAGGATGATCCTGAACGTAATTTCAAACATTTCCCGCTACGTATTATAGGGGAAGCTTATAAGTAAATACTATGCGAAGTCCCGTAAGAAGTAAGATAGATGATCGTATCCATGCCCTTATTGTCATGGAAGTCGGATGCCGTGAGTTGCCTGAATATTCGTTGGGTGATATACTTTACTCCGCTTTAAGGAGGATAGCTAGGGCTAATGGTGGTAATGTCCGCTTCTTGCGGGATGTTAGTACCAGGGATTTATTGAGGTCTATAGACCAAAGCATCAGTGATGAGATTGAATTAAATAATAATGATTATAACGTGTGATTATAATGGAAGAGGATAAGGATATCAAAAAAGAGATCAGGGATTATCTTAAAGAAGAGGCGGATACTCATATAAGGCATTGGATAGCCATAAAGCGTGAGAGCAAGCGTCTGTATAGCGATATTGAGGATAGAACCAAGAAGATAGCCCTTAAATCATCTTCGTTGATAAAAGAGGAGGATTTTGTCGTTCTTCATGAGATGACCCATAAGATACAGATGTTGAATATAGAGGCTGTAAAAGTCAATTCTAGGTTGATGTTCATGATCCAGTTGGCTACCAGCTTCGGTATGGATCTGGATTTAGATACGACATATGCGTCCACCGCCAAGGGTATTATAGAAGACAGAACGTCTGGATTCGTGTTTTATGATGACAAGGAACGTCTTAGATATGCTGACAAGGAGCTTGAGGATATGTTCCATGACATGAGCGTGACGGAAGTAAGTAAGATCGGGGTTGTTCAATCTTATGAGCTTCTTATGAAACAGTATAATGAGTTTAAAGATATGAAAGCTAATGCCACAGGGAAGACGAAAGCCGACGAGTAAGGACGCTGATCGGGTTAACGACAATCTTGAGGTCATAGCTAAGGCTATAAATGACGCTAAGACTTATATTGATAAGCATCCTTGGGACAAGGAGAAGCCGGAGGATATGGCAAGGGCATTTGACTTCATATCAAAATTAATCGATAAGATAAATACATGGAATGATTCTTATATGGAGAAAAGTGGGATCATGGATGTATATAGGTCTGTAAGCAATGTCCAGAAAAAGGAACGTAAGGGTCAGGTTTCTGGTGGAATTGAGTCTGTTTTAAAGGATATTATGAAATGAGTTTAAGCACGAGTCCAGAATTTTATGTAAACATGAAAAATCCTCCTGTATGGAACGATCTGTTCGGTTGGGAGGATCAGGATGACGATGTTAAGCAGTTCTTTAAAGAAGAGGCTTATAAGGTCAAGTACGGGGTGACTATCAATGGTACGTTCATCCCCCCATGGCTTTATTGGCATGTTAATTTCTTTCCCGTATTTCAGGATCTTCCAAACGGGGAACGTGTGCCAGCGATCAGTCGTTTGCGTGATAACGAATGGTTTTTCGCCGAGATGTACCAACGTGCCCGTCAGGAGAAGAAAGGGTTGGGGATGTTTGGTACTCGTCGTTTTGGCAAGGCTCTTCTGGACTCGGAGCTGATATATACTCCTCATGGATCTAAGAAAATAGGATTCGCCGATATAGGAGATATCATATACGGTGATGACGGGAAGCTTACTACCATAGTGGGCGTATATCCTCAGGGATTCGTTGATACGTACAAAGTGACCTTTGAGGACGGTCGCAGCGTGGTGTGTTGCGGGCAGCACCAGTGGAAAGTCAAGTATCATGGTGATTATAAGGTTATGAGCACTATGGGTATCATCCATTCTGACTTCTCCAAAATGACTATAGATATTGGGGAGGCGGTAGATTTCCCTGAGCGGCGGTGGCTGATATCGCCCCAGCTCATGGGGTCTCTGGCCGCCTCCTTCCTTTGTGGCGCTACCGACAGGATCTTTGAGCTAAGCAAGAAGGAGATGGATGATGTCATTTATTCATCCAAAAAACAGAAAGAGTTGTTCATAGGATCGTTTATGAAGATCGCTTGCGGTATAAATACCGGCGACGATCGTTTTAAGGTCGTTTATAAAAGCGAGTATATTATATCCTTTGTAAGGAAAATATTTTGGTCTATGGGGTATTATTGTGTCATGGATGGTGACGATATGTATATATCTAAGACTCACGATAGGCTTAGGATATCTGATATAGATTATTACGGTAGATATAAGGCTACTTGTATTGAGGTCGATAATAAATCGCATCAGTTTCTTACTACCAATTTTGTCGTCTCCCATAATACGACCATCATGTCATCACTTCTCCAGATGAACGCTACTATGACGATCGGCCTTAGTCATTCTGTAGTAGGATTCAGCGACAGTGATTTATCCAATATCGGCGAGTATTGTGAGTATGGTCTTGATCATGTGCATCCTTTTTTCAGGATCAACAGAACCAAGACCGACTGGAGTTCGGGAGTTACATTAGGCAAGAGGATGTCCAATGGTGTACGTGATATCCATGCCATTATCTCTATAGCCAACATCAATATGGGTAGGAAGACCTCCACGCAGAAGACGGCTGGTTTGACACCGGCTACGGCTATTTTCGACGAGGTAGGCAAAGGTCCGATAAAGAAGCCTTACACGGCCGCCATGCCATCCTACGACACGCCTTATGGCTGGCGTCTTAGTCCTATCTTGGCCGGTACCGGTGGTGAGGTGGAGTTGTCTAAGGACGCTCAAGAGATGTTCTCCGATCCCGAGACATATAATCTTCTGGTCATGGACTGGGATATCCTAAACCGTAGAGCCATGAAAGGAAAAACATGGAAAGAACGGAAATGGGCGATGTTTGTTCCGGGACAAATGGCAAACTCTGGTGTCAAGGTAACTATAGGTTTGGGTGATTATTTAGGAAAACCTGATGATAAGAAGCTTAATAAGATCAAGATTGACGCCACAGACTTCGAGGCTAGCACCAATAAACTTAATGAGGAACGGAAGAAGCTTTCTACAAAGGACAGGGTAGCCTATACCTCTCATACTATGTTCTATCCTTTTACGATTGATGACTGTTTTTTAAGTTCTTCTCAAAACCTGTTCCCGGTTGAGTACGCTATTAAACATAAGAACGATCTTCTTGAGTCGGGTCAATATAGTGGCATGCTGTGTGATGTTTTTCTTGAATCGGGCAATAAGCTTGGTACTACTAAATCTAATAAACAACTGGCTGGTTTTCCATTCAGTGGAGGTGTTATTGACGCTCCTGTCCAGATATTCGAGATGCCTCAATCTAATAGGTTTGATGATTTTATTTATGTCGCTGGATGTATGCCTTCAGGAGAAAGGGTATTGACTTCTGATGGATATAAGAATGTAGAGGATGTTGACTATGATGATTTATTGGTTAATAACGAAGGGGATAATGTTAGGATACGCAAGAGACTTGTCAGAAATATGGTCGAAGAGGATCTTTATTCGATAAAGATGTATAATGGCGTAAGAATAAATAGATTTACTTCTGAGCATCCTATTTTTGTATCGGATCATAAGACTGTAGAAAGAAGGGTTAGGGAAGATTTATTCAAATTTGATTACATACCTGTCAAGGATATAAAAGAGGGACAGTGGACAAGGATTCCTAATATGTATGCCGAAGAAAGAATGGACATTCCAGGATTTAGGGATTATATGCTTTCTAATGATTTTTGGTGGTTTGTAGGGATATGGCTTGGAAATGGATGGATTGATAGACAGTGTCGTGTAGGGATGGCTATATGTTTTGATTATCCAGAAGAGAGAGATAGATATTATAGGGTTGTAGATAGTCTTTTTGGGGTTAAACCTTCGGAGAGAGGTAGAAAGGGTAATTGGAAGTTATCTTTTAAACATGCTTATCTAAGTGAGTGGCTTGTTAATAATTTTGGTAAGTATTGTTACGGTAAATACATTCCAGAGTTTGCTAAATATCTACCATCTAATATGAAGGTTAGTTTGGTTCATGGGTATTTAGATACGGATGGGTCTATCCATAATGATTTTCGTAGTTACTCAAATATGGATTTCGTAAGTGTAAGTATGGATCTTCTTGAGGGTATACAGGATATATTATTGTCTCTTGGAATAGTTGGAGGTATATCTATAATGAAAAAAAATAGGACTGAATATATAGATGGAAATAAGATTAAATCTCAAAGACCATGCTATCATTTGAGGACAGGTCATAACTATACTTTGTATTTCAGGAAGTTGGTTGAGACATTAACCCCTGATTATATATCTAAATTGTCTAAAGTATGTATGGATACCATCACAAGAAAAAGCCCTTCCACAGGTATATTTATTAGTAATGACAATAAGTATATATATGTCAGGATATCATCTATAACTAAAGAGAAGTATACTGGTCCTGTGTATAATTTTGAATGTGATACGAATAATTATCTATTAAGGAATATATCTGTTCACAATTGCGACCCTTATAAACAGGCCAAGTCTGATACCCCTTCATTAGGAGCTTTTTATGTATTCAAAAGGCGTGTTGGTATTCGAGATCCTTATGCCTATAGAATAGTGGCTTCATACGTATCCCGCCCATCATCCATAGATCAGTTTTGCCGTACTTGTGAGGTGCTTCAGAAGGGATATGGTGCTATATGTCTTATGGAGAACGCTGACCAGATGTATGAGCAGTACCTTAACCGTAAAAGCGGTATGCCAGCGTCTTTCTTCCTGTTTGCTGGTGAGGCAATAGCCAATAAGTATGTGAAGGCCGGCTCCCGGCAGAACAGCAAGTTAGGTCTATATCCTACCCCCGGTAACCAGAACCTGCTATTCTCGTGTGTCGTGGATTACTGTTGGCAGGATTTCGTTATTGGTTATGATGATCAGACTGGTCTTGATATAACTGTCAAGGGTATTGAGTTGATCGATGATATAGCTCTACTGGATGAAATAATACAGTACAAGCCAGGATTGAACGTCGATAGGATAATAGCCTTCGGGCATGCGTTGGTTCTCGCTAGGTATTTTGATGATAATAACTACATACCTAAATCGAAGATAGATGAGATGAATAACGCTCGTAAGGAAGATGCTTATAAACACCATGAGATATATGCCTCTGCATTTGGATCGGTATCTATAGGTGCGTTTCGGTAGTTTAGTGTTGCTTAATAACTTATCTTTGCTAAAAACAAAATAGATTGACATGGAGATTTTCAATAGAGATCATTCGTTTCCAGCAAAAGGAGCGTTATTAGGATTACCTCCTCAGGCTATTTCCACGAAGAAAAAGAACAGGAAATGGAAGGAGGATTGTATGGACGCTCTTGAGACGATAGGGTTGAAACAGTATGATCGCAACCAGATGTACCGTGACTATTATCTGATGGCGGATGGTAAGTTATCTTTTATGGAGATGGCGGATGTTATCCCTCAGTTAAGGAACGTACAGAAGCTAAGGAGCGATATAAGGATACCTTCTTTCTTGAAGCATTATGATATAATAGGTGGTATCGTAAATGCCTTTGAGGGATGGCTGACAAACCTACAGGATAAGTATACGGTTAACGAGGTAGGGGATATGGCTATAAGTGAGTATGAGGACACAATGTCAAACTTACTTCATCGCCATATACAAGAACAGTGGGATATTATCGTCAATCAGCGTCTTGTAGAAGCCGGGCTTGATCCTACATACAATGAGTTTAATTCCGAGGAGGAACGTCAGGCTTACGCAGAGCAAATTCAACAAGCCAAGGTGTCTATGACACCAGATGATATCCAGAGGTTCATGAGTACCAGATGGAAGACGCAGGCGGCTGTATGGGGAGATCATACGATCGAGGCTGATCGTAGCAGGTTTTATATGGATGAGCTTGACAGGGAGAATTTCCGGGATCGTCTTCTTAGCGGAAAGATGTTTCGTAATCATTTCGTCGGTTTTGATTACTATCGACCGGAGGTGTGGAGTCCGATGGAGGTTTTCCATCCTGATGTAAAATATCCGCAATATGGAAGTTATGTGGGCCGTATTCATTATTACGAGGGTGTTGAGTTGATATCAAAATACGGCCATAAGATGACGGCCAAGGATAAACGCCGGATTATGGGCGGTGATGATGATTACGAGGGATGGGTATCCAATGACGGTACTAGGTATGACTGGAAGAAAAAGAAGCCGTCTATTACCGGTATGTATGAGAATGAGGTTATTCCATGGAAAGGATACCATGACTATGAGTCTATAGTTGCCGCTGAGGACTATTATGGTGTTCCGATGGGCGAGTACCACACCTTCGGGCCGGACGGGGAGGAACACACCCAGCCCCGCTTCTTGCCCCGCTTCCATCCATTTGGCTATTTTAACTCTGACATGTCCAATGGCAAGAGATATGAGATAGACTCTCGCCTTTTTAGGGTAATGGAAGGATATTGGGTATCCATGAAACCGGTATTCTTAATAACTTACATGACGGAGACCGGGATGGTGGATCAGGAGCTTGTTACCGATGAGCTTCTCCCGGAGTTCTTGGAGAAGAACGGGATAAAGAAGGTGAAGAGGGTGATGGCAGAAGCCGTTGGTGATCCTGAGGTGAACACCTACATCTTGGAGTATGTTCCTGAGGTTAGGTTTGGAGTTAAGATCACCGGAGGTAATTTAATGGATAAGCCTATATATATTGGTGGGGATCCAATACCTCATCAGATACATGGTGACAGCAGTCTGTATGATTATGTCATTCCGGTTTCGGGATTTATAGGGGCTAGTCTAGCTGATCGCATACAGCCGTTCCAGATGATGTATAACCTTGCTATGAACCAGTTATACAATAACGCCGAGAAGGAGATCGGTAAGTTCTTCTTAGGCGACTTAGGATTCCTGCCTACGGAATATAAGGATATGATGGACAAGAAGGGAGCTTTGGCTACTTTTATGCAGATCGTGAAGTCCGTTTCGTTTATGGGCGTAGGTGGTAACGATACGAACAATCCTTACCAGAATCCGCAGATGAGTAGCATATATAACCAGTTCGGTGTATATGATCTTACTAATACGGATCAGATAAGATCCCGTATGGAAATGGCTTCTTACGCCTATATGATGGCTTATAGGATGATAGGTATATCCGAGCAGGCCATGGGTCAGTCAACTAGATACGAGAGTTCTACGGGTGTAAAACAGGGAGTTAACGCTACTATGCTACAGACTCAGACTTACTTTAATGATTTCGATGACTTCAAGAAACGGACATTGGATATTCATCTAGCCGTGGCTCAAGTATGTCAGAAGGAAGGATACGATTGGACCGTGATGTACAGAAACAGCGATCTTTCCTTGGCTTACATCAGTCTTACGGATAATAGCTTGTCGTTACGTCATCTTAATGTTATGGCTGTCTCTAATTCCAAGAAACGTCTGGAATTGGAGAATTTGAAACAATATATATTACAGACAAATACGTTAGGTAATGACTTGCTTGATATCACTAGGATGATGAGCGCCAACTCAACGGCTGAGATGAATCAGATCGGAAGGGATGCCAGATCTTACGCCGATCGTGTAAGGCAAGAGGAATACCAGAATAAACAGCGACTTGTCCAGCAGCAAGCCGAGGCCGAACAACAGGCACGTAACGATGAGCATGAGAAGGATAAGGAGCTTGCTTACATCAAGGGTAATTTCGATTTACGGGGTAAGAGCATAATGGCCGCCGGTCAAGCCGCTAGGACTGAGAACAACTCAGAAGGTATGGATTACGTTGAGGCTATGGCTGATAGGGCCTTGAAGGAACGGGATCTGGACATCCGGGAGGAGGATATGAGAACCAGACAGGCTAACGCCGAGGCTGAGCGAAGATCTCGTGAGGATATAGAGAAAAAGAAGTTGGAATTAAAAGAAAAGGAGATAGACGCTAGAAACAAACGTTCTGATACAGATAGGTTTACGTCAATAATAAACAAGAATTGATTACAAGTTTTGTAAATATTTTTACAAAATCTGTAATCATTTTGGCGTAAAATTCTGTCATATACTATAATGGGTTTGATTTAATTGGTAATTAGATTAATGATAATTTTGTAAAAAGCAAAAAAGGAAATTGTATGAATGACATGGGTGATTTCGCTAAGGGTTTTAAGACCATGAGTGTCGAGGAGCTTTTTTACCATGGTGACGGTGATGGCGATAAGAATAATATTGAGGGTAAATATGATAAGGATGGTAATCTTATAGATGACACCAAGAAAGAACCTGCCGACGGCGGATCGGCTGACGGTGGCGGGGATAAGGGCGGCGATGCTACCAACCCAGACCCGGATTCTCTTGGCGAAGGCGGTGCTGATAATAATAACGTGGTATCAGGGTTTAACGGAAAATCTTTCTTGGAGAAGATGGCTGCCAGAGGTATCATAGATAGTATCGAGAACCTAGATATTATGGTAGATGATAAACCGGTTGATCTTTCTACTATCACTAAAGAGGATGATTTACTCGATATAGTGGAGGGATTGATCAAGGACAAGGCTGATGAGTTGTTGAAGGATAAGGTTGATACCGGTTCGATGTCTGATTTCATGAAGAAGATGATAGAGGTGGATAAGGCCGGTGGTAACGTTGGTCAACTATTAAGCCAATATCAGAGTATTCAGGCTCCGTTGGATAACCTTGATATGAGTAATAAAAATGATCAACTTGCGGTTATCCAGCATTATTATAAGATGCTGGGTATGCCGGAAGATGAGATAAAGGATAATATGGAAATGATGATTGGTAAAGGCGATGAGTTTATCGAGTCTAAGGCCAATAAGTTCCATGATATCCTGAAAAAGGAGATGGATAACCTTATCGAGGAGGAGAAAAAGAAGTCCGAGAAAAGGAGACAGGAGTTAGTTGAGCAGATGAAAGTCTATAAGAAAGGTCTAAAGACATCTATAAGCTCAGGATTTCAGTTGACTGACACGATGATAGGTAAGGCTGTCGATTTCGTTACAAAGCCGATAGACAATCAAGGCCATACGGCTATAGATAAAGCCTATTCCGAGGCTATTAAAAATCCGGATATGGCCGCTGATTTGGCCTTGTTCTTGATGAATAAGGACGAGTTCCTTAAACAGAAAACCAACAAGGCTAAGATGGAGGTTAATAAGAAGACCATCACTCTTCTTTCTGGCAATAAGGGAGGAAAGCAGAATAAGACTAATATCGATAACGATACTATAGAAGCTAACTTCCTTGATCTGAGTGGATCAAAGAGTGTATAACGTTTAAATATATTGAAAATGAATCCGTTTCTTACAAAAAGTTTCCCGGCTACCGTGAATGGTGATAACGTTATTGCCTTTACTGATGCCAAGAACTATAAGACTTCGCTTGTAGAGCATAACTTAGGCTCATTGGCGAGCTGGTATTATGAGGACCCTGATAAGAATCATTTGGGTCTGTTGAATCTGTTCTCTAATATCGCTAATTACCCTGTACCGATGTATATGGGTATGATTAATAACGGCGCTACGATCTCCGTTAACGGTATTGGAGCTTCTTTCCGTTATGATTTACCTGTTACAAAGACATTCGCTGTTGTTACGGCTGAGGATACTTCAGGTCATCATCTAAAACCGGGTATTGACGGTAGTTTGTTTGATATCGTTTTGAATACCTCTGAGTTTACGGCTTATGATGTTATTACCTACGATGCCGCTAACGGTTGTAATATCCTTATCTCAGGTGAGATCCCGTCTAAGACAGAAGGCGACTTGACACGTTATTGGTGTCGTGTTATCGGTGGTAAGGCTAAATACTTCCCTAAAGAGAAATTACGTCCTGGTATCCGTTATTGGAAGATCGGTCATGCTCTTGGTGAGTACAGCACTCAGTTCTCTAAGGTATCTGGAGCTGACAAGGCCGGTTCCATGACCTGTGAGTTCCGTTTAGGAAACCACCGTGGTGTTGAAGGAGAGACAACTATGTATGCTGGTATGAAGTCCATGCAGGCCGCCCAGAACAGCACTTCAGAGTTTGTGGAGACCGCTCTTCGTCGTATGAATGCCATGAGAAGTGAGTATGAGGGTAATATTCCTGATCTGGCTATTATCGGTAAGACTGTTAATGGTAGACTTGATTTGCGTACAGCTAAAGTAGCCTCTACGTTAGAGGTGTTCTGTATGGCTGAGTTGGTTAAGCTGGAAGCTAGACAGTTGATGTGGCAAGAAGGTGGTATTATCATGGATCAAAATGGTCCTATCCATTTGAATGAAGGTATCTATCGTCAGCTTCGCCGTGGTTACACTATTTACTATAGCCGTCCGATGGGTATTACTAAAGACACGCTTATGGCTGCCGCATCTTATATTTTCCGTGGACGTCAGGATCTTCCTATTACGGAACGTAAGATTAAGTTCAAGGTAGGAGCTATGGCTATGATCAATTTAGAGAAGTTGATCAGGGAATCGTTCTTCACTACCTTGCAGAACTTAAGCTGGGGTATGGGAAGCGATAGGATGTTGCCTTCTAACCCTATCTCTGGTACTAATGACGCCATGATCTTAGGTCCGGTTCAGGTTAAGGGAGCTTTCATCCCGGGCATCGGTAATGTTGAGTTCGAGCATGATCCTTCTTTGGATTACGCCGACATGACAGATCGTAGTGAATTGGTGAATGGTATGTATCCTAGATCCTCTTATTCTTGTATTATCGAGAATATCACTGACGCTGGATCGACTAACGCGTATTCCGCTATTCCTAATACGGCTAACGCTAAGTTAGGTAATATGAACAACAACGTATTCTATATCAAACCAGAAGGTGTAAGTATGTGGTGGGGTTATGAATACGGTCGTTGGGCACACAAAGCCAACGGTAATGAGATCGTATCATCCTTGCCGGGCATGAAAGAGCAATTCTGGTGCCACTCTGCTTCCGCAGCATGGGTTATGGATAATAGTAAGTTCTTGATTATCGAGCTTCAACCGAACTACTTCGGCTAAGTTTTTTCATATATGTAATTTGGTTTTTAGAGGGGAGGATATTCCTCTCCTCTTTTTTTAAGTAACGCAAAAAGGAAAATGAAAGAAATTTTAAAATCAAGGAAGGTATTGGCCGAGGTAAACGGTTTCAATATCATGTCAGATACCTTATATGAGGTTGTAGGCAAACACGATGGAAGTGCTCCTCAGGCCTTTCAAGACGCTAATATAGCTAAAGCTCCGTTCCCGGAGAACGCCACTCACGTATGTTGCCCTTGGGATGATTTCTCCAAGGCCTATAACACCGGTTTTTATCCAAGATCAAGATGCTATAATGGTCTTGACAAGAATGAGATCGATAAGCTCGTCAAACAGCGGGTAGATAATATCATGAAGCCTTTCGAGGAAATGTCGCAGATGGATCTATCTCAAACCAATTTAGAATTTTGGGATGACGCTAAGGATAAGATCTTCATGGGTAAGGTTTATAATACGGCTAATACCGTAGATCTATTTTATTTATATCTGGCTGTATTTTCCGGCATGTTGACTCCTCAGGAAATGGATGGAGATCCTATTTTCATGAACTCCATGTTCTGTTTCGTGGAGAAAGACAATATGAAGGATTTCGTTCAGCAGCGTGAGATCAATAAGATGAACATCAGCTATAAGTTTATCAGCGCCCTTAAGAAAGGCGGCGACGATCGTCAGGCTGTCATCGATCTTCTTCTTTACATCGGTATCGTAACTCGCCCGGATTTCACGGAGGATGAGTATTATACAGGATCTCTATCAAACTGGATGAATGAGAAGAAGACCAATGTTGATTATCTGCTTGATATCTGGGATCGGTCATTGGAAGGTGATTTCAAGGAAGTTCTTGAGTTTTACCGTATCGTAAACGTCCTTCAACGTAACGGTCGTATTAACATGACTCCATCCGGCTTGCAATATAATGGCCAGATCATAGGACCTGACGTTCGGACATCCGCTGAGTTCTTGGCTACCAAGAAAGACTTTATTAACATAAAGGCTAATGTATTAGATGAGTATGAGGAGATCATGTCTATGTCTAATATCGATGATAAGTCCAAGACCAAGAAGGTTAAGGATATTAAGAAGAAGGATGACGTAGAGGAAGGTGATAAGGCTAAGGAGGAATAACGATGACAATCCAAGAAGCGTATCTAAGGTCTTTGCAGAAGAACGAGCAGAATCTGGCCAATGGCGGGATTAAGCTGGATCCGGGAAGGTTCGTGCTGTTGTTCAACGAGGCCCAAGACCGGTTGGTTAAGTACTATCTCAATAGGAAGGATGACGAGACTATACGCTCCATCCAAAACCTTCTTGTTTATTGGATGTCGTTGGATAATGCGGGTAGGATGGATGACCCTGAGTCTACGTCCTTTAACTTACCTGACGACTATCTATGGTTCTCTAACATAAAAGGCGTTTTCTCATACAAAGGGTGTGAGGTCACTGATTTCGTTATGTGGGAGGCTAAGAACGAGAATATCCATGAGCTTCTTGGAGACGAGAATGACCGCCCTTCTTACGACTATCGGGAGACATTCTACTCCATAGGGAACGGGAAGGTCGTGGTCTACGAGTCAGGCTTCCGTACCGAGGAGGTTAAGATGACGTACTACCGCCGTCCTGTCAGGGTGGACCTGTCGGGGTATATCAACGCCGCCGGTATCCAATCTACGGACATCGACCCGGAGCTGCCCGATTATCTTGTGGAGGAGATTCTGGATATGGTCGCTAAACAATTCAACCTTAATGAGAATGAATTGTATAGATATAGAATGGATAAGGATAATGTGGCTTCCTTTAAATAAACAACGTTAGTTTTGATTATCCGGCCTGTCAGTTAAAAGACGGGCCGGTTTTTTTTTAACATCCTGTCACCGGATTTATATTACCCCATCTTTTTTCCCATTTATCTCCAAGATACCTGATTAGGGCATTAAAGTCAGATATGAATCCACTTTCTATCATATCGGATATATACCCTTGGAGCATAACTATTTCTTGCATCTGGTCAATAGAAGCGTAATTTCTTATTCCTTCTTCATGTTTACCAAATACCACATAATTCATTCCTTTTGCTATTCTTGATATATATGCTGAAAATTCACTATTTGTTATATTGTCACATAACAAAGATCTAACATCCTTGCACATTTTTATATATGTATCTCCAGCTATATTCCTGTTTTTAACCAATCCGTCTGTAAGCCATATTACAACAGTAGCGTATATCTCCGGATCTAGTTCCATTGCTATAGTTACGAAAATATATGGATCTATGAACCATTTTTGATCCCCTCTACCTCCTTTTCTATAGGCTAGTCCTATTTTTCTAAATTCTTTCAACGTTAGATTATCATAATCTATTCTCTTCTTTAAGCTATCATTACCGTATCCTAATTGAGTCATCAATGCTCTTATCTTCTCCTTGAACCCTTGATTACGCAATACATCATTTATTTCTTTTGCGGATAAGTTCATTGATTCTCTTTTTTTCTTTATAGAATCCATAGCTTCTGTTATACACACATATCCATCTTTACTCATTATGGATACAGGGCTTCCTAAAAGAGTTCTACTCTCTGATTTTAAAATTAGATTTGATTTCATAATTTTGTTTTTAAAAGTTTATGTAATATCGTGAATCGGTCTGTGATAGATAGATTCACGATGCAAATATAAATAAATGGGATTTACTTTCAAAATATAATATAATTAATTGATAATCATGATTATAATAATGGGATTTATTATTTTTGTATATATTATTTGGTATTATTTCTCTGGAATCGGAGAAATCTCCGACTCCAGCAACTATTTATATATCAAATAGTTATATAAAAAACATCATAAATTGTTTCTATCGATTATCGTTAATTGTGGTAGTATATCAGTATATCCTATTTACAAAAAGTGTAATCCGTATTAATATTCATATACTCATGGTTGTACTTTATTGTCGTGATCGTCTTTATTATTATGTTTGCGTTAGGTAAATGATTTTTAAACTAAAATATTAATTATATGTTGCACAGACCGCAAGACCGGGTACTTTTCGTATCCCCACACGCTAAGATGGTGGATGTTGATTCCATCTTCTTGAAGGAAGGACAGATCGGTATTTACGATACTAAAGATACTTCCGAGAACGGTTGTAAGGCCGTGACTGATTTTACCGGTAAGCCTCGTAACGACAAGCGTTATGAGATCCGTATCGGTCGTAATGAACAAGCGGCTTCCCGCTCTATCTATGATAAGGATTTTTCCACGCCGTTATTCTCCTTGAACGAGATCACGGAGATCTACGCTTCTTGGCCGAAGAAAGATCATGCTTATGTCGATGATGTTATCTTAGGATACAACGGTGTTTCTGATGACACTGCGTTCTCCGTTTCCAAAGGAGACCGTATCGCTATCCGCTTGGTTCTCGCTGGTCGTGCCTTTGAGCTTCTTGGCTATGAGGAGGGTCGTGTAGAGATCAATGACGCCATTCTTTTGGATGATTGTGATAATACGCCAAATCAATGCGAGGAGTGCGATCCTTGCGAGGAGGTTGATTTGTTGCCCGCCGTCCTGAAATGTATCGAGAGGATGAAGAACCAGCCTATTGCTGGTGGTGGAAAGGTATCTGATTATATCGATATTACTCCTGTTACAAGATGCACCAATGAGGCTACGGAGCCTGAGACGGAAGATGTCAACTTCTATTGTATGGAGGTATGTGATACTGGTGATGATCTCGCCTTGGCTGAGGTTCGCGCCCAATATCCGGGGTTGAAGATCGTACGAGAGACTATTGAGGGTAGCATGTCACGTTATAAGGTTATGAAGAAAGGGGCTAAACCTGCTGACTATACCCAACGTCTTATCTCTATCATGAAAGGATGTACGGATTGTCCTCCTAACTATACCGAGGTTAAGGGTGGTTATCTGTATTCTATCTCCTTGGAGGATGACGGTGTCGATATGTCTACTACGGTGGAGTCATTGCCTAACGTTGTAGCCGATACGGTTAACAAGATGAGTCAGATCAAGGGATCAGGTTTGTATATTGCCGCTACTTCCAAGAAATTGACGGATGAGGAGATCTCTACTTTCGTGGAGGCCAATCCTACGGCTATCATCTACTATATGGCTAAGACATCCGATATGTGCGAGAATCCTACGATTCGTACCGCTTCTTGGTCAGCTTGCGGATCTTGCAAAGTATCTAAGGAGAAGTATTATATCACGATCCCGGATAACGAGTGTGGCGAAAGCGCTTTGGAGGAAATCAAGCAGGCGTTCCCGGAACTGGAGATCACGGATTACGGTACTCCTGCTGCTTGCCAGCATAGCTTCCAGACAGAGGTATATACCAATATGTTGTGCGATGAGTGTGACAAGGTATTTGAAGGATTCTTCACCAGCAATGCTCCGGCTTCCTATCGTAACCGTATGTGGAAGAAATTGGAGTCGGCTCAGGAACTTGGCTCTAACTGTAAGTGCGGTATCCGTTTCCGTGGCAAGGAAATGTTATTATCTCCGTCAGAGTGCTTGATGGATAAAATGACTTATGTAGAGGATAGCGTTGAGATCGTTGGCGCTAGCGGCGGTTATCCTGATTCTCTTGACGAGGGATCTCCTATCTGGTGGGATCAGCTTCATTTCGAGAGATTGTCCAGCAAAGCGCCACGTACTCATGTCGGCGGCAATATGATGGATGACGAGTTGAAGGGATACGCTCATTTCAACGGTTTCCCGAAACATCAGGATTTCATGGGACGGACATTCATGAACGAATACAGCCGTGTTGAGCAAACAGCCCAATACGTGGACTTCCAGATCACGATTAATCCTCATAGATACTCTCAAGGATTCGGTAAGTATATCGCCGATGATCCGGTTAATTTGATCTTACGTGTACGCTATGGTGCTCATGAGGGTGTTCAGGAGATGATTAATATGATCGGTGCTGCCGCTGGTCTTGGTCCGGCCATCGTAACCGAGCCGAAATAAAGAACCTTTTTTGCGTTCATATATTTCCTAAAGGGGAGAGATTCAATTCTCTCCCCTTTTTTAATCTATAATAAATGGTTGTGATGGAGGAGTGAAGTTTGTCGTGTATCTAGGTATGTTTGATATTCTCATCTCGTCTATAATACCGCCTGTCATATTATCGCTAAACCCTGTTCTTCCTCCTATACATATATCGTAGTCTTGTTTTGATATGTTTTTTTTCTTGTTAAATTTATTTATACCATTAATATATAATCCACATGATTTGTTATTAGATGATAATGCTATGTGATTCCATCCTATCTCTAAGAAAGAAGAGCTTACGCTTTCATAATTGTCGAAATTTCCATATATGATATTATTATACCCTATATAGAAGGCAAATCCTGTAGGGCTTCCTGCTATATCAGATGTTATAAATCCTTGTTTTGAATTTTTATTCGTACAATAATACCATAGTTCTATGGTATAGTTCCCTTCGGATATAATATCCCAGAACCATTGTGATTGGTCGAATATTATAGGGGCGCTGTCGAATTTAGCGGCTTGATCAAATTTTCCTGAGACATATGATCCCCCCCCCCCATGTGACAGGACCTACGTTCTTTCCGATATATTTGAAATCATTGTTAAAATGAAATAACAATATCGTGTTGTTGGTTTTTTTGTTAAAGAACATTCTTCTTCTCATACATCTTATGTTTTTAATTACGTTCAAAAATAATTATATATATCTTTGAGGTGAATAATTAAACGATATAATATGTCCGCTATTAATGAGTATTTAAAGAGACTGGCTTCTATATTCGGAAGCATGGGTTTCTCCGTTCCGCCAGATGACTTCTCAGGGGTTGTAATAGACGGAAAGACGTATCCGGTCATGATGAGGAATGACGGGTGTTACGTTTACTTCGATGATAAAGGAGTAAAGAGACTTGTAAGCGATGTCCCTAGAAAGGACTATCAGTTCATTAACATCAAAGACGCCCGTGTGTCGATCGTCAACCAATGCTATCGTACGCCGGGTGGTCAGGTAGAGGCTCGTATCCATACCTATATGAATAATAAGGGAGAGATACTGGCCGAGAAGATATTTATCATCAACTCATCTGATATCGATATTCCTATCGGCAGTGAGTTTGATAAGATTCCTGATGGGTGGGTGGCTATAGATTGCAGTATAGCCGAAATGACCGATCGGGAGTTGATATTCGTAAGTAAATGTTATGCCACGGAAGGGGGGAAGGTCCAGATCGAGGGCGTTGAGTCGGTAGATCCCCGCTTGAACCCGGAGGTGTCCCATTATGAGGTGGTGAATACGACTGACGATAGTAATCCTATCGGTACGGAGTATGATAAGATACCTGATACATGGAATCGTATAGTATGTGATTTCCCTGATATGACTCAAAGGGAGATAATACCGGTTCTTAAATGTTTTGATACCGGTACCGGGAGAGTACAGATAGAGGGATATAAGATATTTGATTATGAGATGGGTACCAGAAAGGAATGGTATCGCATCAAGCAAAGTACCGATCCTGAGAACCCGGTAGGTAAGTTCATTACCAGTATAAGTGATGACTGGGTTGAGGTTGTTTGTGACTTCACGGATATGGAGGATCGGGATATTGAGGTAACTGTAGAATGTTATAAGACACCGGCCGGTAAGGTGAAGCTGGAGGTCCTTACGTCATGGGATGGCAATATAGGAGTTAGGGATAAGAGTTATAAAGTCCTGGAGACTACCGATCCGTCACAGCCTGAGGGCGCCAGCTTCAGTTCCTTGCCAGATACGTGGGTAAGGACTGTCTGCGATTTTGATGATATGGAAGAACGCGACATTAGGTCTTACGTTGAATGCTACGATGGAGGTAACGGTCATGTCAAGCTTCGTAGACTGGTTTCTTATGACTCCAAGATAAAGGCCAGATACACCCGTTTCGAGGTCCTTGAGTCGGATGACGCCAGCTTCGTCCCGGGAGCCGGCCTAGCTACCCTCCCCGAGATTTTCTCTTTGGTTCCATGTGATTTCACGGACATGGAAGACCGGAACACTCAGGTATATCGTGAGTGTTATGTTCTCGATGGACAACGTATTGAGGTAGATAAGGTCGTTTCTTATGACGGTGATCTAGGCAATAGGAAGGTTAAGTACATTGTAAGGGAGAGCGAGGATGGCACTATTTTATTGGATAAGGAATATAATGAGATCCCTTCTGAGTGGGAAAGAACGTATTGCAATCTAGAAAACCTTCGTGACAGACATGTATCTTACTATGATCAGTGTTATGTCACGGAGAACAAGAAACGAGTAAAGATCCATAACACTGTTATATATAACTCATTGGGATATGAGTGGTACCATTTCTATGAGGTCATTCAGTCTGAGGACGAGAATTATAAGGTGGGTATGACTAATGCCGTTATGGTTGATGACTGGGAGAGAGTCGAGTGCGAGATGCCTGATATGGAGAGCCGGGTCTTGGATACGGTAGAGACATGCTACGATACCGGTAAGGGTACGGTCAAGATCAGGCGTCAGGAAATTATTGACTATAAGCTTAATGTCCGGGAATTTGATTATAAGATCGTGGAGTCAACCGATCCTGATCATCCCACCGATACCACCCCTACCCAAGATACGGTTAGTGGTTGGACGGTAATAAGCTGTGACCTTAATATCATGGAGGTAGATGACTGTTATGAGGTTGGTGGTCATAAAATCCATTTAAAGGGATTCAGGACGGTCAATCCGGCGTTACAGGATATTAAGTCCATATTGTATGTCGTGTATTCCGATCACCCTGATTATCATGCTGGCGATGAGCTTAACTCTATTCCTGATGGCGCTAAGGTCACGATCTGTGATTATGCGGATAAAAGCCAAAGACATATGGTCCCGGTGCGCGAGTGCTATGAGGTAGCCGATGGCCGGTTCTATGTAGAGGGAAGCAGGTTGGTGGATAACAATATGGTCGTTGAGCGGACGTCAGTAATGGTACTGGAGTCATCCTCCCCGACCTACCCGGTAGGTACGACACTGACCTCTATTCCTGATGGCGCTACTATCGTGGCTTGTTTATGTCAAACTTGTTAATCCGTGATGTTATGGTAAGAACATGCAATGATTATTATATGATCGACGCCATGGCTGGCGGTGAGGTCATTAGAAAAAGAAAGTATCGTCGTGAGAATACGATGATCGGATATAAATGGTATGATTATAATGGGGTCGAGGTAATTGACCCCATTGAGATATCACGCCTGGATGGTCTAGCTACGAAACATCAGCGTGTGGATGAGGCTTATGATGATTACGCTGAGTTTATGTCCTCCACCAATTATGTTAATAGTGTATCTGGCATACCTATGGACAAGCATATGGTTGTCGTTGAATGGAGACCGGATAGCGAGCAAGGTTTTGTCACTATGGCTCATGATGAGGGTCTTGACGGGGACAGTTATTATATAGTTGTTATCAATACAGGTGATAAGCAAGCCACGATCTATACTCCGGTAGATCCGGAGGAGCCAAAGGAAGGAACTACCCGTGCCGAAGATGACGCCAGCGTCTCTGTTGGAGGATCGTACGTATCTATATCTCCAAGACAAGCGGAGAGAATAAGAGTCACGTTTAGGGGCGGAAAGTGGTATTATGAGCTGGTGACTAAAACATATCCTAGCAATACCGGTGGTATTAAGATCGGTGACGTTGATTTCGTTACGTTCAGATATTTGTGGGACGAAAGTTCAGGAAGGGATTTGGATACCATGACAGAGGCTCTTAACTCGAATGTTCCTACCATAGATAATTTAGGCGTAGGATTCTCTGGTCCCGGTAATAATGATGATCATGTAAGAAGCGTACTTAAATGGGGAGGAGACAATACCGGATCAGGCAAGGAATGTGTCTGGATGTCGGTAAAGGATCTTCGTGCTCAATATTACGATATATTACCTGAAGAGACTCAGTTTATAGCCTACTCTACATGGTTTGGATCCAAAGGTACTGGTAAGTGTTCTTTTGAGCTTGTAGGGTATAAGGGCGGTACGATGAGACAGGATGGGTATAACTTTATCAATACCGGAGGATCTGTCGTATATCAAAACACATATGATTTTATTTGCAATACCAGTAAGGGGGCGAGTACATATAAGACTTCTTATCAGAAAGTAGCCCGTATTACTTATAATAAGCTCACCAATGAGGTCTATATGTCTATAGGCGATGCTATAGATCAGGAGGATAATTATGATAAGCTGGAGCGGGAGATCAATAATATAAAGGAAAGACTTAGCGATGTCGAGAGCGAGTTGGCTGTCGTAAGACGTATAGCCGAGGGTAAGAACACGGCGTATATCTTTGATACGGTCGATGCCATGAATAAGTGGCTGGCGGTTCCGGATAACACGGCTAAGCTCCGTGTGGGGGATAGTTTATGGATCAGGGAACAGGACGTGCCTGATTATTGGTGGGATGGGAATAAAGCTTTAGAACAGGAAGGGCCTAAGGTTGATCTATCTCCTTATTATACTAAAGATGAGATTAATGATATCGTTGATGATATCAATCAGAAGATAGAGGATAAGAGTACGTCGATCATCTTTGATACCTATATCCAGATGAAGTCTTTTGTGGATGATCCTACCAATGCTGACAAGCTTAAGGAAGGTACCATCTTGTTGATACGAGATAAAAACGTACCTGATTATTATTACGATGGTGCTGGGATAGTCAAGATGGAGGCTGACGTAGAGCAATGCCTTTATGTTACTTTGACTAATAAGCCTACGGAAAGCACTATAAGTTATACCCAAGATCGGGAGGTGACTAATTTCGCTCCGGGTGCTATAGCTAGATGGGTTGACGCTGACGGCAATGACGTGTTTTATAAGCTTGTGGAGATAGTCGGCGGTAAGGCTAAGTGGATTACCCTTATCGATACTAAATACGGCAATGTGACGCTACAGAGCACTTACGACAAGAATTATGAGATCGTAAATATCGTATCTGGGTCACGTTTGCAGGCCATCAATAGCGAGAAGAATGAGATTAAGTTCGTTAACAGCGCTGCCGGTAATGTTACTGTCGTGTTTAACGCCACGGTATCAGGAGGAGCCAAGAAACTTACGAGCCTGTTGGCCGTGAACGAGGTGGTCCTTACGCCTGGGGCGGCGGCGTCCTTCACCCGTACCGGCGAGACCTTCACCCTCTCCGATCTTTTTGGTGTTACGATCTTCCCCGATCTGGCTGATTCCAACCGTGAGGGAGAATGGGTGATGAGCGTAGGCGTAACCGGAAAACCGATCTTGATGGAGGTAAAGGAGATGCGGAAATGGGATGAGAGTATTGTCCGGGAACTTACTATTGATGAGCTTAACGAGAAGTTCCCTAACGTGGATATAGGATTCGCTGTCGTATGTAAGACCATCAACAAAGTATATGAGATGGTTAACGGGTACAAGGAATGGGTGTCTTATGATATAATATCAATAAATTAAGAGTATGGCTTTTTTAGCAGGATACGACACGGTAGCGTCTTATGTCACGTTTATAGTGAATGAGGATAGGTTCCCTTGTTTTGATGGTAAGGGTGCTGATTATATACCCGATCCGATAATATCACCGAATGCTTTTAATCGCAATCTTAGGTTCTCGACATCTAAACCGGGATTCGTGGACGTTGATTGGGGGGACGGGACAAAGGATCAATATCCTTTAGTTAAGGTATCTGGTGGTTCTTATAGGATTGTATTCAGGTCTCTTGACATTGAGTATAAGAAGAATCCGGATGATACCGTATGGTGGTATAAGAAAGAGGATGGCTCACAATACATACCGGTTCCCCCACATAAGTATAGTGATATCAGGCGTAGAGAGGTTACGATGAGGTTCTCTAACGTAATCGATGGGGAATTTAATATGGATGGTATTGTCCTTCATGAGTTCCCTATAGCTAATCTTCCTGATATAACTTATTTTGCTGTGGTTAGATCCGTTTTAAAAAATGGAGATATCCCACATGACAGGATAAGCAAGAGCGTTAATCTTCGTACTATACAGATGGGATCTTTTATTCATCCTGGTGTATGGAGTAATTGGCCGGAAGGTTTTTTAAATATGAAAAACCTGAGGTATTTCGGATGCAATAACGTTTTTAATTTCGGGGATGATCCTGATTCTAATTGGAGAAGGTTCTCTGAATGGAAGAATCTTACTGATTTTAACTTCAACTGGTGTAACATCCCTTCTTATGATCCGGCTTTTAATTCTATTCCGGCAAAAAGTATAAGTATTATTAGCGATCGGAATAATATACCTGTATTTGATGAGGTGGATAAGGTTGGAGATGATAAGACAGGCGTTACCTTTATGGGTGGTGGTAGCTCATGGAAACAAGATCTGGTAGGAGGTAAGTTGAATAAGATTCAGGGCACGCATTGTAATTCAGGCACGGTGCCGGTAGATGATCTTCCGGATTGGTTGTATGAGGTAAGGGAATTTAGGATATGGACTTTGTATGATGGTAGATTTATAAATACACAGGAGAGGGCTGATACGTTCGTTAATACGTTTTATGATAAGATAATGTCGTGGAGTTGTATAACGATGTCACAGACGGCTTCTGACGGTAACAGGAATCAGTTTTATAAACTTACCTTAGATTTATATACTGCCGTAGCTCCTACTAATAAGAGACCGTCTGGCGTTTATCAGGCTCCTGATGGGTTTGTCAAGGGGGTTAGTAATGGTAATCCTACGACGCCTATGGAGAAGGTGTATGTGCTTACCAACAACTACGGGCAGACATGGGTCTTGGCTCCTGCCCCAGCTTCTAAGGCCGCCCCTACGAGGGCACGGCGGGCGGGGAAGGCGAGGATCACCCCGTTCGTTCTTGGCGTAAAGGACGGTCATGTATCCGTATTCAGCGGAGACGTGTTGGATGATAATATGAGTAAGTATAATTTCGCCGATAAATACGAGGCTATAGATATCTGTAACGATCTGGGATTGGACAGCTCACCGGTTGTCGAGTATTTCAGGAGAATAGAGGAGGGAGAGATATGAAGTTGATATGTAAGGACACAAATAAAGGGTCTATAACCTTTTTTACTAAAGGCAAATACGCTTTTAGGGGCGTTGACAGGAATGATACTACTGATGACGTGCCTGATCCTATATTGAATATTAATAATTACAATGAGAGTATACAGTTCTATTCCAAGACCCCAGGGGTGTGCGAGGTCGATTGGGGTGACGGGAATAAAGAGCAATTTCCTTTCGTGAAGGATAGGAGCGAATCCATATACGGGCGATATAGGTTGATGTTCAGGAGAAGGGATATAAGTTATCGTAAGAATCCGGATAGCCATCCATGGTGGTTTTATAAGGAAGATGGGAGTGAGTATATCCCCGCGCCTAATCATGCTTACGCTGATGGGCTAGATAAAGAGCGGGTCATTACCATGACTTTTACGAATGATATTACATACGTTCAAACAGCGAGGATAATGATGGTAGGGTTCCCGATATTAGACGCCCCAAGTATTATCAACTTAATCTTATCCATTACCGGCGATGGGAATATAACCGATATTCCTAAAGATAGGATACGTAGATCGGTAAATATAGAGTATATAACACTTAGCGAATTAGGTGTAGGGACATTGACATCCATACCAGACGATTGGGATAGGCTCACTAAGTTAAAAGGCATTAATCTAAGTCGAACGGCTGATTTTAATGATACGGAGTCTTCTAATATAAGGAAATTCCCCTCTATGTGGCCTAATCTTGTAACATTATCTTTGGCAGGTTGCAGGGTTAGGGTATATCCAAGGGAATGGCTGTCTTTTAGCAAGCTAAAAGAATTATATATATCCCCGGGAGTGGCTATGTCATCGTTTGACCCTAATACATGCCCTGCTATGGATGAGGTGGATAAGATAAATCCTAGCTTAAGGACCTTCGATCATATAAACAGATGGTATGGATCCGTTGTGAGTTGGCATCCGTATATGATCGGCAAGGGGCTGGAAAATATCACTAGCCTTACCGCCTCATATGGCTATAGTAATATAGATGTAAGTAATCTACCGGATTGTATATATGAGATGAGATCTATGAGTAGTTTTTATATGCAGATCTCCTTGTCAACCCAAAGTCGATGTGATACGTTTATATCAACATTATATGAGAAGGTGATGGGGTTTGATTATCTCACTATGTCTTCCTCTGCTTCCGATGGCAAAAGGAATCAGTTTTATGGATTGTATCTAGGTATGTATTTGGCTGCCAAGCCTGTTGATAAAAGGCCTAGTGGCGTATTACAGGCACCTTCTGGCTTTATAAAGGGTCAGTCTAATGGCTCTCCGTCGACTCCTATGGAGATGGTTTATGTGCTTATGAATAATTATGGATGGAGGTTTAGTATGGCGCCAGAGGCTTCGGTGTTAAGGTCAATACGATCTTCTGATATTGACACGAGGTCGTATAAGCCATATAAGCTTATCGTATTTGACGATGGGCGTACCTTTGTAGGCAATGGAGATGTTTTAGCTCATGATACGGATAAGGTATTATCGTTTGGGGGTCAACCAGAAGGGGAATATTTATGTGATTCTATGGGATTAGACAGGAATATTATTGTAGAATATTTTAACAAGATAGGTAATGGCTAAGACATTATATAAATATGAGGCTTCATCAAATAAGTTCGTGTGGTTCACTACATGGGATAGGGCACTTAGGAATTATTATACTGATGATTATAATTATGTACCCGATCCTGTGGTTGATAATCCTTATAATACGTTTGTTGAGTTTAGATCCAGAAAGCCCGGTATAGCTAATGTGGATTGGGGGGATGGAATAAAGGAACAGTTTCCTATGACCAAGGTTCAAGGGCGGGATGATTATTGTATTATATTCCGTTCTTTGGCAATACAACACAGGAAAAATCCCAATACTACGTGGTGGTTCAGGAAGGAGGATGGATCGCAATACGTACCTATAGATAATCATGCTTACGCTGATGGGAGGAGGGATGTACAACGGGCTGTGTCGATAGATTTTACTTGTGATATTTATTATGCCAATATCCAAATTTGCAAGATGACATCTTTCCCGATTGTGGATATACCAGGACTTGAGTTTTTGATCGTATCCCATACGATGTATGTTAATGACGGTATACCTGTAGACAAGTTGTCAAGATCCAAAAAGTTAATTTATATTGATCTTCAAAATGTAGGGCAAAGAATGACCGTAATGCCTGAGGCTATAACCAATAAGACAGAGGTATATTATTTAAATATGTTTAATATGCTTGATCTTAGGAATATAGATGCTAGTGGCATAAGGAATATAAAGAACATGAAAAAACTTAATACTCTCAATTTAAGTTCATGTTATTTGGATAGGTATATAAAGGAGTTTAATGATCTTCCTAAATTAACTTCGTTGAGAATACATCCTGGCCCTCCTGATATGTGGAATTATTTTGATATAAATACCCTTCCTTTTTTCGAGGTAGATAAGATAAATCCTAATATTACTGATTTTTATTTTTTAGATGATTGGGTAAGTGGAGAAAGGAGGACGGGTTGGAATGATGATAATATGTCTGGAAGGGGATTGGAACATCTTACTAGTTTCGCTGCAGTTAATAGCAATAGTCTTAGAATGGATAAGCTTCCGGATTATATTTATGAGATGAGGGCTATTACACAGTTTAACGTGAATGCATCCACTCATAGCCAAAAAAGATCAGATGATTTCGTGAACTCTTTCTACGACCTTGTTGTAGGATGGGATCAGATTACTATGACATCCGTGGCTAAGGATGGGAAGAGGAACCAGTTCTATAGTCTTTCGGTAAGCATGTATGTTGCTGTTTATCCAACCGAAAACCAGCGTCCTTCCGGCACGGAGCAGGCCCCAGAGGGATTCGTGAAAGGCTCGTCCAACGGGTCTCCCGCTACACCTATGGAGAAGATATATGTGCTAAAAAATAACTACGCCCAGAGATGGACGATTAAACCAGAATAATATTATGAATATCAATATTTTAAAATTAAATTGGGGGGGGGTAAAATCCTGTTTGCCTTATGATGAGAAGAAGGATGTTACCCAAAAAGAAGATAATAGAGGTATTCGAGGAACTATCTCCTCAGGATAATGGATATTGGGAGGTTCCTGATGGGGTCTATGAGGTTGAGTTCGCGTTGGTCGCCGGAGGTCTTAATGGAGAATATTCCGATGTATATAATGCCGGGAGTGGCGGTAACGGAGGTGGTGTACTGACTAGGACTATATCCGTAAATCCAGGTGTTACATATAGGGTGGTTGTCGGAGATATAGGTGGTGATAGTATATTCGGTATATATCAGGCTATTGCCGGTAAAGGTGGAAGAGGCGGATATGGAGTTGAAGGGGATGGTAATGATCCTTCCCCGGGAAATCCAGGGCAAGATGGATCATATGTTTTTAACAACAAATATCCTGACCGATACCCTTATCCTATGGGCGCCGGAGGAGGAGGAGCTTATATAAGAGGATGGAACATGGGCTTTTATTCCGGAGGTAAAGGAGGAAATTACGGAGGAGGCGATGGAGCTGGGGCAGAAGATACATCAGGTATTGTTATAAACGGCAAAAAAGGAGGAGACGCCACTTATTATGGAGGTGGTGGAGGAGGAGCCTCAAAAGCGGTTAATAGTGGGGCTACGAGCGGTCGAGGAGGATCAGGTTATCGTGGTATTATTATTTTACATTATTTTAAAAATGGATAACATGAATAGAAATGATATTATAAAAGAACTAGGTTCGTATTTTGATATAGTGGAATTGGTATGTCCTCATACATATAATAAGTGGAAGGACAGATCGTGGCAGTTTCTTGATACAGCGTTTCTCCATAATCTTCTTATATTACGGAGGGATATAATTAAACAGCCTATGTATTGTAATAATTGGGACAAGCAGGGGCAGTTTTCCCAACGTGGTCTTAGATGCAACATCTGCCAGATAGTTAAGGATAAGAAAGATGTTTATCTATCCGCTCATGTGTTGGGTAAGGCTGGGGATTTCGATGTCAAGTCAATGACGGCGGAACAGGCCAGAGGCTTGATTTTGGATCATCAAGATATGTTACCATATCCTTTCCGGCTTGAAGGGAAGGTGGGTTGGTTGCATTTTGACAGCCTTGATACGAGGAACGGTATGCACGCCGTGGTGTTTTAGGTACTTAACGGTATAGTGGTTAACTTTGCGTATAGGGTATAAAATGAAAGACAAAGACATGATAGAGCGAGTGGGGGCTTTATGGAATATAGCGCTTGCGTATGGTGCCTCTTGTTGGGCTTATTTCCAGCCAGTACACCATTTATTGACCGTATTACTTATAGTATTAATAGCGAATTTCTTGGCTAGGTTAGCGCAAAGCGTAAGGGGCTGGAAGCTCCGACGAAGCCGTAGAAGACGGTTTAGTTTTAAGAGATGGCTTAGGGAGGTCAGGTTAACTGATATTCTTAAGGAGTTCGCTTTGTCTTGTTTTATAGTAATGACATTATGTGTTATATATAAGACGTTATACCCGATCGAGGAGGAGGCTAGTATGATACTTACCGTAACCAAATATGGTGTGTATATAGCCCTTGTGGGATATGTCATGCTTTTCTTGAATACCATAGGGGATACTTTCGCTGATGCTTATTTGGTTAAGGTATTCAAGGCCGTGTTTAAGAGGATAAACGTATTCAAGATGTTTAGTTTTTCCAAGAACATACCTGACGAGACGTTTGACGATATAAAGAAGATTGCTGATGATGAGGTTAAGGATAAGTCTTAGGGCGATTTTTTGTTTAGGTCTGTCGCTGTCCCTGTCCTCTTGCGGAAGCAGGAGGCAGGTTAGCGAGGCGTCTATTGATAGCCGGCTGATAAGCAGGATAGAGACGATGATAAACGAAGTTATAGACCGCAAGATGGTGGAGATAAAGACCTCTGACCTTAATGCCGATATTATTATAACGGAGAGGAAGTTCGATACGGACAAGGATGTTGATCCTGCCACGGGGGAACGACCGGTGTCCTCGCAGACAGATACCCATATCGTCATTGGCCGGCGGGACAGTACCGTGACAGCCGATTCCGTTGGAGTCAATAAGACGAGGAATGATATAAAGAATATGGATAATAAGATAGATATCAAATCTAAGGATGTAGATGATAAGGATGAGTCAAAGTGGCCTACAGCTATTATCTTTATCTCGATCTTAGGTATACTAGTTGTATTGTTCGTATTATTGAAAAGATTAGGGTTGATAAAATAATAGGTGTACAAGAAACCCTATACACCTATTGGTTATCACCCCAGAAAAGAATTGCAAATATGAGGTCAGTCCCGGATTCGAACCGAGGTGTATGGTTTTGCGGACCACCGACTAAACCAACTCATCCAACCGACCGTATCGCGAATATATAATTTTGTCTTTGACCAAACAACCTCTTTGACCAAATTTTTACTCAACTAGAATATCCCTTAAAGAGAATCCCTTATCTAGTATACTGTTTGAGGAAATGTCTTTTCAAGGTCTACACTTATTGACACCAAAAGGAAATGTGGCGGCTCCGTGAGGCAGGGCAGGAGGTATCCCTACACGGCCAGCCAGGAGCGGAGCGACTCGTAGCCCACCTCCTTTTTCCCCTTGGCGTATTACGCTTAAGCGTTGGAAAGAAGTAAACATATCAATGCATTAACGTTTGATGTAGGTAGTTGTTTGTCGATTAAAGATCCATTAATAGCATAAGTAGATGTCAAAAATACATTAAACTAAATCATTGATATAAGTTATTGTTGAGATCTTGATTTTTCAATCTACTACATATTTTCATGTTAATGTAATTAAGTTATATACTTTAGATAATAATAAAGCGTTAGCTAACTCTTTTTAATCAATCAACTTATGAGATAAATAAAGAAAATCTTTATAATGAGACTCCCTTCTTAATGGGGCGAAAGTTTCTTATATCACATGTCACAAAATAGACAACTGTGTTTATAAAAGAAGGTGGATAAATAAATTCATCTCTTTTCTTAACTATCCCTACGATAGTCTCCCTACGCAATGTCTAAGTTAAATCTAGACCATGGCGATCGCCGTAAAAAGCCGTGATCATAAACAAAAAAAATGAGTACTTTCACAAGCACTCATTTTGAAACGACAAAGTTTTTTAGTATCTTTGTACTAAAATAAAAAATTAACATATGGCAAATTTAACATTAATATTCGACCAATTCGTATCTTTCTCAGAAAAAAAGAGGATGTCAGAAGAAAATAGAGCCTTGAGGAGGGATTCCGGCAAGGTCATTCTGCCTTATTTGTTTAATGACAATGCTAATCCTTGTTGCGACAACCCTAGGATAAAGCGTCAATCATCATCCAAGTCAGAGATACTTGAGAAGCCGATATCGGAGACATTGATAGGCATTCTTATCATATGCCTTGACCCTATAAGGTTTAGGTCGCTGGGGATTCAATACAACATCAAGTGGTTCTATTACTTTGTGAATGAAATAGTTAATTACTATATCAAGCATCATCGTCTTGGTGGTGATAATCTCGCTTATCAGATAAAGTTAGTTAGGTGGCTTTTGATCAGTTATGTTAACGTGGCTGTTGTCCACGGTTATTATGCTATGGTGAGGAAGGTGAAGAAAGAGCATCCTGACCTTTTTGTACATAGTAACAAGGCGAGGTATTATTATTGGGACAATTGCCCTCCTAAGCATCATAAGCTAGAGGATGAACGAAATATAAATAATCCTACCTATAAAGCCCATGAGTGCAATAGGAAGCGTGCCGAGGATATCAAGCGTGTTGTTTATGACTCCATGGATTCGATCAGGAAACGTGACCTTAAGGATTTTGTGTCCTCCAAGAACAACGGGGTGAGCATTTCTTTTAAGGAAAAGGTTCAGAACAAGGTCAGGAAGAAGGGCTTTGGTAATGTCAGTATCAAGACCATAGAGAGGGCTATAAAGAGCTATTTAGATGAGCGTGGTGTCACTTTCTCTGAGTTCGTCGATGGGGTGAGGAAGTTGGATAGGAAGATAAAGGAAGTCAAGTCCGCTTTTGGCAAGGTTAAAAGGATTAAGATCTTTGGCGTCAAGGCTTATGATTATGTGTCTGGAGATGAGATAGTTGATGAGTTTGGTATGGCTGCGTTGTCTGATGATGTGTGGATTCCTGATAATAGCACCCCGTTCCTTGACGGTTATGTCTGTTCTTCTGATTCGCTTAGTGATTGTTTGTGTTTTAACTAAAATATTTTTGCCATGAAAATAGTCAGGTCCGGTGATTTTAAGATTATGTTTAATGAAAAGAACAGGCTGTTTAACGCCTCTATGCTTTTCGACCAGCTTGATGGTGGCGAGGACGCTTTGAGGGACTTGCTGGGTTCAAGAAAAGATCTTAGGTGCCTTATAACCAAAAGATCCTTTTGGATAGATATGCCGGCTATCGCCTTGTTTTTGGGCGATTATGACGGGGATGATATCAAGAGACTTGTTTTTGATTGCGCTTCATGCTATATTTCTCATTCAATAGTGTCTTTTTTGGATGAGGATTTGGAGCCATTTTTTGTTTTTAGTGATAATAGCGATGAGCTTCTTCATGATTATGGGGAAGATGGTGATGATACAGGCGAGGCCGTGTCTAGCATTGTTGATTTATCCACCCGTTTCGTAAACACCGTTTTGTTTAGCAATCCTAACTCCCCTGTGTTTAGGTTTATCATTGACACGATGACAATAAACATAGGGAGATGCGTTGGTCTGATGAGGTCATTGATTTTTATGTTTGACCGCGGGTTTATAAAAACCATGGACGATCTTGATGACATCTTTGGGGTTGGATAGATTTCATTTTTGACATGACATGTGCTATCTTTGCGAAAAAGATATTAACATGAACCAGATAAATATCATACCGAAGATAATCCATGATAAGTTCGCCGCTAGGATTATTATGGATGATTACGATATAGAGAAACCTATCGTAATTACTGTCGTGGCTAGACGTAACGATGGTGAGTATAATACCCAGATATTGACATACCCGACATCTGGCGTTGATTATGAGGGTAATGTAAGGATGGTGTTTTTCGATGTCGCTAGGTCTCATGTTTGCCAGATAACATCGGTGTTTATCAACGGTCATGAGGTCAAGACATATTATACCGATATCCCGGATCTTGATATGCAAGCCCGTTATGACGATAGCTTGTGCCGGTACGATAAGAAGGTTAATATGAATGATATTAGGCTGTCGTTTCAGGTGCTAGAGACACGTGATCCCAAGGTGCTTCAGGTATTGGATGAGTCTGAGTGGGGGTTGCTGGAGGACAGGAAGGCGATTATCGAGATCACTACGCCGGGCATGTCCGACCCCGTTACGTTGTTCCTTGGCAAGAATCAGGTCAATACCTTTACTAGCCTAACATTAGGCCTTAATTGCTTTAATTACGATGATTGTAATGTAAAGTACCTTGATCTACCTGATGGTATATATGATATCAAGATCATAGGTAGCCCTTCTACTTACAACTTCAGTCGCAAGTATCTTAAGACGGATCTTATACGCAGACGTCTTGATCGGCTATGGATTAAGACTGATATCCTATGCGAGGATAAGGATAAGGATCTTATAAATAAGATACAGGAGATGGAGACGCTTATGACTGTAGCGGAAGCTAACGTCAGGTTGGATAATATAGAGGCGGCTCATGAGATCATTGATCGTGTTGGAGAGCTTCTTGAGATGGCTACTAATTGCGTGGATTGTTAAATATAAAAATATTGTCATGGGTTGTAATACTTGTAAGGAAAAGGCGTTAAAGGCCGAGAGAGAAAGGATTGAGAGAAGCATGATGAATCATTCTTCTTCTACCGCTGTTAGCGATATGGAGTACGCTTCTAGAAGCACCGCTGGTTGTATGGTTATGCAAGATCCGTTGCAGGTCATGGAGCGTGACGTGGTTAGTATATATAGGCAAGTTCGTACCAAGGGTGGTGGCGTGGGTGTATCTTATCTTAATATGCAGAAGAAGATCCGTGAGTGGATCAAGAACCTGCCATATGGATGCCCGCCTGACGAGGAGGTACAGGAAATGAGAAAGGAGATTCTGGATGGGCGCGCAGAGCATATCAAACCTTGATAGAATAGATCTATGTAAGGTCGTAGACGAATGGCTGTCTTGTCAATGGAGTGGATACATGATGTATCATAGGTACAGGATCGGGAATAAGCCTGATGTATCTTATTGGGGCAAGATAATTCGTCTGCAAAGATCATTATGCGATAATGATTGCGGGTTATGCCCGGATGAGGTAAGATTGTTAAAGGAACGTGTTAATAAGTTGCTGGCATGAAAAAATATAACTGTTCACATATAACTCCGTCCACTTGCGTACCTTATGAGGGTGATCTACCAGAGTGGTCAAAGCATAAGGACTCTGATGAGTGTGTTATGATCTCTGATGTGATAGAGGAGATATATGACGAGCTTACCCGTATCAGGGAGGCTATAGATGTCCGGGATCTCGGCGAGTCTTGTGTTAAGATAAATGGCGATAAGACCGTATCGAAAATCCTTTACGCTATTGAGGATAAGATCTGCAATGGGTGATTAATGTCCTGATTTTGGGATATTAAAAATAGCCAATCGATTTGTGTTTATCATTTCGATTGGCTATTTTTGTATGTCCACTGACTCTCACGAGGGAGTGGACATAAAGTAATTAATTATTAACTTCAAAATTAGATTAAAAAATGAAGACGGTAAATGTTTTGACAAGAAAAATGGGTGATTTTAACGTTTTTCAAAGAACTAGTGATGGTTATTTTGATGCCAACAGTTTACTTAAGCAATGGAATGATAATCCCGATAACATAAGAAGAAAGTTTTCTGTATTTATAGATAGTCCTAAAACCATAGAATTTTTAGAAGCTCTAAAGGATGATGAAAGCCATAGTCCAAAAATGGACAATGGTGATAATCAGTTATTTATAAAAGTAAAGGGTAGAGTTACAAAACATGGCAAGACACCTGATAAGATATGGATGCATCCTTTGTTATTTATAAAATTCGCCATGTGGATAAATCCTAGATTTGAGGTTCAGGTTTTGAAGTTTGTACATGATCAACTTATAGATTACAGAGATAAGGCTGGTGATGCTTATAGGAGAATGTCTTCCGCTTTATCTAAAATCGTGGACTCATCAAGGTTTAAAGATAAAATACAGGATTTAGCTAGATCTTTGAATATAATAGTTTACGGTCTTCATGAGACTATGATAAGAAATTCCGTTGGCGAGGAGGCCAAGGCTAAGGAGTTGATGGAGCTGGAGATTGATATAGCTAAGATGATTGAATTTGGATATATAGTTACCGAGGAACAGTTAAGGGATTATCTGTATAAGGTTTTGAGAAGCAAAAAGGCTCTTCCTTTGTGATTTGAATTTTAATTGTATCTTTGTGACAAAGTGAATTACGATGATATATGGAAATAAAGAAATAGTACGGACGTTCACCAAAAACAACCCGCCTGCCGGGTACGTGGGCGGCTCTGTTGACTACCGGGTCCCGGCCAATGTTTATTTTGGCGATACGCAGGAGGAGGCTGATAGTAAGGCTGAGGATGATGTCAATGCCAACGGTCAGGATTACGCCAACACATATGCCGACATAATACCGGCTGTATGGTATAATGATCAGGTATGCGATGAGTTTATCAAGAACAATTGCGTAAGCGGTAAGGGATCCAAGGAACAGATATGTGTAGAGAAAGGTAGGTTTGTGTCATACGTATCCAAGAAAGACGCCAATGATAAGGCTAGGGCGGAGCTGGGACGGATCGGGCAGGGAGAGGCCAACTCCGTCGGGGCTTGCTGCGAGGACTGGGCCTCACAGCCTCTTCGTGGCGTTTTCTACAAGAACGATTGTGAGGCTGGGGCATCAGGTAAAGAAGGTATTGTATATGAATTGCCAGTCGGAGCCGTCATATCCGATATATCCCAGATTGATGCTGATACGTTAGCTTATAGGAAGTTCATGAAAGAAGGACAGGAGAAGGCTAACTCCGAAGGTAGTTGCTCCCCTGTATTCTATAATACTACGATCGGTGATTGGTTTGAGAAGGTATGTCCGTTTGGATATAAATCAGGTAGGGTATATTATTCTATCAAAGCCAATAGGTTTAGATCATGGATATCAGTAGAGGATGCCAACGCCAAAGCCCGTGAGGTTTTGATGGTAGAGGGGCAGGAGTACGCTGATCTTAATCTTGAGTGCGAGAAATGGATTGAGAATATTGATCAAGAGGATCAATGTTATTGGTGATGATGCGCGTTTAGTTTTCCATAATAGTTGATTTAGTGTTTGGAGGAGATTGCATGTCTCCTCCATTTTTTGTATATATATCAATGGTGATAAGTTTATATACTGTAATACACTTGCTTATATGTTGAATATATTTTATATTTGCATACCTATCTATTCATCTCGAACCGATAGGTATTATGTTTAATTTAAAATATTGTTCAAAGTTATGAAAAGTCGGGTTGAAATCAAATCTTCTGATAGGAGATTGATGGGCGTTGTTATACCTGCGCTCAGTGATAATGGTTTTGTTAACATCACTTTAGCTATGAAAGTCTTGTCTGATGATAGGCTTAAAAAGGGCTTATCTCCTAAGAAGCTTAATGATATTATTAAGTATGATGGCTTTCAAGAGAAATGTAGGGAAATAATTAGTAGACTGGAAAACAGGGATCTATGTAAGCGGATAAATATCAGCCTACAAAACAAGACCCTAAATCTTAGTGATTTAAACAAAATGGGATTGGCATGCCGAAAGGGAAAGGGGGATGGACAGATGTGGTATATGAATCCATATCTTTTCCTTGTGGTGGCTATGGAAATGAGTCCTGAGGTTTGCGCCGATGTCGTGATGTGGTTTGTTGATAATATCGTAGGGGTAAGAAATGCCGCTGGTGACGCTTATATAGAGATGTGTAGTAGCGTATCTTCGCTTATAAGCGATAAAAGCAACTTAAAGGAATCGTTATCAAGAATTGCTAAGGGTATAAATTTTGTTGTTTTTGGCGTACATGAGGAAGGAATAAGAAATAGGGCTTCCTTCGAGGAGCTGGATATGATAGTATCAATAGAAAGAAATATATCTTACGCTATTAAGGCTGGATATATAAAAGATTATAATGGCGTTATAAACGATTTGGGAAGGCAATGGAAAGATAGATGGGGTAATCCTGTTCTTAAATTGAAGTCTTGATCCTATCTTATTATTATAGTTTATGAGTATAGGGGATACAAATGGGGTATTCCCTATATTGTTTAATAATGTATGTTATCTTGTTATCAAATCAAATAAGTATCTTTGCTAAAAACATTAATATTATTAATATGTGTAATACAGGTGGTTGTTGTCATGATCATTCACGGGAACGTCCCGAGGAGTGTTGTCATGGCGTTAAGATAGATAGATTTCTTAACAAATGCTCTAACGATCCTTGTGATCCTTGCGATCGGGATTGTCAGGACGAGCCTTGTGTTGGCTATGGATGTCCTATAGTTTTATATGATAAATGCGTCTTATACTCAGGTGATGAGTTGGTGGTGGACGGTATAGAGAAAGGTACTGATATATCTGTCGTTGTAGACTCATTGAGGCGTATTATAGCGTCTAGGGATAAGCAGATAGATTTATGCCATCGCGAGGTTCTGGATTTGAAGAAGATTATAAACGAGCTTGTCAACGCCGGTAATGGCGGTGGCGATAGCGGAACTGAAGAGGAGGTATGGTAACAATGAATGGTTGTAACAAGAAACAATACAGGCCTACTGTAGACGATACGAAAGTACCGTGCTCTACGTACATGAGCACCGACTGTGTTTATCCAGGAGACAAGGTACGTGTGGAGTCATTGGGATTATCTCCCAGCTGCGATATGTCTGATGTCCTTAACGCTATGATAAAGGCTATACGGGACAGGGATGCTGAGATACTTAAATTAAGAAGAATGATCAACAAATTGATTTGATATGAGAAGTAATTGTAATCCATGTAAGCCGGAATATAGACCTGGGGACGAGTGTAGTATCTACAGTTCCCAGATCGTATATGACGGTCAGTCGTTCCCTGAGGCAGATATCAGGAATGGTGATAGCATGAATAGCGTAATCGAGTCTCTGGTAAGGAAGCTGGTTGCCGTATCTGGCGCCACGGCGTCCATCCAGCGTGACTCGTTCAAGGGCGTTCAAGCTGTCAGATTAAGATACGAGCCGTTGAATGTGCTCAGTGTTACCTATTGTGGTACTATCGTCCCTAATGACGGATATGTCGTTTCTGGCAGGTCCGTTAAGTTTAAGAAGAAATATTGCATGGGTGATGAGTTCACTGATGTTAATATCGTATATACTACATTGAATAGTAATATTTTAAATACCTCATGTTATGGCTAAAAGAGTGTACGATACGGTCTTGGCTTCCGAGTGTGACGGCTGGGTATGTGGTGAGACCCTCAAGAAGGGATCTCTTCCCGTAGACAGGTTAGAGCTTGACTCTTTTTCAGAGGCTGTCAGGGAGCTTATAGAACGGTTTTTCGAGGAGGGATGGTTGCCGGATATGATCTGTGATCTTGGTTGTGGAGGCGCCAGCGTATTTGAGATTAAGCCTACTAACTTCGAGTATCCTCCTGAGGGCGGTGAGCAGATTCTGGAGATTATCGTAGGTAAGAGTGATAAATGGACTATAACTCAAGCGGAATGATATGAATAATTTAAAAGATATTCTTGCTAAGATCGAGCAAGGTTCCTCATGGGTGTCCTACGACAAGATTTCCGGTACCGGGCCAGACAAGGTCGCTATTAAGGTAGAGCCGGGATGGATGGGTAGGTTGCCTAGGGAGACTTACGTGGCGGTCGAGAAAGGCAAGGTTACGAAGCTCGCTACTATAACCCAGAAGGGTATAGAGCGGGTAAGCGTGGATCCTACCAGTGTCATGTTCGACATGGAGGGCGGGACGGCGACCATCAACGCCAAGCTCAACTCCGCCTCGGTCAAGGCTTCCTGCCTTACCCTTGGTGGCTCGGTGAGCAAGTCCTATATAGTATCCATGAACGTGAACGGTTTATCCATGAAAGTCCCGGAAGAGGATAGCAGATATATAGTGTATGCCGATCCTGAGGATCCCGGAGCCACTGATTTGTATGAGGCTAGCTTTGTCATAGCTATGCCTAAGAATATGGATAACGAACAGCATCATGAGATGTTTGTCTTGAACGGTAAGGTTGTTAATATCAATCAACAGCCTAATGATATACCTTATATCATACTTGATCATGACTTCGATAACGTGACTAGCGAGAACGGTCAGGTTGTCATCGATATCAAGTCCAATACCGAGTATGATATCGAGCTGGTATGTTGCACTTGCGGTGATGGTAGTGAGCCGGAACCGGAACCACCCTTTAACGTGGATCCGCAAAGGTTGACGCTTAATAAGGATGGTGATACCCAAATCGTGAGGGTAGAGGCCGGAGATGATGTTTCATGGAGAATAACTGAAGGATAATATGGCAAGGGAAATAGATAAGAATTGTGTCGAGGGTAATTGCTTTGCCATTAACGACAAGAGCCATGGGGTAGGCGATAATAAGCTTAATATCGTATACAAGGCTAATTACACCGGTCAGATCTGTACGGCTAAGTTCCGTATAACGTCAAAGGACGGTAATATTGTCAAGGAGTATATGATAGCTCAGGACGCCAAGCCCGTTTATTATAATATCAAGATGGTTCAGCCGTTCACCAAGGACGACTGTCTGGCCAACCAACATGGATCGGTGGTGTTGTATACGGTCGAGGAAAGGACTTACAAGTCGTTTATCTCGCAGGAGGACGCAGACGCCAAGGCTATGGAGGATATAGCCCTGAACGGTCAGAAATACGCCAACGAGCATGGTGAGTGTATAACCGATATCTGGTATAACGAGGAGAAGAGAAAGACGTTTATACGTAATAATTGCGATAAGTTCAGTGACGGTCAGGAATATGTTTATATCATTCCTGAGGGCAAGTACGTATCTTCCATCTCTCAGGAGGACGCCGATAGGAAGGCTCTTGAGGATATTGAGAAGAACGGTCAACAACAAGCCAATTTGGAGGGTGAGTGTAAGCCTAAGGAGAATATCTATTATGGTAAGTTTAGCAAGACCTTTACCCGTAACAATTGTGATTCCACCCAATACGGTACGGATGTGGTTGTTAACGAGACGATGGTTACAGGAGACTTCAGATCCATCGTATCTCAGGAAGACGCTAATAGCCTAGCAAGGGCTGCTGTCGAGGCTCAAGGCCAGGATATAGCGAATATCAAGGGTAACTGTGAGAAGATACCGGTATTTACCGGATCGTACTCCAAGGTATTCCAGAGAACCAACTGCCCTGAGGGTTCTACTCCTGTTGACTTCACCGTGGACGAGAAGATGTGTTCTGGATATCCGTTCACTTCTACGGTATCGCAGGATGCCGCCAACAAGCTGGCGCAGGACGCTGTCGAGGCGCAAGGTCAGGCTATCACCAACGAGCGTGGCGACTGTCAGACTAACGTCTACTATAACGTAAGGATGGAGAAGATAGTCACTAGAAACAATTGCGATGAGTTCCATATCGGTCAACCTTATACTTATGTTGTAGCCGCTGGTAAGTACTTCTCTATTATCTCTCAGGAGGATGCTGACAATAAGGCTAAGGCCGATCTTGAGGCTAACGCCCAGCAACAAGCCAACCTAGAAGGTGAGTGTAAGGAGAAGACGATCTACTACGGTAGGTATAATAAGGAGTTCACTCGTAATAACTGTGATGAGACCCAATACGGCACCAAGGTTGTCGTGGATGAGACTATGGTGACAGGAGATTTCAGGTCTACCGTATCTCAGGAAGACGCCAACAATAAGGCTAAGGCCGCCGTCGAGGCTCAAGGTCAGGATGTGGCTAACGTGAAAGGTAAGTGCGAGAAGGTGCCTGTATATACCGGTACTTATACACGTACGTTTACCCGTAACAATTGTGGTGCTGGCACTGGTGGTACTTATACGGTAAATGATAGGATGGTTGACGGTTATCCGTTCACGTCTACCGTATCACAGGAGGATGCCAACAACAAGGCCAAGGCCGCCGTTGACGCCCAAGGACAGGCTCTCGCTAATATCCACGCCCTTTGTACGTACACTGGCCGTGCTTCCTTGGAGTTTACGAGAAACAACTGTGGTGAGTGTAAGATAGGATCTAAAGTGACGATCACTCAAGATATGGTAGAAGGACACCCATTCCAGTCCAACGACTCCCAGACCGCTGCTGACGCTATGGCTATGACCGCCGTACAAGCCCAAGGACAGGCTTTGGCTAATACCAAGGGTACTTGCTCTAACGCTACTATGTATACCGGTAAGGCCAGCTTCGAGTTCACGAAGAGCAATTGTGGCGCTAATCAGGTAGGAGATCCGTTCACCGTAACACAAGATATGGTGGAAGGTCATCCGTTCCAGTCTTGCGTATCTCAAGATGAGGCTAATTTAGTGGCTATGGCCGCTGTAATGAATCAAGGCCAGAAGATCGCCGATGAGCGTGGTACTTGTCATGAGGCTCCTAAATATACCGGTCATTATAGCGAGGCGTTCGAGAAGAATAACTGTCCGTCCGGTCTTATCCCGTCTTCAGTTACCGTTACTGAGGCTGATGTAACCGGAGGTCCATTCTACTCATACGAGAGCCAGTTCGCCGCTGATGAGCTTGCCAAGGCCGCTGTCAAGGCACAAGGTCAGGCTATAGCCAACGATCGTGGTACTTGTGATAAGTTGAAGATATATGTCGGTAATTATAGTAAGGAGTTCACTCCTAAGTGTCCTACTTGCCAGTACGCTGATCCTATTACCGTAACCCCGGATCTTATGGGACAGTTCTTCACCTCTACCCGTTCACAAGAGGAGGCTGACGCTTTGGCTAAGGCCTACATCGATAGGATGGGTCAGGCGTTCGTTAACAAGAACTATGATGACACGTGTCATACTAAGGATGAGCAACCGGTTTGGGAGACTATAGAAACCGTATGTAAGGACTGTATCTCTAAATTACATCAACGTAATACCAATACCTGCTATACTGATCCTGAGAATCAAGAGCGGTATATAGCTGGTGGTAATAAGACATGCTTCTGGTTTGGTACGGCATCTAAGGCCTTCACCCGTCAATGTGCGGATGGTGGGGTTGGAAGCTCTGTTACCGTGACTCAGAATGATGTTACGGATCCGGCTCCTAGCTCTGACGGCAAGTTCAAATCATGTGTATCTCAGGCTGACGCTAACGCCAAGGCATTGGCGGCTGTTACGGCTCAGGGACAGAGCGTTGCTAACTCGAAGGGTACTTGTACGTGGACAGGAAGCTATACCGGTCAGGTTCAGAAGAACAATTGCGCTGATGGCGGCGTAGGAGACATGGTATCCGTAAGCAGCAGCAAGCTTCCGGGACACCCGTACACCTCCAACATATCTTTGGCTGACGCCAATAAGAAAGCTGAGAATGCCGTTCGTGGAGCTGAGGGTCAGGCTTACGCCAATAAGAACGGAGGATGTACCTGGACTTACGTGGCAAGCCGTGACTTCTATAAGAACAACTGCGCCGAAGGCGGGGTAGGCCAGAGGATAACGGTGACCTCCACGCAAGCCAACGGCGGCACGGCTATCACCAGCAAGGTTTCTTTGGCGGATGCAAGGAGCAAGGCAGAGCAGATCCTAGACCAGAAGGGGCAGGATTACGCTAACCAACATGGAACTTGTGTATGGACCGGTACCGGAAGCGCTACTTTCTATAAGGATAATTGCGGCTCTTGTAGACAAGGTGTGGCTATATCAGTTCCTTATAGCTCATTAGGATTAGATCCTATAACATCAACGGTCTCTCAGGCTGACGCCAATAACAAGGTTCAAGAGGCCTTCAGAAGCAATTCAACTACCAGAGCCGCCGCTCAAGCTTACGCTAATAAGAACGGAGATTGTGAGGATACTCCTCCTAATTGGAGTGGTTGGAGCTATGATGGCGGAAACTATTGCTCAGGTGGTGATGTTTGGGCTAGATATAGAAGGACTGATAGCACTGGATGTCACTCTGACGAGACGGAGAACAGGCTCCATGAGTCTTGTGGCTGTGGATGCTCCGGCGGATCTTGCGATAGCTGTTGTGATCCTCATTCTTGGAGTAGAATAGGAGAGGCTGAGTGTAGATCTGGCGAAAGTGTAGCTTTATACATAAATGATTGTGGAAGAGAGGAATATCTAGGCTATGGATCTGCTTGCTGTAATATGATCGGTTTCCAAGGAGGATCTGCTACTAGTAGGAATTGTCCATCTGATAGACCTTGTGGAGTAACGATCTCCTATCCGGATGTACCTTCTGGATCTATATGCGCTTCTAGCACGTCTTCCGCCAACGCTCAGGCTAGCGATAAGATAGAGAGTCTTAGATCTATAGCTCAGGCATTAGCGGATGCGGGTTGCAGAGGAAGAGTATGTAATGATTATGTAGAGGCTACTGCTACCAAGCAAGGTTGTCCGTCAGGATGTACGGCTCCGAAGGCTTCCGCTTACTGGGTTTCTGGCGGAAACAATGGCGCTTGGTGTGAGTGTGACGGTGATAAGGCCGCACTTACCGCCGCGGCACAGGCTGACGCACAGAGACTAGCACAGGAAAAAGCCAACGCTATGGAATGCGATTGCCCCAAAACATGGAGCGCCAACGCTATGCTGAGCGGTGATCCTTGTAATGGCCTGTCTGGTTTTACATCCGCCTTAAGGTGCTCCTATGAAGTGTCTTACAATAATCAATGTGGATCATCTAAATCAATAACTGTAACTGTTACTGGTAAGAATAATTATGGACAAACCGTTACGGCTGGAAGTACTACCGTAAGTATACCTACTGGGTCTGGTAAAAAAACCGGTGTCATAGGTTTTGATTTAGAAGTACTATGTGGATCCATAAGTGTTTCTGGGGGAAGATCTGGGGACTGTTAAGATTCTGATGTATAACAAAAAAAGGAGAGGCTAATAAGTCTCTCCTTTTTATTAAAAAACCATCACAGCAGTGATTGTCAACAATTACCTGAATCATGACCAGAGATTGTTACATCTCCACATACCACTCCTCGGCTAAAATGCACACTTCCACTCTTGCTTCCAGATCCTGCGGGAATTGTAAAGCTAGCGCTATTGACCTGCTCTTCTCCGTTTTGTGTATATCCTACACCACTCACAGAGCCAGATATAGATCTACCACATTGATTATTATACGTAATCGTAAATCCTCTTGATGTGACAAGTTGCTCATGACTCATGCAATCATTATTCATAGATACAGACCATGACCACGTCTTCTGCTCCGGGCAATCGCATTCCATAGCGTTGGCTTTTTCCTGTGCTAGTCTCTGTGCGTCAGCCTGTGCCGCGGCGGTAAGTTGGTAGTTTCATCAACCTCTTTTATTCTATTTTCGATAGAAATGACTAATATTGTATCACTAACATTAAAAAAGTAAGACTATGGCATGTGCTAAGAAAAAGAAGATGGCAGAAGGAGGCAAAGTCTCCGAGAAAAAGAAACCTCAAATGAAATGTGGAGGCAAGGTTAAGAAAAAGAAGTAATAACCGGAGGGGTATATCCCCTCCTTAGTATTTCATGCATGAAAAATTCAGAATTTGTATCTAGGATCATAAATGATATGAACTCCATCAATAAGGACGCTCATGTCAGTAGGAGGTGGATATTATCTATAGGAAGGCAGAAAGCCAGATCGTATATAGCCCAGAAATACGCTGACGGTACTTTGTTCGGCGAGGAATCGCTATATACTCATATTAATTGCATGGAGATGGAGAGAGTCCGGAAGGTTGATTGTTGCTTTGATGAGTTTAAGTTATGCCGGATACTTATGAGATCCAAGAAAAGGCTTCCCGATATGATATATACCCGTATAGGACCGGCTATTATAAAGGTATCGAACATCATGGATGATATTATATTTACTCCTATATCGTTAAGAAAATACGCTAATAACAAGGAACGTAAATATGGTAATATAGATCAATACTATTATTACGTCAATGATGGATATATCTATATACCTGATATAAATATAGAGGCTATAAACGTGGATCTTATAACCCTTGACAGGAAAGCGGCGTTAGAGCTAGGGGGATGTGGAACGGAAAAAGATGATCCATGTATATCTCAATGGGATTATGATTTCATATGCCCTGATAAGTTACTGGAATATGTGGTATCTGAGACGTTAAGAGAGACGATAACCAAATTGCAGATCCCTACGGACGAGAATCCGGATATGGATATTAATAAGAAAACGCAAAAAATTCAATAAGCATGAACATAATAAGATCTATAATCAATTTCTTCGGTGCTGAGGATATTGTTGATGGTATCGGGTAAAGAGGAATGAGAGATAGCTCAATCATAAAATATAATGAGATACATGATATGTATGATAAAATTATAAAGGATCTAGGAGACATGTCAGCTTACGTGTCCAAGAGCTATATCTATGATAAGATAAAAGATAAAACAGGTTTTAGTACAAGGCATATTAGTAGGATACTTAATCATACTAAGAAAAGAGATCTTAGATTTATCTAAAAAGGAGAGGCTAATCAACCTCTCCTTTTGTTTTTAACATCCTCCACCTTGACTTGGGTTAGAGACATACATACTTGTGGCGTTACTTACGCAATCTCTGCCTCCGGATACTGTTCCCGATCCTGTCGGTATCGTAACGGTCTTGGTAGTGGAGAAATATTCCACATCTCCTGACGGTTCGGATCTAGTATAATACACATCGAATGAAGCTGTTTTAGATTTTCCACATGGGTTATTGTAGCTTACCGATATACTTAAACATTGACCGTTGAAACTTCCACTAGCGTAAGCGTTCTATGTTTGTGGGCAATCGCATTCCATAGCGTTGGCTTTTTCCTGTGCTAGTCTCTGTGCGTCAGCCTGTGCCGCGGCGGTAAGTGCGGCCTTATCACCGTCACACTCACACCAAAACTTGTCAAATATTTCTTGAATAAGGATGAAATTATTATATTTGTGATATGAAAACAAAGTCGTTTAAAATACTTGATCAATACTTTCTTCGGTTCTACAGGTCTATTATGTCTAAGAACGGAAAGAGAAGGAAACATACGATCGTGGACAAGAATGATATTCTCGAATGTCAGTCGTTGATCTGGAAAGTCATACGTGATAAGTACTTAGATAATGAGGGCGGGGTTTATATAAATAACATCGGTTATTTATGTCATAAGATTAATCCCAACCGTAAGATATATCTGAATAAACTTACCGGGACTATAAACAGGCGTGGGACAGGTGGATATTCTTACGTCCATACGTGTATGGATTTTATGCCCAGGAATAAGTATTTTCATTTATATATCTCTCCAGCATTAAACAAGGAGTGTAGGATGGCTATGGAGTCTGGAAGGAGATATAAGTTCTTGTACAGGGAAGTTGAATCGGAAAGTAAGGTATTTGGAGTTAAATGGGTGTACAAACTATAAGGTTTGTTTCTATGACACGATCCAGTTAGTTCGAGAGAATAGACTGGATCTTTTGCTTGATATATACTATTGTCTATCTTTGTACAAAAGAGTTTGTTATGACGATAAGGGGGTTATTGGCCGAGATCAAGGCCGATTTACATAAATACGATGATAGCGGGGCTATAGATACCTCGTCTGTTTATAGATGGGCTGAGATCGCATTAAAAAGGTTCGGCGGTGTTATAGCTGTCATGTCAGAGGCGGTTGTCAAGACCAGTAACAAGCAGGCGGTATTACCATCCGATTTCTTCGACATGCTTGACGCTTACAGGTGTGAGCCTCTGGTTTGCGAGATCCCTGGCGGCGATAAGGCTAAGGCTGACCTCCAACACGAGATCGGCTGGGTCGAGCGCACGGAGCGCGGGTTTCGTTGGAACTCCTGCACCGAGTGTTGCAAGGAGGAGTTTGAGAAGACGATCACGGAGAAGATTTATATCGGATCCCATGAGGTTCGTTTCCATTACCATCATCCAGTAAGGTTATCTATAGGTCGTGGATTGAGGCGTGATTGCACTGCTGATAAGTATTGGGATAAATACGCTTGGGATAATTATGATATAACTATATCCGGCAATACTATGTATACCGGCTTTGACGGATTTATTTATATCGTATACAGAGCTACTCCTAAGGATGAGGATGGTCTACCATATATACCTGAGACGGATTTAGGTTATCTTGAGGATTATGTCGAGACGTATATCAAGATGAAGATCTTCGAGAACGCTGCCGTGAATGGCTTGATACAAGGCGCTGGTGACGCTTACAAATTATATGCTCAGCAAGAACCGGGTAAGTTTGCTAGGGCCATGAAGGAGCTTAAGATGTCGATGATCACGTTAAATGATTATCGGGAACTGGCTGAGGATAATAGGAGAAGGATGCTGTCTCATGAGCGTATGTGGCCCAACGCTTTTGATAAGTATATTAAACTTATTTAACAAAATACGATGATATGGCTGATTGGATACATTTAGATAAGACAAGTGGTACCGGCCCTGCTGAGGTTAGGATTACCGCTGATATCAATGAGACTGGAGAGATACGTCAGGCTACGTACAAGGTTATAAAAGAAGGCACCAAGGAGGAGAAGACGTTCGTGTGTAGGCAGGAGTCGGTTCCGGTGGTGATCATCCCTGAGTTCGATTTCCTTGTGCTTAGGTATATCTGGGATGACGAGGACGGCATTGACTTCGACACGGCAACCGGTTTCGACAACACTGGTCTCCCGGACGTGGACGGCAAGCTGGTTGGTTGGAGTAAACAAAACCAGACCACGCAGGAGCGGGTAGGCGATTATCTTATCCACGGTGGTGATAACATGGAATCAGGTAACGAGGCCGCCTTGATTCAGATGGGACCGTTGTTGGATGGCGATAATTACGATAAATTACCTCTTGAGATCAGATGCAGTATATATGGTAACTGGTATGGTGGTCGTGAGAAAGGTAATGTCACTATCAGGTTCACGGCATATAAGGGCGGAACGATGGAAAAGCGTGGATATGATTTTGTCAATATAGGAGGAGAGGAGGTTTATACCGGTGACGCCCCTACTAACGTATCCGCTCACGGCGAGGATAATTGGCAAAATATAAAGACCTTGTATTCTAAGGTAGGTACGATGATCTATAACAAGGAGTCCCGTGACTGTATTGTAAGAATAGGTGAGTAGCTATTTCTTCATAATATAAATATCTGTTAACTCTCTTGTCCGTGAGGATAGGAGAGTTTTTTATTTTTTTTAGTCCTTTACTTATGACATATTTGATCTTTTATTGCGCAGGAATAATCTAGCTTTGCCGAAAACTAATATTATGATCGCATTAAATGATGTCAATAACGAACTCCATGTCCGGTTATATATACTGGAGGTGCTTAAGGATTATATAAGAGATGATGATTTCGATGGTCTTGTAGATAAGGCGTTGGATTTTGTCATGGAAGGCGTTTCTATGCCTAAGGCTCCGGCCAAGGATACCACCATGAGTGACATATCAAAGAGCGTTTTGGCCTTGGTAGCGGGTGCTGGATTAGATGAGAGGTTAAGCAAAAGCTCTTTAGAGTTAGCTTACGATAGGTGTAAGATGAGGTACGTATTCGATCCTCGAAATCGGGATATACACGGTGTAGTCGTAGGTTATTCCAATGACTTTAATAGTCTGGTAGCTGTGTGTGATGAGGGATCGAAGAAAGGAGTGGATAAAGGATCTACTGATTTTGTGGATGTCAATGAGAGATACGTGACTAACGGTTTCTTTTACATATCTGTAGAGGATGCCGATAAGCAATCGAACTACATGGGTAAAAATTTGTAATTGTTGTGTTTTTGTACTTTACACGAGCGTTTAAAAGTATTTAGTTCTCCTCCTGACTTGTGAAAGTATGGAGGATTTTTTATGATTATTTAACCAACAAAACCACCATACTTTAGAAGGTGGATGAATTGGTTTGATTAATTTTGAATCAAAATTACAAATAAAAAAATGATTTCCTACAAATATAATATATACAGATCCAAGAAAACGAAGTATCTTGATAAAATGCTTCGTGAATGTTGTTTTGTATGGAATCATGCTTTAGCTCTACAACGTAGATACTATAAACTGTTTGGGAAATATATCTCAATTGGTAAAATGAAGAAGCATTTTGCTAAAAGAATTAAAAGAAATCTTCTTTATTCTCAAACAACACAAGAAATACTTGAACGTCTTGATGAATCTTATAATCGTTTCTTTAAAAGAAAATCAAAGAGACCACCTAAGTTTAAAAGATCAGATTGTTTCAACTCTTTTGTTTTTAAACAAGGAGGGTTTACTCTAAATGGTAATATTCTCACAATCAACAAAGGAAAGAAACGTTTTAAGTTTTCATACAGTAGAGCATATGAAGGTAATGTTAAACAAATAAGAATAGTCAGAGAAACCTGCTATCGTTTTAGTTTGATTATAGTTACAGATTACAATCCTGCAAACTCTTACAGAAAGACATATGATGGTGCATCTGTAGGATTGGATTTTGGTCTGAAAACTTACCTAACTAAAAGTGATGGTAACAAAATTGGGTCTCCATTATTCTTCAAGCAATATCAAAACAAGATTAGAAAACTAAATAGAAAGTTTTCTAATGCGAAGAAAGGATCCAATAATAGAAAAAGAAGACTGTTTGAACTTCAACAAGCGTATCGTAAAATAAACGATTTTCGATCTGATTTTCAATGGAAATTAGCTCATGAATTGTGCAAGCGATATGATTATATTTTCATTGAAGATCTAAACATTGAAGGAATGAAACGTTTGTGGGGAAAGAAAGTTTCTGATCTCAGTCATTCTTCTTTTATTAACAAACTTACGTATATCGCTTCAAAGTATGGAGTGATAGTACATAAGATTGACAAATGGTATCCTTCCTCAAAGACTTGTGAATGCGGGTTTGTTAATAAAAACTTGTCGTTGAGAGATCGCACATGGTGTTGTCCAAAATGCGAGTCTATCAACGACCGTGATGTTCTTGCGGCCCGTAATATACTTCGGAAGGGCATTTCCGAATTGGAGAGCAAGAGTAATTCCAGCGATAGTAATATCGGGGTTTCTTGCGTCTGTATCCAAGAATCCCATTTGCTTTAGTGATGGGAGTATGTCAATAGAATCCGCCACATAAGTGATTATCCGCAGGATTTGTTATATTTGCGAAAAAGATAAGATCGTGCAAAATAACTCTAATATAGCGGTTCCCGATTCCGGGATGAACAGGGATAAGCATCCACAGGACCTGTCCCCGTCTGAGTACAGTTTCGCCTTGAACGCTACCATAGAGGGTGACGATGGAAGCCAGCTTAAGATCCAGAACGAGCCTAGCACCCTTTTATGTAAGCGATTTGATGGCTATAAGGTTATTGGGTATAAGAATGATATAGCTGGTGATAACACTTATTTCTTTCTGGTGAATCCTGATAACAACACCTCTAAGATCACGTTCATGAGGTCATTGGATTATGTCAAGACCGTAGAGGATCAATTAGCGGGATCAGGGAAAGATATTCATCGTATCCTTGGCGAGAGGCTTGAGGAGTCGGATGGTCGTTTCGATGAGATATGTGATTTGATGGAGGTGTTGATAGAGGATGGGGCCGATGATCCTTGTCTTAATTTCTCCATTCATCATCCTATCTTCGATATAGAGATCAAGGATGAGAAGTGTGGTAAGGTTATATACTGGACTGATGGATATAACCCCCAGCGATATGTTATGGTTGACAAGGCTCTTAATCCAGATGAGGATGGTGATTTTTGGTATCATTATCATGGGTATAAGACGTGTGGGGATGATAAGCCAATAGAGAGGTGTAGGCTGGCCTGCGAGAAGCTGCTGGTGTTCCCGTTGCTGACGGCTCCGTGCGTGGAGCCTGAGGTCGTGGAGTTCGGGGGAAGCCTGCGTGCCGGGACCTACCAGTTCTGCGTGGCGTTGTGCGATGAGTTCGGGATAGAGAAGACCGGATATTGCTCATTGACCAACCCAATCATGTTATTCGATCGCCAAGATATGGTTATCCGTGATGGTTTATGGGGTAAGTCAACCAACATGGGTATCCGCCTTACCGTGTCTAATATAGATAAGCAGGTATCTCATTATAAGATAGGTGTTATACAGAATACGGTTGGGTTTAATGGTGAGCAAAGCCCGGTTCTTGAGTATTTCATAGAAGGTATACATCCGATAACGGAAAGGACCATCTATTACCTTACGGATCAGTATAGCGAGCGTACGACCATGGAGAAGTTATCCAAGGAAATACCGGTATATAAGACAGCCAGAGGCATGACGTCTGTCGGGAATCGTCTTCTTCAATACGGCTTGACCGTGGAGAATGAATGGAATCTTCAACCGGTCGTTAATTTCTTGGGTCATTTCGTTAAATGGCAGACATCGATAGCCACGGAGAATCTATATAAAGACGGTGTGGCTTGCTCTAAATACGCCTCTTTCATGCGTGACGAGGTATATCCGTTGGGTATAAGATTCTTTACCAATACGGGATACAGGACAGCTAGATTCCCGCTTATCCCTCGTCCGGCCACAAGGGAGGAGATGGAGGTTATCGTTGATGAGGACGGTAACTCTGACGACCTGTCGGCTGCGTCGGTGCTGGAGAACAACCCGCAGTGCGCCGGGAACAGCCGCCGTTATCTTTGGCAGTTTAAGAATACGGCAAAGATCATAAACGACCCGTCTTGGGGATTTGATGATTTTGGGGGAGAATGCAAGAATCAGCTAGATGTCAAGCAACTCAGATATGTAGAGCAGGAATATGCCACGGTAGGAGAGACCCAATTCGTTATCAACACGATGGGGGAAGATGTTACGGTAGATGATGCTATTGATTATATCGCTGATAATATAGAGAACCTGTGTGATATCATAGAATCTAATGTAGGTATTACCGACGAGTTATGCGCTGCTATATCGTTGCCGGAGGATCAAGACGGTATAAAGGCCCCCGATTTCCCTAGTGGATGTGATGATATCGAGAGGATAGAGACCAGGACTATATTGGATAAAAACTCTTTGGTGGATTCTAGGATTGATTTTACGTATAAGCTGGCTAGTGATTATACGGAGACCGAGCCTACCACCTTAATACAAAGTAATGCCGAGTCACAAAGGAAGTTCTCTGTATTGTGTGATTTCGATAATTATTCCAGTGGAGGTAAGAATATCATAGATCTGGTTCAGGAATGGCTGGATGGTCAGGATGAGGATAAATTCCCGTCTGATATAGACTCCTCCGCCTTGGTCTTGTGTCAGGATATGTCTAATGTCCGGCAGTTATATGATGAGGGCATATGTACTAATGGGTGTTCGGTAGGAGATCCTCACGTCAATCCTACTATTAATGATGTTCAACTTCCTACATTCCAAGGAGGTAGGTCATTGGGTAAGTGCACGTATTTGTACCAATATCCCGGATGGGAAGGAAAGAAGCATACGGAGACGATGCTTGATCAGTTAATGGATACGATGGAGGCTTATTTCCCCCAATATGAGAGTCAGTTTGGTATCGAGAACGCCGTGTGTCTTTTTGGCGATGGTGATAATTCTAAGTTTAATACCGGTATAACTACTGACTGGGAAGGTCGTGTGTCTATGCAGAATGATATTGACGCCAAGACCAATTGGTTCGGTAGAAGCAACTTGACTTATTTCAAGTTCTATCCACATGTATCCTCATACGCCAGATGGGTGGAGTTGGATTACGAGAAATACATAAGTGGTTTATCCGATTCTGATAACGGTATTATGTATATAGAGATGATGGGTAACTATAATTATCCGATCGGCGACTCGTCATCATACAATAAGGTTCGTATAACGTTTTTCTCGGACAAGGAAGGTACCGTGGCTCCTAATCCTTTGGCTAATGATGCCAAGAAAGGTGTTATAGTGAATTACGTGGATCATAAGATATTTATGATGCCGAAGTACTTGTTCTGGAATGATGACAAGACTACTTTCCATAAGATATATGTTTGTATTGAGCCAGCGGTATGTGTGTTCTTCACCGGTTTCGCCATGAGGCAGGACATGAAGGAGCTTGCCGGATTCTATACGGCCGGCACCGCCATCTTCCCCGCCCCGTTCTGTTTTGGCATTCGGCCACTGGAGGTGAAATACGTATTCTTCTTCACAAAAGAATTGAAATTAAGGAGATTCGTTACCTATGAGGCGAAATGTATCTCATGTGGGGATAAACCCGCTGACTGCGCTCCCAGACCATATCAGTACGGTGATTTCGGATATTGGGAGTCTACCAATAAGTATCCGGCTAATTTTGAGTTGTATGATTCAAGTAAGATCGGGATATCATCGGGAGGATCAAAGAGGAAGGACATAATAGATTCTTTGATGAAATACTATGGGTCTCCTAAATCAGTTGGGGGTAAGTCTTATTTCACCGGTAATGGGGGTAACGCTGAGTACCCAAATACGTCAACCACGTTTTGTCAGAGACCTATACGTCATTACAAGTTCCCGGATAACTCTGTCGCTCCTTTTATGGGTAATCCGTCTCAACTGACCGGTCAATATGGAGTTGACTCCTATATTTATCCTATGGGGGTGATGCTTGATGACGATATCGTTAATGAGTTTCTGGATATAGCGGTAGAGAACGGTCTTATAGATAAGGCTAGAAGAGATTCTATAATAGGATATGAGTTGTATAGGGGTGATAGGACGTTAGATAAGAGCGTTATCGGGACCGGTCTGGCTTATGATATGTTTAAGTACGATGATCCAGACGGATCGGCTAACCTTTATCCTAATTACCCTTACAACGATTTGTCTGATGATATGTATATCTATAAGGATATTAATCGTGAGAATTTTATAACGCATCCGTTTAACAGGAAGGGTAATATCTGGTATTCATTCTTAAGTCCTGATATTGCCTTTAACAAGCCTGACGCTCCCACCGAGTGCCTTGTTGATGGTTATCAATTAGGTAAATCCTCCGGTATATTCAGGGAGGTGGAGGATCACCCTAAATGGACGATATTAGGGAGTAAGGCTTACAGTATGGCAATATCATTGGCTACGGTGGAGGCTATGGCTAATTTAATATCCGCTATAGCTGAGTATACATATCAGTCGGCTTCACAGCAATATGTCGGTGGAGGCGTGTTCTTTTTAGCCAACCCTGTCGGCATAGCGCTGACGGCTATCCGTCTGGCTACGGGTATCGCCAAGGCCACAGCCCAGTCCGTGGTGGATATAGGCAAGTACAGGTATCAGTGGTTAACGGCATTGATAGATAGGGGACCTAGACGGAACTATGCTTATTATTATACTTCTGTCGCTCATTATAATTTATTTTACCAAAAAATAGGGGAGTCAGAGTTACGTGGATTGTCAACGGCTAAATATATCAAGAGCGGGTTATATCCGGTAACAGATATCTCTTCGCAAGGGGAGACCGTAGGCGGTAAGCCTATTATCATAAACAACCTCGATCGTGAGCATTCATTGTTCATGTCATTTGGTATGGATAAATATATGCTTGAATATCCGGAGTTGGTTTCAAGTTATGATACCAGCCGTATTCAGGATGAGTGTAATATTCGTAACGATGAGGTGGCTGGTATGACGCCTCATTTTATGACACGTGAATCTTTCGTATCCTGCCCCTATATGAGGATAAAGAAATATTCTCCGGCTCAATACGGACAGATAGAGGATATCAGGTGGGTATCGTTAGGTGGTTGCGGGTTGATGGATAAGGATAAGCGTAAACCTGTTTTTGGAGGTGATGTATTTATATCAAGATTTTCACTTAAGAGGAAGATGCCTATGTTTTACTTGACTCAGTTCGGTCAGGGGGACATGATACCATTCCCTTATTATGATTATCGGAACATCGGGTATCCCCGTTATTTCGTTAATTACGACACCGGGGAGGATTATCTTAATAAGACCGATACGGATACCGGATCGCTATACTCTTTCCCTAGCCGGAAGAGCGCTTATGAGATGGTTTGCAAGACCGGAGATATGTATCTTAGCGGTCGTTTCTTCCTATACTTCTATGGCATACCTCAGTTTCTTGTGGAGTCTGAGATCAATTGCAATTTCCGTATAGCCGGACCTGAGTCTTACGAGGGGTTCTATCCGGAGGTGGGGGATTATATATCATGGACTCAGGAGCGTAATGTCCCTATATCAAGGGATAATGTGTTTAAGATAAGTCCTGTGTATAAGAATCGATTTACGTTAGGTGGCAGGTCATTACCAGAGACGTATGATAGCAATTTTTGGGACTGCGCTTACCAAAGACCCAACGGCGTCATATGGAGCACCGCCGACGTGTCGGAGAACGGCATGACCGATCCTTGGCTGTCGTACAAGCCTATGGATTACCATGAGTTCAAGACATCTTTCGGGAAACTTATAAGCATGAAAGGGATAGAGTCGGATCAGATACTGGCTCGTTTTGAGAATCAGGTAGGGTTGTACAATGCCATAGACGTGTTGGCGGAGAGAATATCCCCGGAGAATAGCGAGCTAGGGACAGGTGGTCTTTTCGCCTCTCGTGGTATCGAGTATAATAATACGACGTTAGGATATTCCGGGACCCAGAGCCGGGATATGATCAGTTGCGAGTTTGGGCATTTTTGGGTCGATTTAAGGCGTGGTCAGGTGTTTAAGGTAGATTCTAATGGTAGGAATCTTACGGAGGTCACACCGGGGCTTAGAAACTGGTTTAAGGAGCATCTTCAGATGAAGATCATCCGTAGCCGGATATATAACGCTGATACGGACGCTGAGTTGTCTTATTATGATATCGATAACAAGTTCTTTGGTATAGGGCTATCCATGGGCTGGGACAATCGGTTCAAGAGGGTTCTGATAACCAAGAAAGATTATATACCGGTAGGGAATCCGAGCGAGTACCAATTCCGTGGCGGCCGGTTCTACAGGAACGGGCAGGTGGTGGAGCTACAGGACGCCAGCCATTTCACGGACGTCTCGTTCACCGTTGGATATAACTGCCTGAAGGGTGAGTGGAAATCATATTTGTCCTACACCCCTGACTATTATATCGAGCACCAGCATTATTTCCAGTCTGGTAAGAATTACTCTAACGACGATCGTGAGATAGGATTATGGTCGCATGGTCTAACCAACCAATCTTATCAAGTATTCTACGGTAAGTTATATCCGTTCGTCATAGAGGTACCTGTCCGTGAGCAGTATGTGAATAAGATCCTCACGAACTACCAATATAGGATGGATGCCAGAAGGTATCAGGATGAGGTTAATTACCAAATTCTTAGGACTACCGGATTCAATAAGGCATGGTTTTATAACGACACCAACAACAGTGGTGAGCTTCGGATGGTTATCGCTGACAAGAACGATATGAGCCAGCGGTTAAGGTATCCTGTAACCAATGACGATAGCCGTGAGATACTGGTGACGGAGGTTGATCAGAAGATAAATATAAATGACTATTTTAACGAGGTCAAAGACGATACTAATAACCTCCCGGTATGGATCAAGGACGTGAATGATATTGACCGGAAGATCGATCCTAGGGCTGTCGATTATCATCGGAGGTGGCGGGATCGTCTTCGTGGCGATTGGTTCTTGGCAAGGTTCGTGAATGACATTGAGAGCCGGTTCAAGATGATAGTGCGTTGGTTTAGTAACGATGAGAAAATTTATTAGTTATTAACATATAGGGGAGAATATTTGTTCTTCCCTTTAATACTTTAAGATAGTATGGAAGATTTTGTTGGTAAATACAATGGCAAGCAGATAGATCAGAAGCTCGACAAGGTCAAGGATATAGTTGGCGCCACGGCGTCCGGGGCTGGCGCTGCGGGATTGGTGCCGGCTCCCGCAGCGGAGAAGCGTACAGCCTTTCTTCGTGGTGACGGCACATGGCAGGATATAGATGTTCATGAGCCGGGCTTCTTGGGCGATAATCTCGATAGCGAGGATGATTTTAGAACTATATTATTTAATTTGGGCTTTGATAAGGAATTTACCCTTACCAAAGCGAAATATGATATAATAGCTTCTAAATGTGAGGTTGATATACCAATTCAATATCTTTTATCCGGAACATCATCGACGTATGGGATTGGGGACTTGATATTAATTAAGGATTCATCCGGGAATATTCAAGCCATGTTGCGCTCTGGATGCAATACGGGAGCTGGAATCATTGTATCTTATCATGTATTGATCAATATATCCAGCGACCTTACCCATACGTCCAATGTCACCAGTCATACCGTACAATCGGTATCTAACCAAACCAAGGACATATCCTTAACGATTGGTGATGACCTAGTCGGAGATAACAGGGTCATTAACTTCTCTACGGCCGGTACAGGAACCAAGGCCTTGATGGATGATGGGACTTATAAGGAGATAGGTTCTTCTGGAGTGGATATCTCAAGCTATATTTTAGAAGGAATTGATTTTAAGAAAAATACTACCAAGGAAGGTTTCGATAAGATAAAAAGCTGTATTATTAATAAACAGCATATGTATGTGTATTATAAAGCCGAAATGGGTGGCGATGTAGCCGCTTTTACAAGTGATGTTATAACTAGTTTTTTGTATGGTAATATATCCTTGGTTATGGTTGATTTTTCGAATATTGAGTTGAAACAAGTAGTAATAAATTCGAGTAATTATAATATAACCGTAACAAAAATTTAATGTTATGATTCAAAAAAGGAAGGTTGCCAAGAACTCAGGCAAGTGCCCCAAGTCGGGATGCATAAAGAGAGTAGGAAGTGACTGGAGAGTGGTTAGCAACAAGACCGGAAAGTTATGGCCGGCGAAGTATAAGTCGAGGGATTTGGCCAAGAAAGCTCTGGCGGCTTATCATATGCATTGAGGGTGTAGGAGGGTAGGTGATATGAATCATGTCCCCGCCTATTGTTTTATCCTGCATCCGATTATGTATATCTTTGTAGAAAACGTGATTTATGGCTAAGAAAGATAAGAAAGAGGAAATCCCTTCATGGATAAAGGATTTGTATAAGGAAGATCTTGATCGTGTTGTAAGAGGTGAGCGTCCCATGTATTTTAGGGGTATGAATGATGATCCTTTAAAGAACGTATCCCCGGAGTTTGATATCCTTAGTGGAGGAGCTGCTGTTAAGGGTATGAATGGGATAAGAGGTGCGTTGTCTCCGTTGAATAATGGCATGGGTAATTATAATTTCAGCATTAGGGGTATAAATAAGAAGATAGGCGAGCTGGTTGATGAGGCGGGGTTGTATTTGCCTGAGAAATTAAGACCTGTATATCGGACTGTGGTGGATGCTATGTCGAGATCCAAGGATAAGGGGTTGGGGCATATCACGCAGCCGTTGGCCAACGCCCTGTACCCTGCGGACGAGCGACGGAGCCGACGTCTGGACGGGGAGCATCCCGTTGGTTATGTGGATGCCATAGACGGCATATGGCCTAGAGCGAAATATGGGTTATGGGGAGATAAGATCAAAAAAGAGCAAGATGGAGGTGAGATAAAGGATATAGCAAGAAAGATGTATAGATCTGATCTTGATCGTGTGATATCAGGTCAATCTCCTATGTATTATAAACAACTTAACGACAAGCCTCTCAATGACGCGCATCCTGAATTTGATATTCTTACTGGAGGTGTCCCTCTTAAATCCGCTCCATCTTATAAGATGGGGATAGTCGGGAAAGGCAACGTGTTTGATAATCCATGGGGATCAAATACGTATGGAAGGATATTTGATAAATTGGATGACTATGCCAGCATACCGAACGATGTGTTTACGAAGTATCTAGGCAAGACGTTGAGAGGGATAAAGAAAAGGATACCGGATAAGGATGATAAGAAGAGATTTCAAGATTTAGCCGAGAAGGTTGTTAATCGTGTCCATGAGGATCTGGATTATTATGTAGGTCTTGGTTCTGCTGTATTGGTTGATGATAAGGAAGAGAAAAAGGAAGGAGGTCCCGTGGATTCCGGTCGTTCTTATGGGGATGGGAAATATGTTGTTGACCCTCGTAGGTCAGAGAATAATAAGATGGCTGTGTATGATGAGATATGGGACTATCTGACAGAAAAGAAAGGGATACCACAAACTCAAGCTATCGGCATCCTATCGAACATCGCCGCCGAGTCCGGAGGGGACACCGAAGCCCTAGGAGCCGCCGGTGATTTTGGCATCCAGCAATGGCTTGGTCCTAGGAAGAAGGAGCTACAGCGAAGGTATGGGAAGAAACCGACATTAACCCAACAACTGGATTATCTCGTGGATGAGTATCAAGGCAAGGTTCCGGGATTGGGTTGGAATTACATCAATCAAGGCAAGTTCTTTGACAAGGACGCTCAAGGCAATGTATATAATTACTATATGTATTCGAAGGCTGATTTTGATAACGCTACGAATTATAAGGACGCTACCGTGGCATGGAATCAAGGATACGGAAGACCCCTTGGATCGACATTAAGAAACGAGAAGCGGTTTGAGTTCGCCGATATGTTCTCCAACAGATACGGTGTACCGGAGAACGGGCCAATGAGGTACGAGTTCGGGCAGCGGGATTCGGGCACGGGGGACGGAGGTCAGCAGCCCGTGCCTGAGACGGTAGCCCCCGCCGGTTCTTCTTTGGCTTCCCATCCTGCCATGGATAGCTGGTGGGAGAAGGAGGGTCAAGATCTGTTATATAAGATGCTAGCTCAATCCGGCGCTAACAAGAAAGCTATAGAGGACATCGCTAATAATATTAAGAATGATCCTCAATCAGAGGCGCAGATAGCGGAGGCTGAGCGTATGCGTAAGGAACAGGCGAAAAGGCAGTTGGTGCTTAATATGATACCGGGGTTGATGCTGAATATAAAGGGTATGAGCAGAACCCAGAATTAATGCTATATTTGTGAAGTAATTAAACGTTTTAGATATGAAAAGATTGTTGTTTTTATTTGCTATGTTATTGACGCCATTCGCTTTGATGGCACAAGAGGTAATCCCATCAGAAGGGCCTATTACTATTGATCTGACTACCTTTACAGGCATCATGGCTTTCGTCACGATGTCAGCCACTCAGCTAGCTAAGGTGGTTCCGTATATCGACACCCATAAGTGGGCTAAGATCCTATCGGCTGTAGTTATCGGCATGCTGGTATGTATCCTGGCTTGGGTTCTTCAGGTATCCCCGTTGTTAGTAGGGAGTGAATGGTGGGAAGCTCTGTTGTATGGGGTGGCTGTCGGGCTTAGCGCTGCTGGCTTCTATGACTTGGTGAAAGCGATAGGTTCGTTATTTGTGAAAAGGATCTAGCATCTTGTAATTATTTGAGATATGTAAAATTTCAAGATTTTATTATCTATAATATAAGCTATTATATTTTGTAATTATATTAGTATTATTTATATTTGTGCGCCTATCTACTCATCACGAGCGGATAGGCGCATTTATTAATTTAAAACTTTTGGTAAAGGTATGAAAAGTAATTTGATTTTATCATCAGAGAGTAGGGAATTATTAGGTAGGAACATTTCTGTTATGTCCAAGGACGGGTTTGTATGCATAACGGAAGTTATGGAAGCCTTGAATGAAAAACGTAAATCTATGGGGTTGGAGTCTAGAAGGCTTGATCATTTGTTTGCTACTAATGGATTTCAGGAAAAGATGAAAGCTCTTGTTAGGGAGCTGAGTATTAATGATATATGTACTGTAAGAAATCTTACGGTACAAAACCACGAATTGAAAATCAATAAGATAACCGATCTCAAAAAATACGGAATGGCTTACCGAAGAGGAAAGGGGGAGGGTCAGAAATGGTATGTAAATCCGTATTTTTTTGTTATGGTAGCATTGGAATTGGATCCAGAGATATACGCCAAGGTGATAATATGGTTGCATGATGGATTCATAGAGGACAGGAATGCCGCTGGCGAGGCTTATATCAAGATGAGTTCGGCCGTCGCCAGGTTGGTTAGCGACAAGAGTCAGTTGTCTGATAAGATATCAAGGGTAGCTAAGGCTATTAATTTTATCGTCTTTAACAAGCATGAGAGTGGGATAAGGAATACGGCCACAAAGAATCAGTTAAACGACATAGTAGCTGTAGAGAATGTTATCACCGGGGTTATAGATGGTGGCTTTATAGATACTTATGATAAACTTATAGATTATCTTGGTCATGAGTGGAAAAAGAAGTGGAGCAATCCTATAACGTGTTTAAAAGATTGATATTAAAAAGACTCATCGTTGTGAAATGATGAGTCTCTATTTTTTTAAACTATCTTTGTGTCAGAACGAAATTAATTTGATATGAGCAAGTATGTAATCAAGAGGAAGATACCTAAATATCAAGACGCCGGGGAAGTTGATCCTGTCATGCCCGGTAATGTTGTTGGTCTTCAGGGTATTGGAGTGGAGCCTTTGGTTTCGTCTACCCAGATAGGATTTGATATTCAGCAGCCTGATATTAATACCATTGATACAAGTGATTTGAGCGCTATCGTTGACAGCAATAAGAAGGTTGACGAGTCTGGCAGTACGGATGTTTTTGACTTCACTACTATTCCTTATTATGGCGCTGATGATATAGGATATAGGTTTACCCAGATGGGTCGTGGTATAGGGCGTATGAGAAGTGAGGGATATGGAGATTTATCCACTGGGGCTAAGACAGCCAATACCGTAAGTACCATAGCGTCTGGTATAGGAGGTGCTTTAGGTCTGGCTAGGAATATATTCTCAGGTATAGCGTCAGAGCAAGGTACTCGTACTAATATCAGGTTGGCTCAAGAGCGGGAGGCTAGGCAGAGAAGGCAATCCCAGATGCAGTATAAGGATGGTGGTGGTGTTTATCTAGGACCTAATAATAGGTTTGATAGCGGAAGCCTTACCGGTGAGTACCTGTATCCGTTACCTAAGTCGATGGAAGATCAAGCCAACGTAGAGGTCGAGAAGGGTGAGTACGTGACGCAGCCCGGAGAGGCGCCGATGGAGGCTATGGGGCAGAAGCACGCCGATGGTGGAACCCCCGTTTCCTTGGAGCAGGGAACGAAGGTTATTACCGATGACACAACCATAGAGCCGGATTTCGCTAAATACATCAGAGATACGTATGGGATCAAAGCCACGCCTAAGGATACGTATGCTACGTTAATGGACAGGTATAAGGCTAAGATCGGTCTTAAATCGGCTTACGATGATCAGAAAAAGGCGCTGGAGAAGCTGAAGAAAAACGATAAGATAGATGACGAGAATACAAGGCGTTTAAACGTCTCCGTATTATCCAAGGCTATAAATGATAGCAACGATATCGTTAATGGATTAGAGGGAAGATTTACGGACTTCGCTAACGTCATATACAAGGAGCAGGAAGACCGGAAGATAAAGAAGGATGAGGATACGTATTTCGCTAAGGGTGGTGAAATAGATAACATCATATCCAGATCCATGAAAGAATACGGTCTTACGGAGGAGGATATAGCTGAGGCTAAGAAAGAGCTGCTTAAGAAAGTGGCTGGTATTCGCCAGAAGATGGAGATAGGAGGCACGTCTTTGTTCGGTCGTAAATTAACTTTCCGCCCGATCGAGAATAGGTTCAACAATGATCCTAACTATTTCGGTTATCAACGCCAAGGAACTGATGGCTCTTATGGAGGTATTAATACGGATGAGAGGTTGAATTATTATAAGACATTCAATCCGGTCGCTTACGATGCTTATATGGGAGCTTCAGAGGGCGCTAGGACTAGGGCGTTGCAAGACGCTATCTACGGTCAGACAAGTAGCTGGATGGGCTTGGCTACGGCTGAGAACCCGATCATCGCCAACGCCGAGGCGCTTCGGGATTACACGACGCTCGTTTCCTTTGGCGGTGAGGATAGTCAAGGTAATTACCCGGAAGACAAGAAAGCCGCATATCATGATAGGATGAGAGACAATAAATTAGGTTTGTTTACCACATCTCGCCCTATGATCGGTCTAGACGTTGTTACAGAGGAACAGCATAAGGCTCTTAACGATGCTGGTATCACCCATTTTAGCCAACTATTCTCTGACAAGAACAAGGATGTCGTTAATAAGATACTTGGCGAGGATATGCTTAAGATGCAGGCATTGAGATCCATGAAAGGAATGGAAGGTCTTGATTTTATACTTGATCCTCATAAGGTGGCTCCCGGTCCTATGGATATAGGTGATGTGGAGGAACCTGATGTTAAACTGGATATGCCTGAGCTGATTGATCCCAATACACTCCCTAAGACCAATACAAATGCCGGTAAGTCGAACAGCGGCAATGGAGGCAGGAATATAGTGGGTGGCGGTCTTGACTTTCCTGAGGTGTTCAGGATGACTCCGGGAGCCGTGACAACGGAAGGTCTGGAAAGGCATTACGCTCCTACCGTGGATCCGGTGTTGAGATCGGCTGATCAGTATATGGTTGAGGCCAATCGTGCTTTCCAATCACAATTGGATCAGATGGGTAATGTCCCGGATTCCCAGAGAGGGGCTTTATCATCCAACCTACAGGCGATATTAAGTTCCAATATAGGTAAGTATATAAATGAGGTAGAACAAGGGAACGTGGCTCAAAGGACTTGGGCTGATAATGTCAATGCTCAGTCATGGGCTAATACGTACGATAAGAATATAGCCCAACGTCAAGCTTACCAGCAACGTATATTGCAGGGATTGGCTATAAATGACGAGAACTGGGCCAGGTATTTCGATAGCGTAAATGACGAGATCCAGCAGAAGTGGAATACGGCTACGACCATGAATACATTAAGGTCTATATTCGGGGATGTCAAGATCGGTTCTAATGGACAGTTGATCGCTGATCCTCAGGGAGATATATTGAGTTATAGGAGATTATATCCTGCTCAGGAAGTAACTAAAGGCAAGAAAGGATAAAGGATGGCTTCACAATATAGTATATTAAGGAATTACGGCAAGTACGTATCACCCTACAACATGGATGTCATGATGCAGGGGATGGGGTACATGCAGCAGAAGATAGATACCAATCGGCAGGCTATAAACGAGTATGCTGATTATATTATCAATTCTGACATTATAAAACCTCAGGATAGGGAATATCTTCAGAACAGGTTAAATGGATTGATACAGGACGTGAATAACGTGTATCGTAAATCTAATTTGGCTTCAGATGGTATAGCCAGAAGTATACAGGCTCGTCTTGGAGAAGCTCTGGATACCCGTGTGCTGAATGCTATTGCCGGTACTAGGGAGATCCGGGCTTTTAGCGAGAAGATGGAGGATATGAAGCTGAACAATCCCAAGATGTATAGTCCTATAAACGAGGCTGAGGCTTTCGCGGATGCCGTGGCTTGGATGAATGACGGTCAGGTAGGGACACGTCTTAATCCTATACATTATACCCCTTATACGGATTATCACGCTGAGATTGATGAGAAGATGAAGAATTTCATCTCCCTTAACAAGGGGAAGAAAGTTAATGTACCGGTGACTGATGCCAATGGTAACAGGACGGGCGAGATGCGTGAGATGTATATAGATGAGATGAGTTACGCTCAGGTCAGGGATATAGCCATGGTTTCTATATCTGAGAACGGTAAGGCCCAGATGCAATTAGAGGGAAGATATATGGCTAGAACGAATCCTGACTTGTTTAATGTTCAAAGCACCTCTGATTTCCTTAAAGGGTATATTAATGATTTCAGTGTCAAGGAAGAATCCATACGAGCCAAGTTAAAGGGCGTTGGCAATGACAAGGCCAAGAGGGTTAAGCTGGAATCGGAGCTGGCGGACATCATCAAGCAGAAAAATGATTTCGTGGAGGAGGCCGAGGGCGTTATCGGCAGCAACTACAGCCCGGAGCGGGCCGGCATGTTCATGGTACGGCAGCAGTTCCTTCGTGGTGTTGGGTTGAGATGGTCTTATAATAACTCATACGAGACGCTGGGCGTTGATGATTATTATTTCAAGGCTAATCAACAGATGATGGAGAGAGCTAGGTTTAATGAGACGAAAAGGCATAATCTAGCTATGGAGAAAGCTGCGTTGATGAGAGCAGGCAGATCGGGCAAGTCAGAGAATGGAAATGGCGGGGGTGATGACACGACCGGCCCTACCGTGGTTACCAAGAGCGCAAACCTTGACGATGTGAGCATAAGCGATGAGTTCATGAATGGGTTTATGGCCAATGAGAGGGCGGTGACTACCGGCATGGACAATTTTGTTAAGTCACTATCAGATGACGCTAGAAGGAAGATCGACGCATGGGCGTCTGATCCTGAGAATAGTAACGTGGTCAAGGATATGGATAACGATCAGGTTATCATGACTTATTTTAAGGCTAATGGTGGATCTACGAATACACTTCTTGATTATAATGGAAAGGATAGTTATATAAAGCTTCTTGGGTTAAATAACCAAAGGAATAAGTATAGTAAGATTAATGAGGGTTTCAATAAGGCTGAGAATACTGTTTTGGATGGTGTTGATGCTATAATTGAGAAAGAGGCTAGATCGTATGAAGGATCAGGTATAGACATTAGTTACGGATTTGGCACATTCAATCTTGGGGATATTAACAATAATGGTGATAAGGTTTTTGATATAGATGGCATAAACGATATAACATTAGACGATTGGGCTAAGCTATCTGCTTATAGTTCTTTGCTAAATGATAATATAAACGTTGTTAATAGTAATATTCAAGGGGAAGCGCCATACGTATCGGTAGATTCAGGTCAATCTAGTGTCCTACTGGATAAGATAAATAATCTTATGGGAACATCCTTCTCGCTTGATGATATTGAATCTATAATGTCTCTTGTTGTGTCTGGTGCTAATAGGAATATACACGTCAAGGCGATAGAGGATAGATTTGCTGGAGATAATAGAGCGATTGGTGTCGCTACCGCTTTATATAATGGAGCGTATAGGGAAAGAAACGATTTGTTAAGACATAAATGGAGTCGTGGAGATTTGGGTAGGTTAAATGATGACGCAAAGCGTGCTGGCGAGGATTATTTAAGGCAATATCGTCATGAGTACGCCGAGCGTGAGTATATCTTCTCCGGCGATTATCCATCTAAAAGTAAGGCGGAGGAGGATTATATAAAGATCAGCGATTTATTTACTCGTGGTGGTGGTTTTATTCCTAAGGATAAGGATAATGCCAATACAAAGATAACATTTACTATATCTCCTATAGGTGATGGCAATTATCAGATCATTGGTAATAATGGAGGTGATGGCAGATCTGTTGTTGAGGTAAGTGAGGCTGATCTAGCCGCCAATGACCTCACTTTTTATAAAGAAGATGTAAACATCCCATCCGAGACCTACGACTCTGGTGTTGTATCTATATCGTTTGCCAATTCAAGTGATAACGCTTATGGGAAGATGGCCAAGGTATTGCAGGTAGCTCCTGTGGCTTATGCCAGCGGAGCCAAGGATATGACAATGCCTTATATAGATATGTTCACGAATATAAATGACGGTAATATCAGGAAGAATCAGATGATGATCGCTACTGACGTGTTGTTTGATAACGCTTCTATGTATGAGTTAAGGGCTTCCGGGTATAAGTATAACAATGGTTCCTCCGGGATAAATATTGATATATATGGCAAAGGAGAGGCGAGAGAGGGTAATACCCCGTTATATTCAATTGATCTGGATGGTGTTAATTATGCCGACGAGGTGGCTAGAAAGATTGACTTCTGCCCGCAGTATTATTTGGTCATGGCATGGCAACAGATACTTAGCAAGGAAAATGAGGTGTATTGGAGAAGCGAGGGTAGATCCACTACCGATGATTTCGAGAGATTCATCTCGCCTATAGCTGGTATGATTGATCAGGAGATAAGAAACAGGAATAACGGAAATAGTAGAAGGTGATTATATATAATTTTACACCAGTTTTATATAGTCACGATTAACGAACGATACCGGAGGTACGCCGGGAATTGAAGCACGTGGAGAGACCTCTTTAGAATCGGTTTCGTGTAAGCAGATTCAACAATGTCCCGATGAAGCGTGAAAATATGCTTTTGGTGTAGAAAAGTATATAAGTACCTAGTGGAAATAATGGAAACAGTTAAAACCGATAATAATGCTACTAATGGAAGGAATCTTGCCGACAAGTACGGATATCCTACCATGAGCGTGGATAATATAAAGGCTGTTGGGGCGGATTCCTATAACATGCTGGATCGTGACTTGCCTCCGGTATTGGATCCGTATTCCGCATCCGAGAGATCAAAGTCCCAGATACCGTCATTGTCAGAAAGGATCAAGAATACGGTAAAGACTAATTATTATGATAACATGAAGCATATGTCCCCTTTGGGATATATGGCTTCTGATCAGAGTTACAAGGGTAGATTTAATCTCACCGGACCTGAGGTATCGTTAGAAGATTCAAGGTATCGTTTAAGTAGTGGAACATGGATTCCTAAATACGAGTCTTATGTACCCGGAGTGGATAATGATACACGTCTGTCAAAGACCCAAAGCAGGACTGAGAAATGGATGAGGGGATTGGGTAAGCTTGCCGGAAAGACTGCCTTGTACGGGTTAGGCGGCGTTATCCAGCCTTTTTATGGTATTTACGCTGGAGTATCCAAGGGTAATTTCAACGCTGTCTTTGACAACGATTTCACTAGATGGCTAGATGATCAGGATAAGAAGATGGATTATGGTCTAGCTCATTATTATAATCGAGAGGAGCGGGACATGAACTTTCTTCAAAGTATGACTACAGCTAACTTCTGGTCTAATGACTTTCTGTCGGGTCTGGCTTTTACCGCTGGCGCCATGTTATCATCCGCCGTATATTCCGGGGCCGGTCTGATGAACCTTGCTCGTACCGGAGCTAGGGCTGGGGTGGCTTTAGCTAGGATAGGCAAGGCCGCTTCGGACACCAAGAAAGCATTCGGCGCTTACCTTAGAGCCGCCCGTATCGGTCAGAGGGTAGGCAAGGGGCTGGATACCGCCCTATTCCTTGGCACGTCTACCTCATGGGAAGCTTCAGTGGAAGCCAGAAGTATGTTGATGGAGGCCGAGGAGAATTTCAGGCAATCTTATCGTAACGCTTACGGGAGGGAAGTCCCGTATGAGGAGCTTATGAGGTTCAGGGCTGACAATGCCAATGCCGCTAACGCCGTATTCGCCGCAAACGTCGGCATATTGTCATTATCCAACATAGCTATGTTTGGTGATATGTTTGGTATGGAGCTGGGTGTAGACAAGTTTATAAAACGCAATATATTTGGCGTAGGAGCCGAGAGAATGGACAACGGTGCACTAAGGGCTATAACACCAAAGAAATGGCAGAAAATGGCTGGTAATACGTTTAATATCATCAAGCGACCGGTATCTGAGGGTTTGTTCGAGGAAGGTCTTCAAGGTGTGTCCAGCGAGTCCGCGGAGGATTGGGTGGAATCAAGATACAATCCCATGGCTATTCGCCAGAATATAGGTTATATGGAAGCTATAAAGAACGGATTCAAGGAGACCTATGGATCTAATGAGGGCTGGAAGGAGATCGGCATCGGTATGATTATCGGATCGGTTATGGGTGGAAGAAGCCTTGGGGGTATAAAGGAATGGAGCCAAGACATGTCCCGTAACAAGGGGATGGTGGAGGCCTACAACGCTAATGCCGGCGTCTTGACCTCGGCGGCTATCCAAGCTATTCGTGGCAGCATGGCTCTGAACGCTCAATTATCAGGCTTGAAAACGGATAATAACGCCGACGATATACCTAATTCTAGAATCGTAGATAAGACTTTTAGTGACGCTGTATTCAATCGTCTTCGCTATGATCAGGAAATGGGGATGTTAGATGATACCAAGGAGAATTTCAAGACAGTCATCGAGTCTATACCTAATAGTGATATAGCCTCTGATATGAATATGACAGATGAGCAGGTAAATGAGTATAAGTCCAACCTTGTTGGCGAGTTCAATAAGAAGGTTGATAATTTTACTATGGCTAGTAGATTTGCCGACTCCCTTACCGATGGTATATCCAATAGATCATTTAACACCTACATCTCTAACATGGCTTATAACGGTCTTGAGGCTAAGGATAATTTGGATGATATCGCTAATCAGTTAGGAAGGATATACAATACGGATATAGGCCCCGCTTTAGATATATATTCTCGTCTTAATCCTGATTCGAGTAGGGATCTTGAGAAACTTAGGAAGCTTACAGATGATATACAGAAGATGGAGAAGAATGTTTTGAAGCTTCAGCAGGGTATCACGTCTAAAGAAGCTCTTGAGTCTGATAAGGTCAAGTTAGTCAAGGAGAATGATAGACTTCTTAAATTGACGGAGGATAGGATTGCTTTGGAGAGGAGATTAGCTACGTTAGTTAACTCAGAGACAGATATATCTAAGCTGTTATTAAACAGGAATGAATCAAGGATCAGTGCCGCCGACCTTATGGCAGCTTATGAGACTATAGTTGGTTTTGAGAATGCTGTATCTATCCGTGGGGTTGATAATTATAAAGAGGCTATGGCGTTACTTAGCGAGTATCGTCATAATCTTGTGGCTTATAAGAATATAAATGAGTCTCTTCGCCGTATGCGTGATAGGAGATTCATACGGTCGCAGGAACGTGGGTTCATGAAGGTTTTGTCAAACATATGGGGAAAGACTTATGAGGAGGATAATAGTAGATATGATTTCAGGAATACCGATGATCCTGATGCTAATTCCCTTTATGCCAATGATCAGGCCATAGATAAGGCTTATCAAGATGGTCTTATAGGAGAGGACGAGGCATTTATGTTCAAGACTTATAATCATATGATCGCCAGATCTATGGAGAATGATATCAAGGCTGATGAGGGCGGTATCGTTGAGAATGTGCCTGATAATGAGGATATAATAAATCCTTCTGATGATAGAATCAATAATATAGCTATAAAGATATGGAACGGTAATGAGGATATCTTATCTCCTAGGGAGAGGCAGATATATGATAATAACAAGGATCGTATCAATGATCTTGTAAATGGGTTTGGCGATAATCCTATAGCTAGGCTTAATAAGATTAGGTCAATGATAGATAGGTTAAATACCAACGATAACGTCTTAAATAACATCAGGGATACTATTGATGATATCATAGATATGAACATTAATGGTCTTGATCAGGATCAGGTTAAGGGGGCTATACAGACTTACAATGATCTTATGAATGATATTGACAACGGGAATGAGGTTGATCAGGATAAACTTAATGAGGCTATTGATATTATCAATAACTATTCTGATGATCCTCTTCTTCAATTCGTGGAATGGATGAGGCTGTATGATAATGGGAGTATGGTTGTCAAGGATTACGATAAGTCTATACCTATGGGTGATGTCCTCACAGAGAGCGAACCCGGGACATCCACCGGCAGGACGGAAGTTAACGCCGCCCAGAATCCGGTGGTGTTGATGGCCCAGAAGAGAGAGATCGGTGGGGTTATGTATTATGAAGTTGGCGGAATGAGACTTGACAGGTTTATGGACAGTCTTGGGCTTAAAAGATCTGATGCCACTGATACTGATAATGGAAGGGTGATGGATTTCACCAACGGAACCGACATATTTACTGTTATAGAGTCAGATAACCACTCAAGATGGATGATTAGCGAGGATGACGCTCAGGCTTTCGAGAACGCTACCGGTGTCATACTGGGGAGGCAGACCGCCTTATCGACCTCCAACTGGTTCATGGTGTATCGCAAGGGGCAGGATGGATCTGTTGTTCCTTATTATACAGGAGATGCATTTGGCTCTAATAATGAGTCGATAAATCAAGAAGCTGCGGCTAGTCTTCGTAAGAACGATATCGTGAGGTTCAAGGTAGATATGTTAGATCCTTATACCAAGGAATTGTATGATAAATACAATAGCCTTTATGCCGTTGATCCTAATTCTGACGAGACCAAGTCTGCCCGTAGTGATTTGGTTAATAATATGGTTATTAAGATCGTGGATGGTGACGGTAATTTTGTCTCGGTGCTTAAGGCCAATGATCCAGGCTCAAAAGGTAGTAACGCTGATTTAAGGAGTATGGCCTTTGAGTTGTATAGGGATAATGTGGGATCTGTCGCTGGCGAGATTGATATACCGTTCGTAGGCGCAGTCACCAGTGTTTTGCCGGGAAGACCTAATTTTAGCATAAGTGATGATAATGGCACGTTGATGGTCTCCGAAAATGACTTTACCAATGAGACGGTTGGTAAGGTCGAGAGCGTAGGATATATAGAGAACGGGGAGGTTACGATGAGAGATGATATTAAGTATAATATATTCCCGTTCTGTACGGCTATCGTCAGGGACAAGTATGGTGATTATAAAAATTCACGTATCCCGGTCGTAGCTATAAAGACAGGAAATGGAAGAAATTACCTGTACCCCGTAAGATTGAAAAATCAGGATATATCATCATTCTCATCTATGATCGGATCGATGGCTGACAGAATTATAGAGGGTCTAGGTGGTGGAGTAAGTATTGATGATATAATGGATCTTAACAACGCTATAGCCAGATCCGGGCTGGATAACAAGACATATATGATTCCGTTGGCGGGAGACGTGGATGTTATCAAGAAACGGCTAAAGGATGTCAAGGAAGCCGCTAGTAAGATGCCCATGACCGCTGACGTAAGAGGATGGATAGGCTATTCTAGGACCAAGGAGGATATTTTGATGAATGACGTTACGATCAATATCGATCTTAATAACGATCCTTTCATAGCCCCTAAGTTCAGGATGAGTATTAGGAGGGATGAGACGTTCTTCGAGGATACGGAGACCCCGTTCGTCAACCCGTCCGGTTCCGAATCGGAGTTCGCCTCGCCTACGAAGGCGGCCGAGGATAAGTCTTTGGTTTCCGACGGGAATGTCGTATCCGGAGAAAAAGAAGCCGATGATCCTTGCTAAATAAATTATCTTGATTTATCTTCGCAGTGTCAGTCCATCACCTGACGAGTAAGATATTTAAAAGTTGGTCCCTGTCGGGTGTGTGATGGCCCCGGTGGGGACTCTTTATATTATGCAGTTAGATAGTTTTTTACACCGTAAAATTATACAAGACCTGCGCATCCAGCGAGTGAAGGTCTTGATGATGTTATACACCAGTCATTATTTTGTCAATAACAGACAAAGGCAGTTGCTCGACCATACATACGCTTTAAGTAGAAGTCAGGCTTTCGATTATATGACGGAGTTCAATAAAAGACTTAGTGATAAGATAGGTATAGAATGTACGATGGATATTCTTCTGCCTACCGATGATGATAATGCTAATATCATAATCGAGTACAATGGCATCATTAAGAAGTTGATGAGGGAAGCCGAGAAGCTGGAACTTGACACTGACGCTATTAAGAATATGATGCGCGATCTACTTAATGAGTTGAAAGATGATGTTGATCTTAATATCTTGATATTTGACGTAACCCAGTTACTTATAAAATACAATCTATTTAGGTTGGATGCCATAACCGAGCAGGAGTTCAAGGACTCTTTCGTCAGGATGGATAGTAGGAATATGAAGATAAAGAAATTAACTTTATCTGATATCAAGAAGGTGGTGATGATGATGGAGGATAGATACAGTTATATTTCGTCTATATGATAGATAAATATAACTGATTACATTTTTTGTAAAAATATCTCCTGTTTGTTTGTAGTTTCAAAATAAGGTCTTATATTTGCGGTGTCCATCCGTTATTGGGCCATAAGAAGATATTAACTCGCCTAAGCGTAGGCGATAGATGAGGGTCATTGGTGGAATAACGGACGCCAATGGCTCTCGTTGTTTTTATATCATGAGTGAATTATCTGAGATTTTTAGTTACAATGGTAATGATGTAACTTTTAAAACGGTTGATGATGTAACCTATGTTAATGCCACGGAGATGGCTAAATACTTTAATAGGAGAACAAACGACTATTTATCGTTAGTATCTACTAATGAGTTAGTTAAGGCAATTACCAGAAAAACTGGTAAATCTGAAAATCAGTTAGTTATAAAGAAGACTGGAATGCCGGTTTTTGGAGGTGGGGTATGGTTGCATGAGGATATAGCTATAGATTTTGCCCAGTGGCTTAGTGTAGATTTTAAGCTGTGGTGTACAGATAAAATAAAGGAACTTTTATTGAAAGGGCATACATCAATAAATAGGAATAACTCTGATATAAGCAGAAACGATCTTCCATCTGATTATATAGAGGCATTAGAGGCGTTACTTAAATCTGAAAAGGAGAAAAAGGCATTAGCTGAGGCGAAGAAAGCGGCAGAGGAAGCCAAAAGGATATCTGATAATATTATCAAAGAACAGGCTCCTATGGTTGAGTTTGCCAAGACAGCCGAGATAGCTCAAGAGACGGATATGTTGATCAGAGAGGTTCGGGAAAAGCTAGAGGCTCATGGGTATGATATAGCGGAGAAGAATCTTAGGATATTGCTTGAGGATAATAAGTTTTTCGCCAAAACCGGTAAGAGATGGTTGCTTTCCCAAAGGATGATAGATCGTGGTTACGCTCGTTACAGGTATCGTGATGACGATGAGTTCTATGGGACTAACACCGTCTATGTGACTCCTAAGGGATTCCAGTGGATCGTGTCTAAGATATCCAGGGAATGGATGCCTAGGTTCTTGGAGTTGAAAGGTAGGGTTCTCAGTAGATCGGATAAAAATATTTTTGCTAAACAATAAGTTTCGTTTTTATAGTTTTAGGATTGAGTTTTTTGTTTGTCCGTGAGGATCGGCAAAATGATTTGTACTTTTCAGTAGAAACATAGGTTTGTTATTATTGTTATTTGGCTCCCGTCCGCTCGTGAGAGTAGGCGGGATTTTGTTTATCTTTGTGTCAAAACGATTTAGTAATGGGAAGATCTTGTTATGTTATAAAAAATAAGGAGGGTGGGGTAGATAATGTCCTTGCCCCTAACAACCAACCATCCGGATTATACCAAAGGGCGATGGAGGTGCTTGGCGACCAGAAGCAGGCCTTATCGGTCTGGGGTACGGCCTACTCCCCCGACTTCGTGTCTTTCTTTGGCGATTGGATGTCCATGCCATCGGAATACGACTTAGATAGCAATGGGGAACCTAGGTATGATGATGTCATGTCCTTTATCAAGCGGAAGAGCTATTTCGCTGGCAATTTCATGGCCGATGAGGTTAAGGATATCAATAACACCCTTACTTCCTTGGGAGTCGATAATATCAATGATCTTAATGATATGATTGTATCCAATTTCCTTTCCGGCGGTGATATATTCCTCAATAGGTACAATCTTGAGAGGTCCGGGATGTATGACGCCGATGAGATCGATAATATCATGACCAACAGATCGGCGTATGAGCAGGTAAGGGATATGATGAGGAGGATTGTCGATTTTATGTCTGAGGGGGATCTCAATGAGAAGGATACATATTTCTTGTCCTCCGAGTCAGGCCTTGGTGATGATTATATGATATATGAGGATACATATGACTCGTTAGGGAAGAGAAGGGGCTTGAATCCAATAGAGGTAAGGGATACGATCATGAGGGCGGCAGGCGGTATCAGCGACCGCCGGGAGTTCGATCAGGCTTTCGCCTCCATCCCATACCCTTCCTTGGCACTCCGGTATCAGGAGGATCAGGATTACGCCGATCGGATGTATGACATGTATCGTAATATGACCCGTATGGAGGTTCGGAGTCAGGACGGAAATACGATTACCGACTCACACTATTACAATACCACACCATATATCAGTATGCCTAAGGACATGAAAGGTCTAAGGGATAAGGTTGGGGAAATGATCAATATGGACGATTTTAAGGACATCAAGGACGTTTCCGGACGTCTGTATGATATAGCTATGGATCTTGCCGACATGGGCGTGGATATAAGCGAGGCGATCAGCGATGAGATGGTTATATCCAGACCGGAGGATATCCGTGATCTTATGGCGTCGCTGGATGTCATGTTATCTTCCATACAGGCAGGCAATTCGGTATACGATAGCTTTATCTCCGATCTTGATAGGATAACAGGAAAAGGGAATCCGATATACGAGGTTCAGGATACTTATTCTACCAGTGATAGGATGGTGTATGTAAGGTCCGGGAAAACATCTCCTTCCGATATGTATGACATGAACATGTTGTATGTAGGTAGAAATACATACCATAACACGACCCCGATAACCGACACCGATCAGGCCTATGAGATGTTGGCCGATATCGGGATAGAGCGGCCCTCGTACTTGCCGGCTGGCGTGGTTCCTGCCGGGGCTTCTCGATCCGATATTGACGTGATCAAGGATAACATAAAGAAGCTAGTTATGTCCAACATCTCATCCTCGAATACTGAGAACATGATCCTTACCAGATTGATATACCAGCATCCCGTAACCCCTAAGATGGATGATGTCGATATTGATCGGGAGTTCAGGAGATACGAGGCTAGGCAGGGAAAGGATCGGGATTTTATCAAATCCTGTACATCGTTGAGGAAGATCCAGATCAAGGAAAGGTTAAAAAAATCGGATTTATATAATAATGTCTTACGTTTCCTTGATTTTAATGGATTTTATAATGTATCTTTGAATCACCATGACAGAGGTACGTTAAAAAACATAGAGATGTCGTTGCCGGATGGTCAGGTAAGAGATCTGTTGTTTGATGTGGCTATTGAGTCTAGTGACAGCAGCATGAGAAACCTTTTCTATCTGGATAGACAGGACAGGATGATGGATGTCGGTTTTTATCGATATCTATACCAAAGGAATCCGGGTCTGCTCCGGGAGGTCAACGGCGGCGTCGAGGCGAGACCGGACGGTTCGTTCTTGGCTCGTGGGAGGTATGATGATTTCGTGTCATTCCAATCCGGCTTATATGAGAAGGTAGGTGAGACGGTTGATGGTGCGATATACAGGTTCGTTGATGATCTTATATACTCCGATCCATCATCATATCAAGAAAACATGGTACGAAGGATGGGTGACGTTACGGTAAGGAGTGACGATAACCGCCTGTCAAGGATAGAGGATGATCCCTCATCCAGCAAGATAGTTAATGAATACACTGCTAATACAAATAAGTTGATGCGAGATTTTTCGTGTAGTTAATCTCTCTTTGACGTCGTGAGACGTTTTCTTTCGAGCATTGAAACATTGAATTTTTTGACATACCCCCATTACTGAAGTGAATGGGATTCTTGGATAATAACGTATGGGACCTCAGTCTTGCGACCGTTGGATTTATCCATACTCTCCAATTCGGAAATGCCCTTCCGAAGGATATTTTGAGAAGCTAAAAGATCTCTTTCATTTTTGGAACCGCACGCTGGACATTTCCAGCTGCGTTCCTTAAGTGAAAGATCTTTATAGATATAACCACATTTACAAACCTTTGAGCTGGGATACCATTTATCGATTTGATGTACGGTGACACCATATTTTGACGCTACGTATTTCAATTTATCAATAAACATCGAATGACTAAGATCAGACACCTTCTTACCCCATAGATGTTTCATAGCTTCTATGTTAAGAGTTTCTAAGAAAATAAAATCATATTGTTTACACAACTGATGTGCTAACTTCCATTGAAAATCAGAACGTAGATTCTTTATTCTCCTATAGGCTTGTTGAAGTTCAAATGATCTTCTCTTTCTATTATTCGATCTTTTATCAGATCCTGAAAGCCTTTGATTACATCTATTTATCTTCTTTTGGTATTGTTTGAAGAATAATGGAGACTGAACAAAACTTCCATCACTTAACGTCATGTAAGTTTTAAGTCCGAAATCAATCCCTACGGATGCACCATTACGTGACTTTCTATAGGTTTTATTTGACTTATAGTCAGTTATAATGACAATGGAATATCTGTTACATGTTTCTCTAAGTATTCTTATTTGTTTTATATTCCCTTTGTAAGGACGAGAATATGAGAATTTGAAACGTTTGTTTATTTTGTTGATCGTAAACGTATTTCCATTTAATTTAAATCCATCTTGTTTGAAAACGAAGGAGTTAAATTTATTAGCTCTTTTAAACTTAGGAGGTCTTTTGCATAACTTTTTGAAGAACCTTTTATAAGAATCATCTAATCGTTCAAGGATTTCCTGAACAGTTTGAGCACCTAATAAAGTTCTTCTTATCCGTTTTGCAAAATGTTTCTTTAATTTACCTATCGAACAGAATCCGGGTTGTTGCTATACTCCTACCGTAAGGGTAGCTAACGAATGTGGATGCGCTTGCGGCACTACTAATGCCGTATTATAAGGAAGGGGGACAATATGGCTGATTTCAGAGGATATATGATCGGTTCATTCGCCTCCTCCCGTCTTGACAGGGGAGGCATCCCGGTAGTAGCCACTACTGGAAAGGTATCTGACGCTTCTGCGGCCGAACCTACGGTTGATTTTGGCATCAATCCGTGTCAGTGGAACTCACTACCTCCGGAAGGAATATTGTTATGGAAAGTCCGTCATCCGGTGACGGAGACAGAGGCTAGTTATCCCGCCACGATCGTTCTTCCGTCTGGCTTATCCACCACCACTCCTGTTACGGTATCCAACGCCGGGGTTATCGTTAACAAGACACCTATAGTGGATAAGGTTGGGGCACATATGACAGGACAGGATATTACGACTCCCGTAGCTTCTGGTGATCCTATAGTAGGAGCCTACACCGAGCATCTTGTGTATTATAACAAATGCACCGGGGTATTTAGGATGTTAGGTCATACGGCTACGGCCCCTAGCGCATGAATTTACTAAGAAAGAACAGGGAGGGTAACCTCCCTCCCATTTAAAAAGATCGTTATTATGTTTAAGGATTTAAAGAAAGGATATCAGGTTTATACGTTGGACACCTCAGGGGTTCCTAAATTCTTTATGGGTACGGTGGTTAACGTCTCGGAGCCTAGGTTCGCCCAGTCCCAGTTAGGTCAGTATCAGCAGTTGCAAGATCGGGTTATGGATCTTACTATAGAGGTGGACGGGAAGTCCATGACATACGTAGTTCCAGAGAATCAGAACGTGGCTATGGCCAACGGCATTACGCTAGCCTGCTCCGTGGATCCGATAATGAACCACCTGAACGCCATGAAACGAACCAGTACGGATATCGTGAATAGCGTGGATAAGAATAAGGAGATCATAGAGGCATGCGACAGTATCTTGGAAGATATCAATCCCACTTTTAAGCAGACTAAGGATCAAGACCGAAAGATTAAGAATCTTGAGGAGAAGGTCGATAGGATGGGGTCTTCTTTCGATGAGTTAAAAGAGTTGTTAATTAAAAAATTAGGTTAATATGAGAGTTATAGATTTAGGCAATGGCCAAGAGGAATATGATGATGAGATCTATGATCGAAGAGGCGGTAGAGGACGCTCCCGTCGTTCTGACGGCACGTACATGGGTTATGATGGCGGGGTATATGACCATTATGGCAAGGACCGTGACGGGATGATGGAGGAGCTGGAGCGTCGTGAGCGTAATCTTGAGAGACGTGAGAGGGAGCTGGAACGTAACGAGCGGGAGCTTGAGAAACGTCAAAGACATCATGAGCGGGAGGATGAGATGTATCGTAAGGGATGGTTTGGTGAGCGCGACATCCGTGATGAGTACGATAGCATGGATCCTTACATGCGTAGAGGTCGTAGAAGTCGTTACTACTGAGGAGCAGACGCTGATGACCCGGATTATAAGCGGTACATAGACACCCATGGATATCACTTTTCCAAGGAGTTGGCTAGGGAAGCCGCCGACAAGATGCTTAACGCTGACGGATCCAAGAGAAGATGGACGATGGAGGATGCTAAGCAGATGTTCGATAAATGCGGGGCCAAGAAACCTGATAACGCCACTTGGGGAGATGTCCAATATCTGTTTGCTATGTTTTATAGCGACTACTTTCCTAAGGTACTGGATTGCGACCAGAAAATAGTCAAGGCTGTATTGGCTTATCTGGAAGACCCTGACGCTCCGGAAGGGACGGCGTTCGTAAGGTATCTGGCGGTGCGGTGCTTCGTCGGTGACACAATCAAATGGAGTGAGATGATATGATTTGATACAACGTTGGAAGAACCCTGTCGGCGATAGAATACCGATGGGGTTTCTTTTTGCCCGTAACTTTATTATGATTACATTTGTTCGAGGTAGATCTTTTGTTCATAGGCAGGGCGGGCGGGAATGAAAAAAGGATATCCTCACGGACACCCTTTCCCCTTGGTTGAAAATTACCTAAAACCTTATGAATTACTATTCTTTCGCAAATATAATTATTAAATAGCAAACAGCAATGGGTAAGGGGTATTACTGGATAGAGCCTGTGGATCGGACGTTAAACGATTTCCAGTTTTATAAAGCACATATCGTGGGTGATCCTGAATATGACGAGAAGCATCATCGTGTTATATTAAGGATGGATAAGTACTTCCCTGTAGGGAGTATCTTCCATGTCTTGAAAGACTCGGAGATGTTCGTTATAGAGAGGAAATTCAAGACATGGGGGAATAAGTATGTCATTAAGCCTTGCGAGGGTGAATGGGAATGGGGGTCTGTCCAGAAGCTGAGAGACAAGACTATTATATTCCGTAGCGGATTCCTGCATGGGGACGGTAGCTTCTAACACTACCCGTATCTCCCCCCCCCTATATTTCTTGGTGTGTATGTATATAGCTATATTTGAGCAAAAATAATTATGATATGGAAGATTTTCAAGGTAAATATAATGGCAAGCAGATAGAGCAGCTTTTGGATAAGGCTAATGATATTGATCTTTCCAAATACGCTCTTAAGACGGATAACGCCCCTACCGCCACAAAATTACAGGCAGCTAGGACCATAGCGCTGTCCGGTGCCGTGACCGGTAGCGTATCCTCCGACTTCGGGAGTAATATTACTATCTCCACGACATTGGCGAACTTTGACGCCTCTAAGATCACGTCCGGTACTATCGATATAGATAGGTTGCCTAAGGCGGCCTTAGAGAGAATGGTCGTGGTGGCTGACGATACGGCAAGGTTTAAGCTTACTACAGCCACGGCTCAGGTTGGGGACACGGTTAAGGTGACGGCCACGAATAAGATGTATCTGGTCAAGGATGATAGTAAGTTGAATACTGAGGCCGGTTACGAGCCTTATACGGCAAGTTCGGCGTCATCTGTGCCATGGTCTGGAGTGACCGGCAAACCTAGCACCTTCGCTCCACCTACGGCGGCGGCCTCCACCTTAGGTGGCGTAAAGGTAGGATACACGACTTCTGGCAAGAACTATAAGTTACAGGTTGACGCTTCTGGTAACGCTTTTGTTAATGTCCCATGGACAGATAATAATACGACCTATAATCAGGCCACGGCTGATACTTTAGGATTGGTTAAGATCGGTTATTCCTCTAGTGGGAAGAACTACGCCGTATCCTTGGACTCTAATGGGAAGATGTATGTGAATGTCCCTTGGACTGATAATAACACGACTTATGCTCAAGCCACGAGCGATAATCTAGGTCTTGTTAAGATTGGATACTCTGCCAATGGCAAGAACTATCCCGTTGCTCTTGACGGTAGTGGTAAGATGTACGTGAACGTCCCGTGGACGGATACCAACACCACATATTCCAATATGGGGGCGGCAACCTCCTCTACTGCGGGAAAGGCCGGTTTGGTTCCCGCCCCAGCCGCAGGTGAACAAGCCTCTTTTTTACGTGGTGATGGCACGTGGGTTGTCCCTACTAATACTACATACGCCAAGGCCAATACATCGACCCTTGGGCTGGTAATGATTGGATATGCGGAGAATGGCAAGAATTATCCGGTAGAACTGGACGGTAGCGGAAAGATGTATGTCAATGTGCCTTGGACAGACACTAATACGACGTATGGTGTTGTAGGAGCTAATGGGTCTACAGGTCTGGTAAAGAACGGGAGTACGGTAACCAGCGCTTCTGGCTATACCGCCTGTCCTATTGTCAGTGGTGTCCCTTATTATAAAGACACTAATACCACTTACGCCAATATGAAGGCAGCTACGGCTTCAGCGGCTGGTGCTGCGGGATTGGTACCGGCCCCCGCTGCGGGCAAACAGACGTCTTTTCTTCGTGGTGACGGAACATGGGTCGTACCTACCAATACCACATACGGATTGGCCTCTACTACAGCTAACGGCTTGTTGAGACAGCTTAATGGTAGTACATCCAGTTTCATGCGTGGAGATGGCACTTGGGCTACACCTCCTAACACGACATACGCCGTAGCCAACGAGTCTACTAACGGGTTGATGGCGGCAGCTGATAAGAAGACCGTGAATAGGCTTATAGGAGTTAATACGGTCACGACATTAGCCAACCTGCCTATTAGCAAGAGAAGTATCACGGCTACGTTATCAGCCGCTACCGCCCTATCCGTGGCTTCAGACATGCAGATAGGAGAGGAGCTGATGATCAGGTGCGTCCCGTCGGCAGTGTTTACACAGGCTATACCAAACTCTGGAGCTTATGTAAGCATGAGTGGTACTTCTATAACCACTACGGCTAACAAGCCTTTCGAGATAAATATCTGGTGCTACGCTTCAGGCAAGTATAGCATCGCCGTTAAAGAACAAGATTAAAGAATAGATTATGGCATATACATATATAAACAGGGAAATATATCCCAATATGTTGGTTTTAGACGAACCTCTTGATGATAATTACGCTAAGGGTAATAGCTATGATGATTATATTAATGGCAATCCTGCCCCATGGATAGAGCTGGGAGAGGAGCAATTGGCGTTCAAGGAAGCTAATCCTAAAGCCACGGTTAAGGAGATCATTGAGGCTAGATTAGATGAGTCAAGGGTTCTTAACGAGGAGAAATCGGCTAAATACGAGGAGCTGAGATCTTATGAGACTGAAAATCTCCATGAGTTTTTCTTGGATGATCAAAATATTTATATCCCTGAATATGGCAGACGTAACGCTTTGGCTGATGGGGCTATAGTTGGTAAGATAACGATTATGGGTCTGGAGTTTGATATAACCGAAGGCAAGATCCTGATCGGGATGATGGATAAGTACGATAACGATCTGACAACGGCGTTAGGGGACAAGCAAAAGCAGATCAGTATAGCCACTACCGTAGAACAGGTGAAGGCTGTCGATGTTCAGTCCGGTTATCCTGATAAGGTAAGTGTTACCACGGCGTACATCCAGCAACAGGCGGAGGAGAAGGACGCTTCTGATCCTCAAGAAGTAGCTGTCAGGTTCTTTAGGATGGTAGTTAATAATAAGACCATATCTTTATCTTCTAACGAGAAATTGGATGTTAAAGTCCTATTCCCTATATGGGGACAAGAAGGAGCGGATTTCGGGCTATCCGTGGATACAGGATTTTGTCTTAGGGTAGTTAAGGAGGATACGGATATCCTTTACGAGGTTATCCAGCCACATACATTATCGTCGGAATGGGAGCCTGGACTCAATACGGCCTCCTTATATAAGGTTGTTGACAAGGAGCACGCCGGGACTATAGGTGATCCTATCCCTTATTTCCCTCCTATGGAGATATTTAAGGATAAATATTACATTCAGAACGCTGACGTGTATAAATGCACAAGGGATAGCGGGACTCCTCTTAGTCATAATCTAAAGGACTTGGTTGGGTTGTATGTTGAGGTTGTACAGGGCTAGTCGTATCTACCCCCCCTATATTTGACGTGTAATTAAATATAGATTATTTTTGGCATAATAAAAAGACATTTTTTTAAATCATTTGAATATGGCATCACAAAAATTTGGTTTCGTAACCGTCGACCCGGTATCAGGATCAGGAGATCAGGCGGTTAATTTCTCCGGTGAGAAACACACCGGTCGTCTTCAACGCACTATCAACCTTACAGTCACCACGAACGGCGGGGCTAAGAAGGCGTTGGTAGTTAATCAGGCAGCGGCTGCTGAGGCGGTAAGATCAGACAGCCCTAACGCTTCCGTACAAAAGACAGGTGGTAATGTTACCATCACCGGTAAGTCTAACAGTACTAAGCTTACGTTCGCGGTCGCGCCGGCTGAGAAGAACGGGCTTACGTTACAGCTCCCGGCTAACTACACGGCGGCTGGAAAGACTACGGCTAACGGAGCGGTTATCGCCGACGACCCCGGAGCCGCTGGCGAGTTCGTTTGGAGCATCACGATCTCGGACGTACCGGCCAACGTCACGATCGATGAACTGACGGCTACATTGAAAGTAACCGCCGCTGGTGGTCAGACAGCCAACGTGACGGTAACTCAAGCCGCTGGAGACTCTACTATCGAGCTTGACAAGGAGACTATTAACTTGGATGTAAATGGTACTCAACAGACGGTTAACGTAACATCTAACGACAGCTGGACTTGGGCGCAAGCAGCCACCAGAACCGTATTGAGAATGATGGGACGATAATCAGTTTCTTTTCGTTTACTCAGACCCCGATCGACTTAAGCCGGTTGGGGTTTATTTGTTTTGCTATCTTTGCAATAGAACAAAAATAATACAACTATGGCTAATGATTTGAATATTAATTGGAAGGACGGGGTAGGCGAGGTAACGGACCAGCCTCTGACCGTCAGTCCGGGGTCCGGGGCCGGAAGCGCCCCCGTTTCCTTTGGCTCGGTGATGAACAAAGGCCTTGACCGTACCCTTGAGTTGGAGATAACAACCCCCAAAGGCGTTAAAAAGACGCTTGCGGTGAATCAGGAGGGATGTAGGCAAGCTTATATCACGAGCGACGGGAAACGGTGGCTGACTAGCGACAATCGGGTGTATGGGGTGTTGAAGAGTGACGCCCCGTGTCAGTGTAATGGTACTTGCCTTATCTCTTATATCCGCCCTGATGGAAGTATAACGTACACACCTTCCAGTGATTGTATAGGTGTTGTCCTTAACGCTCAAGGTAAGAGATTTATGATTGAGAAATATGAGCATCTTAATGAAAGCTACGTAACAGCTGGGTCCGGGAAGAACAGCACTTACGCTTTTTATTGGGGTGGATATGGTACGGATCAGACCGGCATTACAAATTATGACAAAGTAGATGGAAGTAATGGTTCCGGTTACCTAAAATCGGAGTCGGGTTCATACGATGGTACTCCTAACCTTTCGGCAAATGTTATTGTCTGGACAAACGGGGCTTTATCTGATTGGAAGGGGAAAGCCAATTCCAATGTATTAAAAGGGGTGACTACCGGTGGTGGGTCTTATACTTCCTATGCGACAATTGGTCATGTGCTTAATACGTTCTTAGCTGGTGTTGACGCTAAAGGATATGATGATTGGTATATCCCATCATGTGGTCAGCTTTCATTGATATGTATGCACTTGACGAGTGTCAATAACGCATTATCGGCTATTGGTGGACAACAATTCAATACTCCCGCCCTCTATTGGTCTAGTTCAGAGTATAGCTCCAACTACGGATGGAGCGTGTACTTCGGCACTGGCGGCGTGAGCGGCAGCGATAAGAGCTTACGCTATCGTGTGCGGTTCGTCCGGGACATTTTACCATAAAACGGTTTTGTTTTTACAAAATTTGTAATTACATTTGTGGCGCATGTCCATCACCATGCTTTTCGTCGCTAATTTATTATAAGGGGATACAGGTCTGTGATGGGATCGGTATCCCTCTGTTTTTAATATGGAAAAGATAGATGTTTTCGATGTTCAGATTCCTGATGGAAGACAAATCCGTTGTATATCGTATAATAAGGTTACTTATTTTGATCTTGACGATATATGTAAGTTATGTTTTGACTCATACGACCTACATGATGTGGCTGACACTAAGGTCATGAGCGAGTTCCTGCACCGTGAGGGTGGTCGTTATTGGACTACGATAGATGGCGTAAGGCAGTTGTATCGTAGGATTGAGTGTAAGATGTGTTTTGAGGTTATAGAAAAATTAAAGAAATTATGAGAGAGATGGAATTTGATTTCGTGATATATCCGTTGAAGTTGATTATCACGGTTGGGTTGGATTATAAGACATTGTGTGATCGTTTCGAAAATATGGAGCCTGAGCATAATGGGGAATGGGGAAATAAGGAGGATATGGACAAGGAGGCGTCTTTCGTGAATTTGGTAAGGGATAGGGACGATGATGGTCGATTCGCCATACTTTGGAATTTTTCGAGCGACGATGATTTAATAATGAGAAATATATGTCACGAGTCATTCCATATAGCAATGAGCGTATGTCAGTTTTGTAATATGTCGCTTGGATTTAAGGTCGGAGAGGATGAGCACGCAGCGTATATAGCTGGTTTCGCTGGTGGTTGTGCTTATGATTTTCTCTATAGTAATAGTACAGAATAGATATAGATCCATTTGTGAAATATAAGAATATCAGCCTCCGCTTATTTGTGGGGGCTTTTTGTTTATCTTTGTCAAAAACATGAAGTTATGTCGAGTTGCGTAATTAAAAGAAATAGTAAGGGTAAGATAACCCGTGTCTTGACTCCTTCCGGAGAGGTATCTACCTTGTTCGATAAGATAGCGGGTATAGCTACCGTAAGTGACCTTAATAAGGCCGCTGAAGCTTATATGACTATTTATAACGATAAGTTCAGGTCTAAGTTCGGAGACTGGACGAGATCCGTTCCAAGGAATAAGGAGGCGGCCAGATCCATAAGTGCCAAACTTAACGCTAGCGAGTGGGGGCAGCTTATGTCAGCCAAGGTCTTGTCCGCCATAAGCGATATGGATGCCCCGGCGTTGGCCAGAAGCCTTGGGAATAGCGACAATGTCGTGGCTTATCTTACCTCCGGAGAGGTAGGTGATGTCAATGATATGGCTGTGGTAGATACATCCACGGTACAGGAGGTGGATCTGGATTCCATAAACGAGGATAATATTGGCGATACGATACTGAAAGAGGCGTCATGGGATGATATAAGGGCTATCAGGGAGAATATAGATATTAGGGAGACAGCCCGTATGTTATGGAAGGCCGTGGAAAGCGCTTTTACCGGTCAACGTCTTAATATCAGGGTGAAGGGTGGAAATATAGATGGTGAGATCATATTTTCTGGTAATGTCTTGCCGTTAAATAATATTGAGAATTATACTCCTCCATCTTCAAGACTGGTATATGATTCCGGTGAGCCTCGCCTGTTCTTTAGATCGGATGACGGCAAGATACACGACTCTTACGCCAACGCCATAAAAGGATCGTCCGGTGGGCGGGTCGAGGCCGGGTTCTTGGCCGGCAGTGTCGAGGAGGGCGACGTTCCGTCTGGTACGGCTGACATCTTCTTTGGCTCTTCCTCCATAACCCTTAATAACAGCGAGTCGTTCATCCCGGTCCTTGGTATTAGCTCAGACTCAGATATAAGTACTCGTGGAGGGTTTGTCAATTACCTTATCAAGAAAGGTATGTTGAGTGGGGAACGTATAAGGCTAGGGGATAGATATTATCTTACTGGAGCCGGCAATTCTGATGGTCTTAAGATCTATAACGCTATGGATGCCTTCTCTAGCCTTAAAAATAGATTTGGAAGTCAGTCCTCCGAAATGAACGCATTGGGTTCTATAGGTTTTGATACGGAGGTAAGTAATGATCTTGATCTTATCACTACGTCCGGGGAGAAGGTCACGGTAAGCAGGTCTGAGATTAAAGGTATGTTAAGGCAAGGGCGGTTCGAGGAACTTAATAACAGGTATGATGGGTTCATGGAGCTAGCGCTATCGTTGATGATGGAGGATAACGCCTTATACGGAAACAATGTCCGTGGCGTTATTGAGAACGAGAAGGCGGAAGATCTTCAAAACAGGACCGATATAACCAACATCTTATCCACATTAGGTATCCGTGTGATGGGTATGTCCGAATATATGGATAAGTATAAGATGCGTAATGGCGTAGATCCTTCCGCTAGGGCGTTATCCGATATGGCTAATGGCGTGATAGCATTGGCTGAGGGGGCTACGGTAGAGGATCTTAATGAGGAGGTGGCTCACTTCTTGATCGATACTTATCGTAATCAGCAGGAGATTGACGAGATACTTGATTCTGTCGAGGGAACTTCATTATGGAACCAATTCGCTGGTCGTTATTATGAGGTATATGGGAAGGAGTACCAAGGAGAGGAGTTAGACCGGATGGTGAAGCGGGAGATCCTAGGCAAGACGTTGGCCCAGCGGTTCGTTCCGGGCATGGAACAGGCGGTGGAGGATCTGGCATCGGATGAGGACGCCCAGCTTTCTTTGTTTGGCAGGATGATACGAGCCATACGTAATTTCTTTACCAGCCAAAGATCAGACTTGAATAAGGTTCTTGATAGGATAAAGGAGTCGGCGTTAGCTGATGATCCAAGCGCATTTGACGTGCTTCTGTTAAAGGATAGCGACCATCTCATGTACTCATTATCGGATGTTGACGTGGCCAATAAGTTGATCAAGAACGGGAGGTCATTGGAAAGGCTATACACCAGATTACAGAGGATGAGGTCAAGCCAGAGCCAGAGGATCGGGGAAAGCATCTCCCTTCTCCGTGATATAGGCGAGAAGGTGAGACAAGTCGGGGGTGAGCTTAGTAAGAACAACAACCTGTTATCCACCAAGAGTGTCATAGCTACAGCCAAGGCCGAGGTAGAGTATTTGGTTACGGTCGCCAGTAGCTTGCGTAAGAGCGACAAGGGATTGGATTATGAGACGATACAGGTTATCGATAACGTATATGGGGAGATAGTACCGTTAATCAGGAATCTTCGTGGATTCGTCAATAATCAGGCGGCAGATTATTATGGCAACAACAAAGTTGGCATGGTAGAGGATATGGATGATATATTGCGGATGGCTGAGACATCTATGTCTGATATAAACGCCCTCCGTAGTGATCGTAACGAGGATTGGCTGGATGGACAGCTCCGGATGTTTAACATTCCAGAAAGATTCTGGAATGGGATAAAGAAGTTGATAAATAACATCCATAAGGATATCAATGTCATGTCCCGGTTTTTCGGGACGTTAGAACATAGCCGGAACGCTATCTTAGGCATGTTAGGGCAACGCCTTGCCAAGGCTTATAACGATGCTCATGTTGAGGGCGTGGCTAATATCAATAAGATGACCAAGATGATGAAAGAGCGTGGATGGGGGATAAAGGATAATGAGGATCTTATACAGAAGATAAACGGTAAGAACTCTGATTACCTTGACTCGTCCCGTGATTTCGCCAAATACGATTTACTGTATCGGACAGAGCAGGCGAAAGCTATTATTGATATATATGATCTTAAAAAGGTTACGGGTAAGACCGAGAAGCAACTTATCGACACACTTTTATCTGATAAGGGGCTTAAGGTCAAGACTCGTGATGATATCGTAGGGTATGATGGGGATAAGCCTATTACAAAGGAAGTGTATCATATATTCAAGCCAAGTATCCAGAATTTTGATATCTCGGCCATGACATTCGAGGACCAGCAACGATATCTGGATACGATAAATAGGTGGTTGGATGAGAATCGTGAGAAGCCTATGGTTCAAGCGTATTATGATAAGATAGAGAATGTGAACAAGAAGGTCGAGGAGAGGTTAGGGCGTAGGGTATCACAAGCTACGTCCGATTTCATGACCCGTATCCGTAGAAGCCGGTATGTTGCTATGGATAAGTTCATTAAGAACAAGAAGGTTGATTGGGCCGCTTTCCAATCTGACCCTATAGCTTGGAGATCTTATCTGGATATCCTTCGTGACAGGGCTATAGCCAAGAGCGAGTGGTATTCTGACGGGACGCCAAAGGAAGAGGGGTCCGAGGCGTTGATGATGTCAGAGGAGATCAAGGCTTGGGATGAGGCATGGGCCGAGGAGTTCGGGAATACCAACGAGGGTCGCAAGGCTTCCGCCGAGTTTAAGGAGATACTGCGTGGGATAGAGCGGTCTGAGGGCGGTAAGGCGGCGTTCGAGTTCCTGCTAGCTGGCGGTCATCTTGGCTTCTCCAAGGATATGTGGGGATCTGAGGAGGGTGATTATTACGAGAATCTGGTTGATAAGATCACGGAGCAATCTGTATCATCATCAAGGATAGAGAAGGTAGAGGAGGCGATGGCAACAATAAATGAGATCAATGACCAGTTAAGACCTTTGCTTATCCAGTACCGTGATAGCACGAGATACGGGGAATATGATTTCGATAGGTTGCGTGGATCCGCCTCGTTAAGGAAAATAAACGAGCTATATGACCGTCTGGCCGAGGCTAAGAGCGTTATTAACGCCGCCGCTTCCGCTGAGGATATTGAGATGGATATGCCCGATACGGTGGAGAGTGGCGTTACAGATTCCTACCGTAACGCGCTAAGAGACGCCGTGACATACGACAAGGGGATGGATGAGATTAAATTCGCCAAGGAACATATGTCCGCCCGCTCCCGGAGTCAGGTAGATAGGATGGTCGCCAAGCTGTCGCAGAAGAACCCATCATGGACATCCATGGAGACAATGTTCCTTAGAAAAAAATACGGTCCTGAGTTCAGTGATAAGCTGGCTAATGATATAGCTATGGGTAAGGCTAATAGTATACTTATTGAGTACGCCAGAACCCGACTGTATCCTTATATGAGGAAATACTCTCCCAAGGGATATTCTGATTTCGTTAGGAAGATAAATAACGGTACGTATAAGGTATCCGAGTTCTTTGATGCCATGGAAAATGGTATACCAAAGGAAGAGAGCGTATCCCGTTTCGGCTTCGATATTAATATGATTGACTTGTCGATCAATAACCAGTGGCTAGAAGAGGCTGATTTCGAGAGTTCCTTCCGGAATCCTAATTATAATCCCGATCTAGGTTATGGATATCATACGCCTAGATTTGATAAGTACAAGAATGAGGCTTTCTTCAAAAAATACGGTATTACCAAGGAAGGAGAGGAGGCCACGATCAACAAGGATAAGTGGGAGATGAGGAAGGAATTGCTTAACATAAGCCGTAAGGCTATGGAGGATTATGATGAGCGTTTCAGGAATATCTACCAGATACCACAAATATCCAAGGGCGGAGTTGAGAGGATGGTGCAGGCCGGGGTTGACCCGAAGGCAGCCATCGGCAACGCCGTACGTGATATTGTTGGCGAGAGGGTTGATGATCCCATACATGGTCAAGGACAAGACTTAGGAGGGCTTGATGAGAACGATAACAAATATCGCATGATCCCCAAGTACTATCTGAGCAAGCTAGAGAATGCCGATGACGTATCCCATGACTTCGCGTACTCCTATTCCATGCTATCCCTTCAGGCGGCATCCTATAAGTATAAGAGAGCTGCTTTGGATGATGTTATGGGATATAGGAATATGATGCTTGAGACACAATATGATGGGGGAAAGAATCCGGAAGCCACTCATGCCTACAGGATGTTTCAGGACTGGGTTAACGCCAGTATCTATGACGTTAGGATAAACAATAAGCGGACTGAATGGAATATAGGCAATTATAAGGTCGATCTTAATAAGCTGGCTCTTATGTTTACCAAATTCGTATCCAAATCCAACTTAGGCTTCTCCCCGTTCGTCGCGGCTACCGGCGCCCTTACCGGGCAGGCCAACTTCCTTTTGGAGGGTATGGTAGGGCAGTATATAAGCAAGGACTCCATGAAATACGCCTATGGGGAAGCCCAGAAGCAGTTAAGTACGTACGTGTCGGAGATCGGGGATATAAACCGCACCAACAAGCTATATGTCGTTGGAGAGGCTCTAGGCGTGTTCAATGTCCGTAACCGTGTACGATCGGCAGCGTATAACAAAATCTGGAGAACCTTATTCCGGGACCTGCCGTTTAAGATGATGGAGGTTCTTAACTCCCCGTTGGATCCGCAGGTCATTATCTCGGTCATGGATGATACCCGCCTATACGAGGGTCAGTTCTGGTCATACTCCAATTTCAAGGAGATGATGATGAAAGACAGAAATATGTCCGCTAACGAGGCTAAACGCGATTGGGAGCGTTTAAGGGATTATTCTATGTGGAACATGGTAGATGTCAAGGACGGAAAGATCGTGGCTAAGAACGAGGCTAACAAGGATATTATAGACCGATATATACCCACCTTGTCCAGTAGGGTAAGGAGTATGGTGCAGATCTGTGACGGCGCCTTGAACGAGCAGAACCGGGTGGGGGCTAGCCGGAACGCTATCCTTAATATGGTGCTGCCTCACCGTGGATGGTTTATATTGGCCGTACAGCGGGCGTATAAGAAAGCCGGTTTCAATTTCCAAACCAACCAGTTTGAGGAAGGATATATGAGAACGTTATGGAGACTGGCCGGTAATGTCTATGGATCGATGTCCGAGGGCAGGATGGGAGAGGCATATGACGTGCTTAAGGAAGAGTATGATAAGCTTACCCCCTACGAGCAGATCAATATCAAGAGATCGATTATCAACATGGCGGTATTCGCTACGATGATGGCCATAGGACGGGCTTTGATGGGATATAGGGAGGATAATGAGGATAGCTGGTTCGGGCAGTTCATTACCTACATCGGGTTCAGGACGATCAATGAGATCGCCTCCCAGACATCCCCGTTCATGGAGCTTAACGCCATAGACATGCTACAGGATCCGTTGGTCACCGCCCGGAAGTTAGGCGACCTCACCGATCCTCGAAACTGGGATCCGTTCGCTACCGTCCAGACCGGCGTATATAAGGGCGAGAGCAAACTATGGAGGCAGCTCATGAAGTTCTCGTTTGGTAAGCAATGGTATAATATCAAGACGGCTAGGGATATTAAGCAGACATCCGACTACTGGTTGATGACCAACGGCATGACGATGGGATTCTTCTTAGGAGGCAGGGATAAGGACGAGTCTGGGGAGGACGCTAATTGGTACTTTGACAGGGGAAGATAACCGATATAGTATGACGAAAAAAATAGCCAGTCAATTGTTTAAGACAATTTGATTGGCTATATTTGCATCATGAAACAATGAATGACGGGATCTCACTTCAAGGTCATTCAATGTGTAAGATATTTTTGGCTCATTAGGATTTGTCGAGGTGAGATCCGACATTTCCTTTTGAGCCTATTTTTTATATTATGTGTAATATTGTTTTAAATGACAATTTGTCTATTAGATTGTATTTCGAGAAGGTTCTTGAGTTAGTTAAATCCGGAGAAGATTTTCCAGTTAATTTAGATGATGTTTGGCCTTTGATATATTCTGATAAGGGCAAGGCTGTTAGAGTGCTTACTGGTGATAATGGGTTTATTAAAGATATTGATTATAAAGTTTTTACCCAAAATGGCAAAAACCCAGTTGGTGGGAGACCTACGATTGTGTATATGATTTCTGTGTCTTGTATGGAATATTTAATAGCAAGAAAAGAAAGAAGAGTATTTGATGTATATAGAAGTGTGTTTCATGGTGCGGTAAATGCTTTCAATAAGATGGAAGAATCCGTGGAGAAGAATCTTCCACATAATTATATAGAAGCATTGGAAGCGTTGTTGGCATCCGAGAAAGAGAAACAGGCGTTAGCTGAGGCCAAGAAAGAGGTAGAGGAGGCTAAGAGAATATCCGATAACATTATCAAAGAGCAGGCTCCTAAGGTAGGATTCGCCGAAACAGCTATTATGGCCAATGACAAAGGTGATGATATGTTGATCCGTGACGTTCGGAGAGAGTTGGAGTCTCATGGATGTGATATAGCGGAAAGATCGTTAAGAGAGTTTTTACAAGAGCAAGGTTTCTTTTACAAGAATAAAAGAGAATGGATATTAACAGAGAATGTTATGAAGAAGGGTTACGCACATTACAGATACAATACGGATACCGGGATCAGGAATACGGTTTATATGACTAGGAAGGGATTTGAGAAAACGTTATATAATATCAGGAATATACCTAAATCAAGAGAGTCTTTTATCTCTTTTGGCGGCAAGATATTTGATTAAAGTAAGAGAAGGATAGGCGATTATCATCCTATCCTTCTTTTGTTATCAGCCCTTATACATTACCTTACCTTATTCGTATACTACTCGTCCCATTAATCCTGATAGCTCTTTATCATCCTGCTCCTTCACCTCTACATAATAATATCCCTTGAAACAGAATTTCTTTTGATCGGGATCTGACAAGAACTTTTTATATTCCTCGAATCCTTCATCTGAAAGATAATAAGCTCTTCTTTTTTGTTGAAGTAATTCATCTGATTCTAATATCTGTTTTTTAGTAGCCATAATAACGTCATTTTTTTTATTTTACGATTTTTAGACGATGAGGTATTCTACCTACTCCACAAAGTTCCCCATTTTCTGATTTGACAATTTTTACTCCATCAATAGAATGATAGATGTTTTTTGTAGGATCATTCAAAAAATCTTTAAAACTTTCCAGTTCTTCATCTAATAAGAAAAATTCTTTCTTGCAAAGTTCAATGTCCATATAATGATTTTTTAAGGTTGTTATATATCTTGTAATAAATACTCTTCTATTTTCTTAGCCATATCAATAAGCATCTCACATCTAAGGTCGTTAAGATCCTTACAAAACCTCATTTCCTCCTCATGCTTTTCCTCCGGCGATCTGTTATCACTTACGCTGTAGCATGGTGATGAGTGTATCGGTATGGGCTTCATGGCATCTATGGCTAATTTGATAGCCTTTTCTTTGATATCGCTCATACTATTTTCTTTTTGTTCCCAGATCATGCCGCTATGAAGGCAATTAGGATCATCAGCATGATTTATTAAACAAATCCCTTTGTCGTAAAAACAACATCCCGTACAACTCTCTTCTTCTATCTCAGGGATAGCTATGTATTCTTTCCCTTTATATATTTTAACTTCTCCTTTTCTTATCTTATTCATCTTATTAGATTTTTATATCCTACATGTTTCAACTGCTCTTCGGTGGCTTTCTCCTTCGGGAACTTCCCGTGCCATTTACCGGGCACCACGACATCACGTCCGTCTGGGCTGGTAGCCAGCCTCCCGCATTCGCTGCACAGCCCCATGCCCTTGTACGGCTGTAGTTCCTTGGCATAGTCGTATTCGTCCACCATATACTCGTTTGTTAACATCCAGTAACTAGATGTAGCGGTATTATCAACACAACCGCATTTAGCGCATACAAATAAGCTCATATTTTAGTATCGTTAAATGTCGTTATCCTTATCATCGTCAACCCTCTCTACCTTGATCGTTCCCATATCACCTGAAGGTAACGTGATATCACTATACACGTTATTCCAGTTCTCGTCAATGGCCAACTGATGTAATATCGACCTATATATCTGGTAGGTGTTACCGATAAGTCTCTTCCTATTTATCTTATCCTTACTACCCCCATCATATCCTATATGCTCATAATCCCCAAGATCAGGGAACAGTCTTCTTCTTATCGCTCGTGAGTTGTTGACTATAAAGCTTCTTATCCCCAGTGATTCCGTCCTATCCATATCATCTATCAACGTATCTGTTGTATGCTGTAGATCCATGTCACCCGCCGCAAATCTACTGATGTCTTCCACGCATTGTGAGATCAACATCAGTTGCTCCCTTGTTAGGGTTATTTTGTAAAGTTGTTTGTTGTTTATAACCATCTATTTGTTCTTTATATTAATTACTTCCATTTTATACTTCTCTGGATACTCTAGGCATGTGCATACTATTAAAATAGAATCATTCAACATGGTTACTTTATTACCCCTATCATCTACATAAACAGTTTTAGGATAATAATCAACATCTTCTTCTTTTTTATCTTTACATCCTATCATGATAAGAGATAGGATAATGATAATACCTATTTTAATCTTCATCATATTCTATGCTATTTATAATCTCTTTTATAACGTCCTTAATGCTAACATCATCATTAGATGATAATGATCTATGTATGCTTATCGCAGCTCCTTTGACTCCTAGTCTTATACCTAGACTCAAAAATTTTTTATTAATATCCAGCATGCTTAATGAGCTGAATAAAGTTCGTGATGCTGTATCTGCCATATCATTAGTCTCATCACCGGTAATTGACGATAGTCTACTTAAGGCTGATAAAAGATCCTTACCTGTTTTGCTTGTCACTGTTTTAGATGAATGATCCATCATCTTACTATCCTGTACCTTATTATTTTCAAATGGTATCATAATAAGATCTTTATTGATGCTCTTATCCCAGCATTCTATATAACGATTTGATTGACATTCATGCCCGTCATAAAAGAAGCACTCTTTGCATGGTTCTTCTTTATTGAAACTAGCTGATGCTATCAATACGGTATCATTATCATATATTACATCACCTATTCTCATATTTCATGTTATTAATTTTCTCGATAAAACTACTCATGTAATCACAATCCATATCACAATCCTTTAGATGCTTACACATCTTATCTCCGTCCCTTGACAAGAACGGGCATGTATCCCTATGGGAGATTATGACCAAGTCAATTATCTTATCAACGCGCATATCAATATCACTAAGCTATAGATCATCCATGCTATCAACACCCACATCGTTATACTCAAATATGTTTGTATGTTCCTTGGGATTTGATATATTTCCCTGAACGTCAGCATCATAAATATGAAAGTCTTTAGGTTCATAACTTGCTATATTTTTCTATATAGTTAACTATCAAATCTTTAACTCCTTTTGGTACATCTACCAGTTTGAGATTACCTTGGAATATGTCCTTGCCGTACTCATCCATAATCTCTCCGAATGAAGGATTCATGACTCTTGTTGACATAGATATCGGTTGATCAGTGTCAAATTTGATAACGATCTTCTTTCCGCCATTTATCGCCTTTTTAAAAGCCACGTAAAGCTTTCGACCTTTTATTATATCACAATTCCCTTTCAGGATATTAGACATATGTATGACATATTCTTTCTTCACATCTCCGGGGTTGTCCATAAGCTTAAGATCTCCTCCCGTATCTCTCCATTTCCTGAAGCACGAGAAACATAAACTATGATTTGCCTTGGCGTGTCTAGGTATCATCCTGCTGCTGCCGGCTGGGATCGTATCGCCACAGCAGATACACGTCCTATCCTTGTTGGTGCGCATCGGCACATAGCTCTTTATCGGGTATTCTTTTCTTTTATACATCTTCTTCTGTTTTCAAAATTATCATCACCATACTCATAATTAGGACAAGCTTTGTTGCTTGGTCGTCTAACATAAGTCTTTTGCTTCCTGCTATATTTACTGTTAGGGTTTATATAATGGTCACACACTTGCCAAATAGAGCAACATACTTTCCCGTATCTTTTCGCCCAATCATTATCATGCAGATGTACGCATGTAGAGCAAGTCGGATTCTTAAGCTTATCCTTGTTATCATCTATGATCTTATTGACCCGATCAAGAATAACATGCATTTTTTCAATATTTATGACGTTAAACGCGTCTGGTTTCGGAAGATATGTCATCGAGCTTATATCTATGTCCATTTCCTTGGATTTGTTGTAAGCCGATTTGTATTTCCTTACCATCAAATCTTTTAACTGATTTACCTTCTTCTCATATGTTCCCATGTCTCATTCGGTTTTCCATCCCTGTTTCCTTAATAAATCCACCATCATCCCTTTTATCTTAGGGCTAATGGCTTCGGTAAGTATATCAGCGGCCAAATTGATAGAGAAGCTGGTCATCCTAGACTCCCCTATATATTTCTCGCTGGTAACTTCTTTCACATAGTCGTGAATATCCTTGATCATCTCATTTTGAGATCTTAGGAGATCCAGTATCTCATCGAGTTTATCATCCATCTTTTTTCTCAAATACACCTGACAATAACCAGACAATCACTATCAAAAAGAAAAATAACCCAAGAGCCTCATCCGGGTAATCATGCATGGCCTCTAGAACATCTCTCATAGCTTGACATCCATTTTGTTGATTATCTTATAAAATATATCCCTAGTCAGCTCAATATCATAAGTAGCGTCATGGAGTTTATTCTCATCAATCTCAATACCCATAGTCTTAGCCACGGTCATCACTAAATACATTTTATCCCTCTTATCGAACTTATTCACGTATTTGGATAATATACCAACTAACTGCCTGTACCCTTCTTCCATAGGCTGATACGACTGCACTTGCTCCAAGGTAACGCCGGCCACGTCCAGCGCCTCCTGCTCTATCGTGGCGGCCGGGTTCGGGGCTAGGCGGATGTCGAACCTCTCGGCCTCCTGCCCGTCGATACCCACGATCCCTCCTATTTGGTGTATCCCGTTTCTCCAAAATTTGACCCCGGTTGTCTCTAAGTCAAAAAATAACAGCTTGCTCATATTTATTGATTTTTAAAATGTTCCTTAATCTTCTCCAATGCCTCATAAGATAGATAGCTGTCTATGGCCTTATTGCTATTCACTTTCATCAACTCATCAAACAGATCTTTAGCCAGTACTTTCCACTGTTCTCCCCAATCAAGAAGATTCTCAACTTTTGATCGTATATCCTTGAAATAAGAATCTACATCTGATTTAATTGATTTTGAATAGTATATAACATCTCCCTCATCCCTATCCATAATATAATCACATTGTGTCTCGATATCTTTTATATGACTATCTATATCACTACACATATAATCAACAGGTTTACGTATATTGAATATAGCTTCTGACGTAAGACCGGTTATATTTTGTATGTCTTTTAAATTATCCATGATTTAATCAACTAAATACCAACCATCCACCTGCAAATCCCATTGCGAAAATATATAAGATTATAGATGTGAATAATATCCAATCTTTTGCGCTTAGCTCATTATTATCTCTCTTTATTTTCTCAAGATAATCATATATAGCTGTATAAACAGCATGGTGAATATTCTCGTCTCTAGCCCTTACGATATTATCATATTCATTATATCCTAGATTATAGGTGGCGCTTTCGATCCTTATATTCCCCGTAACCTTTTTATTTACATCGAAATCGAAACTAACCACTATATCGGTGGTTAGAGCGCTGGCGATTTTGCTTTTTATCTCATCATTACTGAGATTAGCATCGTGCACTAATCGCTCATAGTCTTTATCGTCAAGAATTATCTGTTTTTTAATATTCATATCCCTAATATTTCTTCTACATAAACAAATCCATAACATACATAATTATCAGCGTCATGCTCACCATAATCCACATGCCATACGACGGCACACGGGAAATATAATGGCATATCCTCAGCCATAGGATCCTCTTTGAAGTCATCAATGTTTATCTTCCCCCTCCACCTCCATAGGTCTTGGATATCGTTCAAGATCAATTTGTTCATAAAAATCTGTTTTTTAATACTTATACAAAGATAGGATTTAAACAAAAATAAAAGCATGAATAATATTAAAATAATATTAATCATGCTTAAATATAAATATATCCCTTCTAATTCTCACGGATATACGTATTCGTACTCATCTGGAGGGGATGTCTTATATTCAACATCGCACTCCATATTGGTGTAATAGTTATCCCCCTTTCTGTATACTAACGCTACCTTGCAGTCGTATTCCAAACTGTATCCTATAAGAGGGACATTAGCCATAGGCGGATTATCCTCTGTTTTGTATCTTATCCTTAGTATCTGTTTCATATAATCCACATTTAATCAAATCTATCATCAATGAGAATAATGCGTCTATAAGAAGTTTTTCGTTGCTCCAATGTACGGAGATATCGTCCTCATCCATATACGACACGAACCACTTGTCTTCAAATTTATAGCACTCTAACGTATAACCCTTTATCTCGGCTGGGAGTAAGCTCAATAACGTCCCTACATCCCAAACCGGGTCGGATATATCCGGGGTAACGGCCTCGATCAGTCCTATACGACCAGCGTCATCCTCCATAGAATGCAATGAGTCAAGGTACTTGTCTCTGAAGCCGATGGCGGTGGAGATAGGGAGGCCGGCCTCGACCAGCACCCTCCCCTGTTCTTTTGTGGTGAATATCCTTTCTTTCATCTAACCCTTGATCTTTTTCTCTACAGTAACAATCGTATCATTATGCCATCCCCCATGAGCCACGAGAAGAATCTCCTGCTGCTCGAAGCCAAGCCCTGCCCCTATACCGCCGGAGTTCCATGCACAGGTAATGACCATCCCTCCTTTCTTGGTGATCCTAGCTATCTCTTTCTTCTGCTTAGCCCAATAACTAGATTGTGTTGTTTGCATATCAACAGCACCTCCAAGTCTTTTATACGACTCGGATACCTGTCTCGCGGAATATGGTGGATCATATAGTACCATATCAGCTATATTATCATCAAGATGACACAAGAAGTCCGTGGCGTCTTTATGATACATAGCCTTAGTCTCAGGATCAAGATCGTTGGTTATCGTCCCTATATCGCTGTTTCTGGCGAATGGATCCACTACAACCATCCCGTCTTTTTTATATCTATCTATAAGTTCCCTTATCGGTTTTATGCTGAATGTCTCTTTATTCGGCATCGACCATGTCTTGTTTATGATCATATCGTTGCAATTGTGTTCTAAATTTTACCTACGCTCAATGCTTTTAGCAAATGGGCTATCACATCCACTGTCCATCCATTACCCGCTAAGGCGTTCAGATATCTTCCGGGCGGTAATGATGATATCACGTTATCTTTCATGACTGTTGTAAGGCAATTACTTTTCTTAATAGAGGTAGTATTCTTGTCTTTTCTTACTTCCAGACATTGTATGATTTTCACGTTCTTGTCATAGTCCTTTCGGTGTCCGTTGCTATCTATTCTTCGACCAACGATAGTTGATATATAACGTCCTCTTATGGTCCCAGATTTCCATCCTTTATCATTCTCTAAAACATCATCTAACGATATATGTTTATCTTTCGGCATTTCTACTGGCCAATTACACCAATAAAGACGATGCCGGGTCTGCGCCGATACCAAGGCGCTGTCGATCTCTACAGGCTCTACGCCCAGCTCCTCCGTTATCACTCGGCGATGCTCGTCCCGCATCCGGACGTTCTCGCCCAAGAACAGGATCTTACCTTTGGTCTCCTTCTTTAAATGCCTTACGATGTCCGAGAAGCAAAAGAAAAGTCTCCCCCTTGCGTCCATGAATCCCTTACCCTTACCTGAGCTAGAGAAACTCTGGCAACAGAACCCTCCCATGACCAGATCTATGTCTTTCCAAGGGATATCCCATGTTCTCCAGTTATTGACATCTCCTAACCGGATAATATCAGGGAAATGCTTCTGGCTCACCTTTATGCATGTATTGTCTATCTCCGAGGCGTAATAAGCATCTATAGGTATGCCGGCTCTTTGTAACGCTAGATACCCACATGATATTCCGCCAAATAATGATAATACTTTCATATTGTTTATTTATTCTCAGGCCTAAAAATATCCTTTGCGATCATATCAAGGGAGATTTTATGTATCTTAGGTAAGACCTTAACCAATTTTATACCAAAATTTTCGCCTCTCTTAACAAACGTCCATTTACCATATATGATTCCATGCATCATGTTCTGTATTACTTCCTTACTGTCTGTCAAGAATACTTGGTAATAGACACTTTTGGCATAATTAAAATCCTCTCCATGATCATTCGCCGGTCTTAATATCATTACAGCCGAAGAGCGTCCACGAACGAATCCGTGTATCTCAAGGCATTCCTCGAACTCATAATTATCACGTTCCTCGTCATGATCATCTTTAACCCACTTACATGGTTTCCCATCTTTAAATGGGATTCTTAACTGTTTCTTTGTCATAATTGTTTTTTATATTAATTGTGATATTACTCTAATAGCATAGAAGGAAACGCCCTTTCTCTCATCATTTGGATAAAACTCATTCCCGTTATAAGCCACTAACCATGCTTTCTCATAATTATATTGAGTGCTAGTCCAATAACTTGTAGCGCCTTCGTCTATATCTAATCCATCGATAAGAGACATGCATCTGTTAATCTCATCTAAATTATTTATGATCTCCATCCATTCTCCCACTGATGCTAGATATCCCATTTGCCCGTTCTTGAATTGAGTAACAGTACATTCATAAGCGGCACTAGCATGCGTATATTCCGCAATACTTTGTGTGTTTTGAAATCCATTAAAATCTTTTTTGGCTTCATTACTTGATGTTATTGTAGTCACTCCTTGGATCAATCCAGTCGTATTAGACCAGCTTCGATTCTTAATCTCAATACCTGAAATAACGAAGCTGCTGTTGTCGCTTATCAACGCCACTCCCACGGCGTCGTTTCTCCACGAATAATTCCATTTATCACGAGTATATAACTTGCCATTAATATGTAAGATATATATACCGTTTGAAGCGGTTTGACCGCCTATCATCCTTCTTCTCATATTCTTCTACCTTATTGATGTATGTTTATAATTCTAAGTTTATCATATTCTTCAGTAAGAATCCCATGATCAAACAATTTGTTAACGTCTATTTCAAAGTCCCTATATTTGTCAGTTATATTGTTATCAGTCCACATGTTCAATATCCCCTTATCATCCAACTGCATATGGATAAAGCCTTTTGTCACCTTCTTTCCGGCTTTAAGAGCCTCTACGTCTTTATCGGTAATCTTTTTCATGCTTTCAACATTTTATCGATACAATTAAATTCATCTTTCATCCTGATCTTTATGCCCCCATATGATAATTCCTTATGAGCTGTGACAAAATAATCAACCGCATCTTCATCTAATAAACTATGCGGACACCTTTCCCATGCAGGACTTTGATCTAGATGATCCCATGTAGCTATAAGTAACTTATTCTTGTCATTATCAATGGCTATTTTATATGTCCCTATAGTGGCCTTACGTTTAATGATCGCTCCATTTAACATCTGCTTCTTAGCCCAGCTTCATGAACCTCTCAGCCCAAATGTTCTTATAACCCAGTCATTTATCTTCTTCATTTCAAGTTATTTGTTAAAATAGTAATATAAATATAAATACATAAATTGGATAGGGCTATTCACCATACCCTTATCAGTAGGCTCGTCATACTTGTCAAGCCAAAGACGAAGCGCTTCCCAATCGATATCCTTATGGTCACAGACCATGCAGGCTAGGTTAGCCCCGAACAGATCCCCTCCGCCACGTAAAGACTCGTTAAATCTCTTGGCTAGCCTTTTCTTGAATCCTTTATTGTACCAAATACCGGAGGTAGCGGCATAACAATAATAAGCGTTGTATTTCATTTTCACACCCATCTTCTCAAATAAAGGCGTATGCCATATCCGGTCAAGGAAGAATACTATTCCACGATAGATAAAGGTTCGCAGGTTCTTTCTGTATCTTTTCCCCATGAAGTTATCCACACAAGATATAGTTCCGCCTGAATAGTACCAGTTATTGGCGCCTCTCTTAACCTTATCCGTCATCTTGAACTTATTTTTCCTATCCTCTACCCTATCCCAAGGCTTTAATTTATCCTCGTTAAATGTTGGACAATAATGATAGTAATGATTGATCCATGAAAGGTATGGGTTGTATATCGTGTATCCATTATCGCTGACATATGAGTTTATATCATATCCAAGTTCTTTGGCTAGAATAGACCCTTCATCAGCTAATACCTTCAATATCGGGTTCAAGTTCCATATCTGGTCTTGGCTGACGAACATCGAATAACAAGGATCCTCATCCTCCCCATACCATCCTCCCATACCGCTCACTATTTTATCCAAATCAAGTGAATAATCTTTCCCGGATAAAAAATCATCTCTAAGAAAAAAACCTCTATATGGGATCATGTCATATACACCCGGTTGATCCTCAAACATATGTTTAGCGTTCTCGGTCAATCTGATCAATGTTTGCAAGGCAGAAGATATATCTATGGGCGCATATTCACACCCATAGACCTTATTATTTATCCAAAGATATTGAAGAAGCTCGGCTATATTAATAGTCCCGTCCTCCACATATCCTGTCTTGTTATCGAAGTTTATTTTGGCTAGAGGTATATTACTTCCTTGTGGTTGGTCACTTTTTTCATTACAACAATGCACGAACCTGTCAAAGAATATATCTTTCCAACCAAAATATTTATCCCTTATCGTCATAAGCCTATTTCTTGTCGTATAACGACATGACGTTAATAAGATCAGCTTTTCTGGCCATCCCTTCAAGTTTATTAAAGCCATCCATGTTATCTCCACTGACGATGATAGTAGGATATACCTCTATACCGTACTTGGATATCTCCTCCTCCGCGGCCTTGTTCTCCGGAATCTGGTTTAACGTGACCTCACCCTCATACTCCTGTAACGTGTTGGCGATAATATATCGCATGTAATCGCTGTACTCAGCGTCTTTCTTCGTGAAAAAATCGATTCTTACCATCTTTAAATAGTTTTTAATTTGTTAATAATTAAATCCGCTGTAAATATAGTATTATCTATCTCATCTACACCCATCCTCCTCCCATCGAAACTGTTAGATAATAAATCCTTCACGATCTGATATCTTCTCAACTCCCAATCTATGTCTATATCAAAATTAAGATGCCTTACACAATCATAATTCAGCTCTTTACGATTCTTATCAAGGTACTTAACTGTCGAGAATGGAGTACCATCGTCAATAGTACGCCTGATCACATTAATATACCTACCAGTCCTTTTGTCAATAGCTTTTAATCTCTCATCTACTACTCTTTCTCCTGACTTTTCCATTCTGTTAGCCCTTTGTTGTTTTTGTTACTTGTATAATCATATTCATCATTTCTCTTGTCCCCATATTTAAATGGGTATATCTCATACGACAATATGGCATCATACACCCTTTTGTCTATCAATCCATTATTAAAATATTCTTCGGCCATTTCCTTAAGCCTTTTTTTCTTAAATTCCCTATAGGCATAAAATGCTTCTTTTTCATTTTCATACACACCTATATGTGTTTCTCCTTCCCCTTTTTCTATTCTACATCTTGACCTATATTTACCATATTTCGTTTTAGTAACACCCAGTGGAAGAGTCTTATTGTTTGACCATTCAGATTTTATACATTCATTTATTTCCATGGGGACAAACACGCATGTTTGAGGTGAGTATTCTTTGTTTCCTTGGAATATTATATCTTTATCAAGATGAAATGTACTATCATGACAATTCTCATCATAAAATTTTTTAAAATTACTGAATATTTTCCATTCATCACATACATAGCAATCTTTATATGCATTGAATTTTTTAGATTTCATGTAACATCTCTTTATCATATGACACCATGTGTTATAACTCCTATCGTTTTTACTCCCGTATATGTCATTTACACCGACTCCGCATATTAATCTTCTGTTCATGTCATATCTACATTTAGGACACCCATGCCCGTTTAGATGATTATGAGGTGTTTGCATAAAATCTCCATGTATCTTACATGTTATAATTAACTTTCTGTCATGCCCATTATATATTGATTTGCTATAATCATATCTGTTTCCATGTACTATGGATGCTTCCTCTATGAATTTAAATGTCTTATTTTTAGACATATCCCTACCTTTACCATGTTTGTCATAATATAACATAGCTATTATATTCCATGCCGCACATGCAAGATGATAACAACCAGTTTCTTTGTCGAATTTCTCTCCTTTCATATATTCCATTATATGACGTTGACTCGCAGCAAAATATCTATTGAATCCATCAGGTATATCTTGCCATGAGTTATCGGCGTATTTCTTGGCTCCTTCCGTATATACCCTCACGATGTCCTCTATCTCAGCCAAAGGAAGGAGGTCCCATCTAAGCTTACCGTCGGCCCGGTCATCCTTGCCGCTGCCGTCCTTTCCGACGAACGGCGTATCTGTCGCTTCCCCCTCATTTGTATTACATAGACCCTCGCCGATAGAGCTATAATCCGTAAGCTTATCAACCTCTTCCTTATCAATAAGCCTTAATTTAATAGCCCTGTTTAATGATACAACCATTTCCTCGTCAACCCAAGTATATTTATATGATGCTTTAAATAATGGGCCTAATTTCATTAGACCTGTACGATCAGCAGTTTCAAGCACCTCAAATACCTCACCGTCATAAACAACCTTTTCGTATTTGCTAAATTCTTCTTTCATAGGTAACTATATTTTTAGATCAATAAAACTCACTCAAATCTCTACATTCCGGTGTCTCGCCTGTCATAGAGTAGAGCTCACCAGATGATAGATGTACACAAATCGAGGTCTTCCCGTCTCTCCACTCGCTTTGCTTCGTAATTCCACAAATAGCGCAGCGTTGGATTCCCGGACCTGCCTTTACCCACGAGTGCCGTATGCTCCTTTTCCTTGTCCTGTTGGTGTTATCAAGTTTTCTCATGATCAATCCTCCAAGGCCGTTACAATTTTATCTTTCCCGATAATAACCTCATTCCCGCTCCTTACATCAAAGCATTTCTCTCCTTCCGCCTCCTTGAAATAAAGAGCACCATTGTACTCGAACAAACCGAAGCCGTAATCGTCTAGCTTCATTTCGTTAAGTCTCTTGAATTTATACACCTTTCCCATATCTTTTGTATCTATATTTTGTATTACTAAGCACATCAAAAAGATAGATAGGATTGTCGCTATTAGCCCCCCCCATAAAATTTAGTCGAATCATTCTTTTCATTTCCTTCTACTATCAAATAGATAGAACACGCCATTATTATAAAGGTAGACACTAATCCAATCATAACTTATTGTTTTTAATTAAAAAATCTATGTACTCTTTTATCTCCTTGTTTCTATCATTATCCCAGTCAAATGTCTCGTTTATGAATTTGAAGTACGATACTGGGATCGAATGTAACATCCACCCACAATATTTCCCGAATGTCATTACCATAGAGCCAAGGGGATGATCCGGCCTTCCGGGAACAGGGGCGGCGGTTACGCCCTGCGCCAGCCCCCTCCTACGATCTTTCTTGGCGGCTTTGATATCCAGATCCGTTTTCGTTACCTTATCCCCCATCGGGATATTGGTGATTAGTTTATCGCCGATAAACATCCCCCATCCATATCCTTTGTAGTTCTCTATACTAAGTTCCCTTATATCACCGAACCTTGACGAGTTGTTGCAACAATCAACGACCAATGCGCTATCCTTACCGTCCTTTATCCTGACAGCTCTCCCAAGCCACTGATAAAACGACGAGAACGAAAATGTCGGTCTCCCTACTATCACGCAGTCCAGACCCGGATGATCGAATCCGGTTCCGAGGGCGGAATAGTTGAACACCACCTGCGTCCCACCTGACTTGAACCTCTCGACTATAGCCTCTCGCTGTTTCTTTGGCGTTCCTCCATGAACTACCTCCGCCATGCCAGCGCATATCTTGGCGTTCATCCATTCGGCGGCAGTATTGCAGCTCTCAACAGAATCCATAAACACCAGTATAGATCTACATACGTCTTTTAATACCATCAATCGACGCAAAATAAGGTTGTTTAAGCCATTTTTTCTCACCGCCTCACTAATAGACTCAGCCGTATATTCAGAGCCGTTAGAATTAAGTTTAAGGGCGTCTCCATTGAAATCCCATGTCTCATACTTAAGAGGCGTCCAAAATCCTTGCCCTATCATCTCCTCTACCTGTATCACGTGAATCAGATTCTTGAAATATACCGGTCTCATACGAGTGATGAAATTAAGTTGGGAATATGATGTCTGTCCTATCGACATGTTTTTAAGTCTACATGGCGTGGCTGTAAACCCTATCACCTTTCTCGGCTTCAGCTCATTCATGAATGTCATGAACTCACTGCCGTCCTCAGGACTGTATCCGGCATGAGCCTCATCTATCAATACATTTCTGATCCCCATCTCCTTAAGCTGACCAACAACCTTCTTGATAGACCCTAACGTGGCGTATATCATGTTAGATAGCTCTTTCTTGCCACAGGAGGCGGAGTAGATGGTCGCCGGTATGCCATATGATGTAAGCTTGCAGTAGTTTTGTATTAGTAATTCGCGAGACGGCTGGAGAACCAGCGTCTTATCCCCCATCAATCTAGCCGCCTCGGCTATGAGGATAGATTTACCTGCCGCTACGGGGGCCACGATCAATACCGGATCACGTCTATCAGAGTTTATGTAATCAGAGATGCTTTTAACGCAATCCTCTTGATATGGTCTTAGTCTGTATATCATTTGGATCTGTAGTTATCAAAAACGTCTTTCACGTACTCTAATCTTATCGCGCACTCCCGACCATCGTCCATTTTCACCATCAAAGTCTCTTTGGTCTTGCTTATGGCTATCACCTCTCCTGTCCCTATCTGGGTATGGACTATATCGCCTAGCTTTATATTACATTTGATCATGGTCAAGTTTTTTATTAAATTCCTCTATCTTGCTCCTGTCTGTCTCTTTGGTCATCTTAGCCTCTTCCTTGAACATGTCATACCCTTCCCGGATATTATCCCCAACCATATTCTCTATCATCTCCCTCATCTCATCGCTTCTTACGGCGAAAGATATTTGGAACGATTTACTTGTGCCTTTCATCAGATAATCAATTTCCTTCTTGCACTCCATCATCAACCGATCCAGATTATCGAACTTAACGAACTTAGAGTTGCCATTGGCTTTCCTTACCCCATCCTTAAAATCCTCCAATATCCCGTTAAATACATCTGCCATACACATCATGGAATGTAGCCATACCAACATATTGAATTTATATTCATTATCAGCATTATTCATCAAATCTACCAAAGACTCGCTTTTTGTCAACATAATCTTCGATTCCCGGTCTACTATATCCTTTATCTCCTGCCGGTATCTCATGGCGCCAACGAAATCCATCTTAGAATAACATTCATTTGATTTCTCTACCAATTTCCTGATATCTTTTCTAGACATCAGAAGATCTAATATCTGTTTTTCTTTTTCACTTTTGTCCATAATCAGTTCTTTTTGGTGATACAAATATAATTAAAGCTTAGATGTTTACCTAGGCTTTTTAATAAAGTTAATCTTTTTTATTCTTTCTTTTTGACTCGTCCCAATCCGATGAGTACCTGCATGTCCCTTGTTTATGGATTGAGAAATCACACCAAAAACACAAGGGCTTGGGGCGGGGTTCAAGGCAGGCCGGCTGGCGTCCCATGAGGTAGCGTGTCTCATACTTATACCCCTGTTTGGCATCGTCCCAGACGTGAACTTGGTAGCTATCAATCTTCTTTGTCTCGAAATCATACATATCAAGAAGGATATCATTAAGCTCCTTGACTGACCTCTCTACCTTTTCCTTATCTACCTTCACATTTTGGTTATCCAACATACGGGTAAAAAAATAGCTACACATATCTGGAAGTACCTTATACTTCCTGTATATGTAAAAGGCGTATATCGGGTGCTGGAGATTGTGAAGCAGCTTATCCTTATCGAATAATTTTCTCCCAGACTTCCAGTCTATCGTATACATAGCTGTTCTGTCTTTTGTCTTATACTCACCTCTCCAGTCTACTGATCCTATGATATGTACCTTATCGTACGTAACACCATCCAAAGTAAGGGGCTTGGGCAGCTTATAGGGCAGGACGAAGCCCTCCTCCACGCCGGCTGGTCTCGACCCCCGGACCACCTTCTCCATTGGCGTAAGATCGGACCATGCCTTCTTATAATTGCCAGCAGCATCCCTCTCAAACAATCCTACAATCCATCTTATTAGTCTAGCCGCATGTTGCATGGACTCGATTTGGGATTTTACGCTATCGAAAGGAATCTGCTCTATATCGGCGTAGTAGTTGAATGCCTTGCTCATATCCTCATAAGAAGGCCTGCATCCGTTCTTGAAGAAATACTCCATCGTCTGATGGATAACCGTACCATATGACGTGGCCTCATGCTTCTCCGTGGATCTATTCCCTTCCACGTAAGTTTTATACCACTTGTATGGACATTGGACGAACGTATCTATCTGCGAGTAGGAGGCGGCGAGAACCTTTTTCCCGTCTATGACCTTACATAACAAATTATTCTCCGGTATTACCATAAATCTTATCTATGTTTATATCATGTCCGTATAAATCCATTAACAGGTTTTGTAGACGGTGAAGATCCTTAATCTGAATAGGATCGCTTAGATCGTCTTCCAGATCCCTAAGCGTAAGATAATATCCGTTGTCAAAAACCTCTATAGACAGCTCGTAACCTCGATATATATCCCGTCCTTTATCACGCTTAAACCCGATGGTATTAAGCAGGTTATTATCTATTTCAATAGGCATGACATCATCTTCCCCTGAATACCATTTCATTATCCCATCATCAACCTCACGTTCAAGGATTAATGATCCACTTTCATTACGCATACCGGTAACGCACCCTACTCTCCATATATCGCTAGCTTTGTCTTTTACAAGATTGCCCGGCCTTAACTCATTAACTGAAATCATATTCTTCCTCCTCATGATCGTCATCACAATCATCGACAAGAGGGGTCTCTAGCCCCTCTTCCCAATCGTCATATCCGAAATCCATTACCTATCTTTAAGAAAGTTATATAATAAGTTTATCAACTCTCCCGTCGTAAGCTCACTATAAGGCTTGACATTAAGCGCCTCGTCCGGTATGCATATACCCGTCTTTCTCTCCATCTCCATCACCACCTCTACATAATCAAGGGAATCCATGGCCATGTCAGTCGCAAGTCCATCCTCGTTATCGATCTCGGCAGCATGGTTAAGACCCGTAAACTCACCCATCTTCTCAAATATCGTTTCCTTGACTATTTTTTCAACTTCTTTTCTTTCCATACTAAATTGATATTTTTAATCTTCTACCTAATTCTTTTTTTATATCTGATATCCTTTCGATATCCATCTTAACATCGCCTGTGATAGCGTATTCCTTATCCATTTTCTTGGGAGGATCCGGGAGCCGGCTTATGGCGAACAACCATGCCAGCTCCTTGTTCTTGTTCTCCCTAAGATACAAGTCAGACGTCATGCCATACATTTTTATGATCGTATCGAATAACGTTGATTCCGATAAGCTCATATGCACGCTATACACATTTGATGGTTTCCAGATCAAGTTATCCAATCTCATCGTATACTCACGTTTAAGATCTATGTGGGATATTACGGCTCTTACTATAGGTTCTTCCTTGAAGTTGGTATTAGCCACGAACCATACGAGCCGTTTCTCTACCTCCTTGATAGCTCCTGTATCCTTACCCATATCGTTATATACCCCAACGATACGGTCCCGGATCCCCTCGACCTCCGGTGTCAGGCCGGGTGTCTCTATCAGCATCAGCAGCGATCCTCCCCTTGGCGTTATCTTCCACTTCCCATTCTTCTGAAGCTCAATATAACCAGATGCTTTATAACTATCTATTTTCTCCTTTGGAATGGTGTTAGCCATCTCTTCTTTCTGCCGGATCATCAGAAGATACCCGACGTCAGACATCGTTAATCCTGATGTCATCATCTGCTCGAAATTTATATACATACGTAAACAAGTTAAAATATTGACCTGATCTTTCTACTTATTCTCTCTAATATATCAGAATGATCATTATCGCTATATATGTCTATCAATGTCTTGAGTATGCACAGCCTTTTATCTCGTTCATCCCAGTCAAACCAAAAGCTATTGAGATGCTTATCTATAGGTTTAAACATCCTTAACTCAGGTATAAGCTCATATGCCAGATCATCATCATGCGCTAATCCAAGCATATCCGCCGATTCGACTATAGCTATACACATGCAGCTCTCGCTGTAATTCTTTATAGAATCATAAGCCTCTGTCAATACCCTAAGGCCGTCTGCTTTCGATAATCTCTTTCCCTTTTTCATATTGCTTTACCGTATAAGATTCATTAGCCATACCAACCCTACCAACTGATATAGATTGATTTATTGATTGATTAAGATGCCCTATAACCGACATCTTAGCCCTAACCGTATTGGCGCATCTTAGAAGGATTCGATAATCCTCTAACGCTCTCTCGTATCTTACATCCACCCTAGCCCTTTTATCAGCATCAGTCATGCTCTTGCATGTTCCGTCCTCCCTCAGGCTTATAGCGATCTTGTCCCGTATGATTCTGATATCATCCTCGGCTATCACCAGTTCGGCGTCAAGAACCCCCTTGTATGAGCTAAGAAGATCCTCCACCGCCACAACTTCCCTTTTTAGGTTCTCCAATTCCAATATCATTGAGTTGTCATTTATCCTTTTATACTCCTGTACTTTATTGGATACCTCATCACAGATACTCATGATCTCCTTTTCCCGTTCCCGATTTATGATATATCTGATGCTGTATTTAGCCATTTCCTTTAACGAGGATATAATTTCCTTTATCCCCATCTTATCCTCAACCGACAATACGGTCTTCAAGAACATTTCCAGCACCTTTATCACTACAAGCAAGTAATTATGTCTCAATCTCATGTCAATAAGGTGTTTCGTCATGTACTACATTAAAATCATCGCTAGGCGGTATGTATTGCTGCTCCAATGGAATACTGGGAGGCGGGGGCGGTAGCGTAACGACTGTCGTGTCCGGCTTGCCGCTACCCACAGGGGCATCCGAGCCTCCTGGTCTTTCTTGGCGCACCACCCCTCCATCAGGATAATATCGCTCATATCCTTTCATAATATCTACATGTATCGCATCAATCTCCTCTAATGATCTTTGACGGACTTTTACTATATGATGGAATATAAGTCCATCTACACGGAAAGAGCGCCTTGATTCACTCTTAAAACGTTCCAGATCAGGATACCAGCCTTGCGGGAATTGCATGTATGATGAATATCCGTATCTTTTTGGGATATTCAACGCTACCATAGCCGTACACAATTGCCCCAATGTGTCTGATTGATAGAAATCAGATTGTTTTGGCATATGATCCTTAGGATCCCGTCTTCCCTCAATATCACGGTTAAGTTGTGATATTATAAGAAAGAATATATTGGGAAAAGTTCTTTTAGCTATATTACACATGGTTATCAGACTATCTATATTCCTCTTAGCGTCACCCGTGCCTTGTATAAGAGCTGTATGATCTATGGATACAAATACCATTTTCTTATCCTTGTTCGCTGGCATATAACTATTCCATAAGAAGTTCTGAAGCTCGTCTACTGTCGATGGTTTAGGAATGTATGTTATTCTGCTGGAGTTTTCCTCCTTAAGACATTTCTGCATTTCCTTTATCTCTTCATCAGACATCTCGTTAAGGAGAATATCTTGTATATCCTTTCCCATTTTTTTTGATAGTGAACGTAACATCAAATCCTCTGGATTCATTTCAAATTCACATCTGAGCCATACATAATCATCAGCTTGGGGATTGATATTAACATTCATTACATTACTCATAATCTTCTGAGCCAAATAAGACTTGCCCACTCCGGGCCTAGCGCCGATAGCCACCGCATGTTGTGGGTAGAACCCGCCCAGCAACGCCTTGTCAAGATAAGCGTATCCAGTACGAGCCGGGAGAAGCTCTCCCGACTGATACTTTCTTATCCTCTCATAGGCATCCATGATAATCTCCTTGGATGACCTCCATATCCTATCCTCACTCATCCTCTTGCGTTTCTATCGCCAGCCGTATCGGATTTAGACCCTCTGTTAGCTGATCTTGATTTATATCTAAGCCCTTTAGCCGTATGGCATAAATCCTTTCCCTTCCGATAGGCTTTACCTTTCAACTTATCGGTCTTGTAGTTCTTGCGACCCAACTCCCGTCTCTTGGCTTTCTGCTCAGGGCGGGCGTTGATCTTCTTATCCGTCTCGGCTTTCTTTCTTCTGGCCTCCGGATGTGTCCTATAGTATTCAGTCGATCTCCCCATCCTCGTCCTCCTCGTCATAATTATAATCCTCTACGATAATATCCTCTCCATCTAAATATGAGGCTTTATCTCCGAGTCTGCTTCTCATGCTCTCGTAAGGATCATCTCCGTCCTTTATCTCCCACACACATACGTATGGACCTATTATATCACTAAGCATCTCTGCCCGGTTCTCGCTGATGCCTTTTTCTATCATCTTATCCTTGCAATAAGATTTGTTGTACACCGATCCTCCAACATAAAATTCTGTTGGCTTATGAATAAAAATTACTTTCATTTTTTATTCTATTGATATTATTGCCCAAATTTATTTGTTTTCACCTACATAATCTCCATAACTCATGTCTGTATCACAGACTACCGTATTGGTTGTATTGTCTACCACATGAAACAGAAACTCCGGGCATCCGTGGCAGGCGTTACTCCCGATCGCCACCGCTCCGTGCCTAGAGCAAGCCTTACCTATCGTGGTACCCTCATGTATCTGTATATGGTTCTTCCCATATACCTTGATATGTCTCATAACATTAAGCAATGATAATAAGGACATCTTATACGGAGACACATGCTCTTCTGGTATTCCTAGCTCACTGGATAACTCTTTGTAAAAGTTTTTCCTTTCATAACTCGACTCTTTCAAGAACCTATCGATCTCAATAGCTGTTATATCCATGGCCCTAAGAAGCTCTGGTTTCGCCAATCTCCCTACTGGTTTACCCATCGAATCAGACCTCATCCAAGCCCCACACTTCTCGCACCCTACTTGCTTCCCCTCTACCGTATTTATCATAGTGGACGGGTTCTTGCAGTATGGGCATATGGACCCGTTTAACATAGCTTTCTGGGCTAAAGACAATTCTTTCATACCGTCTCCTCCATCTTAACATTAAATAGATTGCAGAATCTATTAAAATTCTTGTTTTCTATTTTCATGTCCTCCTCATACCTGTCAATTGACTTGATGAAATCATTGTAACAGTCCTTGCACATCCATTGATTGATCACCGCCACGTAATAACCTACGGATGTAGGTCTGTTACACATATCGCAAATACCTAAGCACCCATATCTGGTAAGCTTATCCATCATCTCCTGTCTTGTTATTTCAAGCACCTTGAATCCCTTGTAATTATCAACTACCTTTGCCATTATTGTAAATTTGTTTAATTATAAAATAATCCGCTATATCCATCCCCTCATCTATATTGGGTTTTGATTCTAGAAAATCACTTATCTCTATATTCATCCCCCTCATATCCTTGTCTACCTTCTTTCTCCATTCGTTGAAAGCGTCGCCCTTATCCGGGTACAGGACTATCCGCCTCCTACCCAATGTCTCTACCATCTCCCTCTTCAACATATGGATACCGCCACAGGCCATGAACAACCTACTAGGGTACACGATGTTGCAGATAACAGCCGTCTTCTCTGACTCTACTATATACACCGGAGCGTCATTGGGATAGAAGTTGATAAGGAACTCCCCGAACAGGCATTGCCTAAGCAGGTAATCCTGACCGTCCAGTATATGCACCCAACATACATGATCCATGGGAACCTTTACCCTCTTCCCGTCAGGCCCGTAGTCCATTATCTTCCCTGTCCGCACCACCCAATTCTTATCCAGTTGCCAGAACACACAGCACTTACCCCAGTCTCCGAATCTCATCATCCCCACCTTATACAAGTTAAATGCCCTATTGGTATGATACGATCCGAAGATATTGGATAGATAATCTTGAAGATCGGATGTCTCGAAAGGATTAAGGGTCTCAAACATCTTGTTTACTGGGATACAGTTGGCTATATCTGGGTTCACAGGAGGCCTGTATCTTCTTAGCACTTTGTTAGAATCGGTAAAAAGATCATTGCTCCCAAGCTCATTGCCTGTTGGATATTTAAAATAACCACATTTATTTTTGTGATCACATACCCCAAACTGCTCCCCTACTATCTGTCCGGTGGTTACATCTACGTACGGCGTAAAGCATCTATCCCTGCCGCATTGCGGGCACGTCAGCTTTCTTCTTGGCTTACTATGATCCAATTCATATCTGTGAACGCTCTTGTCAAATTCCCTAAACTCCATTATCCTATCCTCTCACTCATGATTCGATAAATATAATCTCTCAGTGATTCTTTTCTTATCAAGTTATTCAATTCAAAATCACTTTCTATATCCAAAGATCCTATTCTTGATGTAACCGTATAATTGGTTTTCTCGAACTTATACTTACCTTGGAGATATACGACTGTAGCCATGTTAAGTATAGGATTATCAGTTTGTCTCTTCAGTTTATATTGGCTTGTCTTGGCGGTAGGATCACCCGGAGCGAAGTTATATATCTCCTCTATCTCCAATATCTTTCCGTAGTTCTCCATTATCATTCTTCTATATAACTCAAGCTGGAAAGCGTACTCGTCATAGAAATTGCCTTTCCTGTTTGATTTGAAGTCCAATATAGCGAATATCCTCCTGCATCTCTTTATCTTCTTTTTCTCTGTCTTAGGTTGACCTTTCTTGGCTCCAGTCTTATAGAACTCTCCTGTCTCGATCTCTATCTCCACCATCTCCGGCTCGCTATCCATCTCCACCACAGCATCCACAGAGGAAGCCACTTTCAATCTCCTTGACCTCAACATCTTCTCAATCAACACAGGTTTTACATGTCTTTCTTTACAGAATATAGCGAATGATATTAGATCTTCTATCAACTCATCCATATTATCCACTAATATCCGCTCCATCCTATACTTGTCTATTCTCAACTTAGCTTCCTTGACAGCTTTTCTTATCCATGTTGGAATCAGTTTTATCTTAACTCCCGTCAGATACAATCCAAATAAGTAATGCATGATCGTACCCAAGTCAGCCCGGTAGTCGGCGTACTCGTCTGGGTCCTTACCCTTGAGTCTCATCTCATTTTTCCATTTTTCTAATGCCCCGGAAGTATCACAATACCCATTCGCAATATTATTGGTAGCCCCATCATATATGATAGGGTATCCATCAGTTCCCATTTCATAATAAACACGCTTGCCAGCCACGGTCATTCTGTATAAGACTGGTGTCGGGATATCCTTGATCCACTCAGCGGCATAATACTGCTGCTCAGTCTCCAGATCATACTCAATTTCTATCTCCTCCTCAGGTTCTTTCTTAGGCTCGTCAACAGGTTTTTCTTCCTCATAGATATCTTCCTTCGGAACCGTTGATAAAACGTCTAATATGCCAAAGAAAGCGGTAAATTTAGGATCTGTATGATATGATCTTAATATTGGTAACGATGATCGCCAATAATATGATGACGCATTCTCGTCCATTGACTTATTATGAACAAACTCTATTACAACACCATCATCCGTGATAACCACATGATGTTTTTTGGATAAACGAACTCTCATATCATCAAACGATTCTTGATCGCTTATGACTTCCATATCCATTCCTTTCTTATATATCGTATCACTTATAGCCTCGTATCCAAGAGCTAAAAGTAATTTTTGTTTTCTTCTATCCATAATAATAATCTGGTTTTTAATTTACCATCCTCCTCGACTTTAGGTGCGAGATCCCTCATCCTTCTGGCTGCCAACAGCCAAACGTTGCCAAACTCGTCCAAGAGCCGGCCGAAATCCATCGTATCTAATAGATAATCGAATCTTGTATGCTCATCAGCCGTCAAGTAGATAATGTTATCATTATCCTCAGCAACTGATTTATATTTCCGTTTAGGGTATAAGTGGCATATGTTGCTTACCCCCGGGCATGGTATGTATGCGCCGGTAGCAGATCTCCTTGTCATACTCAACCTAGCCACATGGGCGCCAAAGAAAACGGCTAGGCTCTTCCCCTTCGGCTTGGCCTTCACCCGTATCGCCGTCCTTTCCTTTGGCGGTAGTTCCTTGGCTCTGCATGCGGGACACAGCCCCTTACTCCTTATAGTTACCATCCTCCCACATCTCTCACACGGCAACATCCTACCTCTCATGCATTTTTCTTTTTATAACTTTTATTGAACTCCATAAGGCTCATAGCCCTATACCTCTTAAGCCTATCGATCTTACCCTCCGTCCAATCTTGATCCTTGAAGTTGATGATCGTATCGAACATCTGAGCCAGCTCCCGGATATTAAAATTCCTGTTCTGTATTTTTTTATAGAACCCGGACCTACTATACCCTAACTTAGAAGCCAGATAAGTCTTATTAGATAATGTGAGGATACGATAAATCGTACCCTCCATCTTACTTATCTCCATCAACTTCTCGGCTATGGATGATGTGGTCTCATAGCTAGCTTTATTGCTTACTATTCTCATGTTTCTCCGGATTCCTGATCTTACCATCAAACTCGTAGAAGTCCATCAGTTTCTTCTCTTCCTTGATACAAGTGACAACGAAATCTGATATGGTTCCTTTCATGCCTTCCTCGAAATTCTTTTTGGCATGATCAAGGTCATTGGCCCGAACGATGTAGTTAAACGCCTTGCGTTTCTCATTGCCCGATTTCTCGTCTATCGTAATATAATCAGCCGTGACCTTATAGAACCGGTCTCCATCCATGGCAAATAATTCCGCTATCCGGAATCGTTTGATATCAACGCTAAACTCACCGGAGATAAACGGTCTCATCTCCTCTATGATTTTAGCCTCACACTCTGTATAAGAAAGGGCATCCACTAAATACTCCTCCTTTACCTTCTTCTTCATGCCGTTCTCGGCATCGGTCTCATAAGAAACCGTACATTTAAACCAATTGTGCATCTTATTAATCTATATTGTTGTTAAACAATGGGTAATCCTTTATCCCTTCACGAATATATCTTTCCGTATCATCATCCACGTCATAAGCTTTCTTAAAAAACGTCATAGCCGTATTCGTATCATGATCCACCAACGGAAGATATTCCTTTACAAAAAGGAATCTAAGATGATTCATATGATCAATCTTATTTCTTACATCGATTACCTTCGACCAGATCTCGGCATGGATTTCACTCATTCTTTTTATATCCTTCTTGTATTTATCTACCTGATCTTTATACTCCTCCTCAATCTTATTATTCTTGTCCTTTATAGATTTGTAGGACTCCTCATCTTTTGTATCAAACATTGGAATATGTTTGATATTGATTATATCCAACTTATTATATATCTTCTCATTGGATATAGTGAAATCGTATGTAGTCTTGTATAAATCAAACTTACTTAAGAACTTAGCTATTTTAATAGCATCATCCTGATTAAAAACAGCTATGCTCAATCCTTCTAAAAGGTAGAAGAAATTAGATGGAGAAATAGGCTTGTAGTCGTATGTCTTCATAACTGGAGGTTCGTCCACAAACCTAACACCCTCCTTAGCGCATCTTGTTATGATCAATCTATCTATCTGCTCGTCAGTAAGATCATATATCTCCTGATCGGTCATCTCATTAATTGTCTTCATCGTCATCCTTCTCCATCATTATAGCCTTTACCGCCTTTTGTTTATAAACCTCACTCATAAGGCAGGTAAAATCCATATCATCCATACCAGCCATAACATTGGCTTCTACTTCCAAATTCATCTCAATGTTCATTACCGAGACTTCATAGTTACTATCATCTTCTTTATAGAAAATGACTTTGCCACCATACTCGAAACCATCATCTTCGGTCTTAACCATATCGATGATCTTCTCCAATTTCTTTACAAACTCACTCTTTTCCATATATATAATTTTTATGTGTCTACAAAAGTAGACATTTTGTTTTTGAATTAAATTAAATAAACATTATTAATAGTTAATACTATCCTTTCTCCTATCATTCATATTTATTCTTTGGTAATTATACCCTAACATCTGCTCCATCTTCTTTAACCCAATTAACCGTATCGCAATGCCAGCAATACCCTGTCTCAGAATCCTTTTTATGAGAATGAGAACCACATGTAGCGCACCAATAATTATCATCTATATTGTATGTGTAACTTTTATCCTCATGCATCTTATCTATTCTAGCTACCCTATCTTCCAATAGATCCTTTAGATAATGGCATTCATAAGGCCTATCTTCTTCCCTTAATATATAAACATCTATGTCCATCATATTCCCCATCCTGTCCGTGCACATCAGCTCGGCGGCATGACGTACATTCCCTTCCGGCATCCCCGGGACTATCTCCCGGATCACTGCCTCCATCTTCTCTTGGTATTCGGTGTCTACCTTAGCCACCAAGTCTTCTAGTTTATCTATTAAGCTCATAATTTTTATTGTATATAACTACTATTTGATATTTATACATATTTATTCTGTATCATCTTCACATTCACCTATCATATCCGTATGACCAAATATCATATCAATAAATTCAAGCATCTCATCATTAAACGATCCGCTTTCTTCTTGCAGCTTCCTACATTCATCCTCGGTCAATCCACAAGAAGACACCAGTTCCTCTGCGGCCTGCGTCCATCGCCCGTCGTGGGCTAGCTCCTGAACCGCCAGCCATATTCCTTGGTTCATACCCTTCTTTCTTTCGTTCTCATCCATATTTATCCCTCCTATTCACTCATTTTTTTAACAAAATCTTCCCATGACATGTCAACGTCATTGTGATGTTTACAACAAGCATTCTGTATTCTCTCTATCAACGGAATGAACCATAACTGAGTTAATCCGTAACGAGTCTGAATTATTCTACATAGATTTATTTTTATTATCTCCATGTCATGGATATCAGGAGATGTATTGTCGTTCTCACATCTATCCAATATCGTTTGAATTATAGCCAAATAATGATCCATATCTTAAATTATTAATCATATTACCATTTCCCATTCCCTGGCGTAAACAGTATCTCCCCTGTCCTCACCCAATGATTCCAGTTATTTTTAAGTTCATCAATATCATACACCTCAGCCGACTTACCGTTATCAGATCTTTTTATGACCGACATAATACTTTCCGCTCGCACGCTCCAATGACTATAACAGTCTGTTCCGCACCCGCACGCCGTGAATCTCCCGTTATCGAACTCCCAGACCAGAGGCCGGAGGCCGCATCGTGGACACGGCAACCATTCCATTGGATTCTCCGGCTTCTTGTAAACATCAATACACTTATACTCTACTGTCATAATTAGTTCTATTAAATTGATCTGATCTTTTGATCTCTCATCTCATTCTTATCCTTGAACATCATTATCCTATTTACAATCCCCTCCGATTCCATGTACGTCGAGAATCCATGTATTCTTAGATATTGGATGGCTGATAATGATTTTTCTAGCACATCTTTATATCCTACATCTATCTTAACTTCTTTACCCATAGTCCTCCTCCATTTCTCATATCCAACTTCTACTCATAACACTATTATAATCTATTCCATTATTCATAACCACTTTATTAAAGGCCTCCTCGGTATACGCCAAAGACTCGCCCCTATTAGCTCTCTCGATATTTTCGCTCATCATCCCCATAGCCTCGATCAAGGCCGCTGATGAGTTGGCTATTAACTTAGCCGCTTCCATTATCTTATTGTCATCCATAATCATATTACTTTAACTTCCTCGTTCCACAAATGTCTTTCATATACCATGGTTGTTCCTATTAGGATTCCGGTATCTTCTCCCCAATATTCAAGTATTTGATTCCTGAATTTGTGACGCAATTTTTGTATTCCTCCCTTGTTTTTATCATAAGAAGAGTAATCTGATAATCTTACTGTCTCCATCGTTTACCTCCTTCATTTGTTCGTATGCCAATCTTTCAAGTTCCGGCATGGTGTTTGTTTCTTCTTATTTTCCCCCATACTTATTTCTCATTTCATTAATATAGCTCATATACCAATCTTTTATATCCTCTTCACTATCCATGCTATACTCTTTATTGAATGGATCGTATCTGATAAACTCCTCTGTTCGGCAGAATGGGCATGGAATTTCTTCCAATGGCTTGATTAGAACACCATCATCACCTACATTATCCAGATCATATAATATGCCATCTATGCAAGTTGCGTCTGGATAATTCGCACCGAAAAGCGGAAATTCTGGACATGTGTTTCTCATGCTTGTACTATTCAAATTCGTTCTCATATTCCTTTCTCCTATCCACTTACTTTAAATTCAAACCATCAGGTGTCAATATCTTCTTTTCCAACAAATCAAAGAGAAGCATCGCCCTTGACTCCGCCTCTGTTTTCCCAAATCCGCTATACACTTCTGTTGGCGAATCGTAGGCATTGTAACGAACATAGGCGGCTTCGTAATATCTACTATCATCTATATCTCTCAATATTATTTCGATTGGCAGCCCCATTATCAAAATATAAATAACCCCCTTCTTGCCAAGAGGCATGATAAGACGTAAGGTATTCCCCGTTTGTATTCAATATGAATAAGTAATCACCTTCTTCATTGCTCAATATATCCCCATCCTTAAATGCCGTATATTCCGGAATATTAATACAAAGCCTACATCCTCTTGCTCCTAGTCCATTATCAGAGAACCAATCAGATATTATACCGCTATCAGAATAAATCACTCCTAGTGTATTAAACATCCCCCTATCTTTATTATAATACACTAACTCTACCTTATGATTATGTCCGACCGTTACAATCTCACCATCATATTCACCATTGCTAATTTTCTTTGCCAGCTCTAAGTCAAATGGTTTTGTTATCATTCTCTTTTCCATAATTTTACATGTATTTATATTGTTATTTTCACTTTGGCTATATCATCACCTTGTAGCTCTACCTCATAATCTCTTATAAACTCTGTTAATCTATTTAATATAGTATTATGTTCTCGTGCAGATATAATGCCATTGTCATATAGATATCTCTCGCACGCAAACATCTTAGCTGATTTTTCTTTGTTTATCTCATCTAATCTTGCTTTAAGGTCATCCATAGTCCTTAAATCCATATTGTATGTGCATAGATGAGTATTCCCGTAGCCGGTTAAATTGTCTATTATAGCCACATGATGTCCGTTACCTATACCATATACTTCCTTGACATTCCATATATCCCTACTATCATATTCATATCTATTTTTTTGTCTATAAAATCTTGCTTTATAGACACCAAATCTCCTTCTTTAATATTCATATCTTCTTACGTGTTTATATGTTATTTTATTACTCAACCAAGCCAACGGGCAAGGGCTGCGCCTTGTCTTCCCCGACCGCCTACCCATATACGCCGGCTCCACCGGTAACGCTACCCATGACATCTTGGATGTCTCTCCCGTAAATCTGATAGTGATTGCCATAGCTCTCAAATGTTACTTGATAGCTGTTTTAATCCCATCCTAATTGTCTCGCAACACCTTCCATCTCGCTATACGCTATCCGGTGACATCCAGCAACCAATATATCATTCTTATAGCTATTGATCTTCCATTTGTGACCGGTTGTATCCAATACCATATCGTGTTGGAATTTACTGCCATTATGGAAGAACTTTATCAATTTCCAAAGTCTCTCAGCCTCAGCTCGTCCTATCTTGATATTCTTACTAGTCTCAATTATGCCATTCTTGATGCGAAGCCATACGTTAGGCTGGTCATCCTCCAAATAATAATATAGATATAATTCCAGAATCTTGCCAGACTTCCACATCTCGATCTGTTCTTCAAATTTTTTCTTGCGATCTTCTTTTTCTTTTCTTCTTTTTTCAAAAATTAAAGCCTCTTTTTTCGCCTGACTGTCTTCCCATCTCTGACATCTGGCCACATACTCAGCCCACGTTCCTTCACCACAAATCTCATCTACTATCACATTGGTCGTTCCTAAAGTTTCTAACGCTTGATGATTTAGCAATACCTCAAACACACGCTTTAACTCATGGACATATTCACTTTTAATCTTATCCGATTCATAAGATAACTCATGTTTAGTTCCGATCCAGGTGTTTGCACTCTTTTTAAGAAGACTCTTGGGAGTACCCATATTAAAGAACTCAATATAATCCATTAGACTTCTAAATACTCCCCAAACATCCCTATAAGACAGGCTTGTTCTGACCTTCTTGTATTTCTCGATAACCTCTTTGATAAGCTCCAATCGACTGGTGATAAAAGCCATGCTACCATCATCAGACATATTATATCCAACAGAAAATACCTTTGAACCAGTTGGTATTGCACTACGAACACAACGTTGATGTTTACAGGTAGAAGAAGAATAATACTTATCGTTAAGCAAATACGCCTTTTCACCACACTTATTTCTTACGATTCTTCCAACCTCAAAATGATAACCATAAGAATAAATACTTCTACCTTCAAAGAAAAGATTACTACCTCTTGCGGATTCTTTCTTTTCACTTGCCCACAAATGAGCGACCATAGAGTTGTTCATATCTATTAAGTTTTGAGTGTTAATTATTGATTATACTTGCTAAAAATAACATCGACACAAGTTCCGCCAATAGCGTTTGCGTCATTATACGAATAAAAACCTTCTGTTCCCCAATCCACACCAACTGGACAACCATCTGCATGTTTTACAAAGTCATCAACTTCTTGCGCTTCCTCGTTAGATATTCCAGTGTAGTCACCATTAATCAAAGCCCCAATCCAATAAATCGGAAGCCTATATCTTATTATCTCTATATTCATAACTTTATCAATTTACAATTACTACCTTTTCATTCTATTTTATTCAATGGACCGGCATGCGCTTCCCCATTCTCATAATAAAGCTGACCCTCATACTGGTTATGATGAAGCTCCTCATGTATCGCATCTTCATTATCAGCCCAATACTCGTACTCCTCATGCCATGACTTGAAGAAGTTATCATAACATTGTCTCATCAGATCCTCCAAAGAAAAATCTTCTGGATAAGTACACCATGCATTGTAATAATCAATTATAGGTTTCAGGAGATACCGATCATAACACATTCCTGTTAAAGGGCAATTATCTCCATAGTCAAACATTACCTTACTATACCTGTGCTTGTATTTGTATTTCCCATCAATATATTTACCTGACGTGGAGAAATACCTGCCCTTGATAATACGTGGCATAATGTTGTTGTTGATATACCTGAACAGTAATTTGCCACATAAGTTATTAGGGTATATATCCTTATCATAATCAGTTGGATGACAGCATATAGGATCATTGTACTTGAATTTGAATCTAAAATCATACCTCGTATATCCAACTTCCCAGTCATAAGCCTCAGTATTTGTCAGATCCCCAAAAGACTTCATGGTGCTTATATAATCAGCACCATAAGCTTCCATGCAACAATCCATTATATTCCAGCGCTCACGCTTCACGATCCTTTCTTGTGAATCTTTTGACAGCTCATCAAACTCATACAGTTTTAATACAATCTCTTTCATAATTCCTCCTCTTTTAATATAACTAGATCCCTAACGTCAATCGAATGACATACGTACCTCCTTATGTTCACGTTTAGAGATATGATTGTGGCTATTCTCACGAACCACCACAACCCAGATTCAGATATTACTCATCCTTTATCTTTACGAATGGGTTTTCTACATAAAACTCCACCACATCCTTAGATTTTATAGATGTCACTATACCGGTGGTATCCACAAATCCATCTGTTTCATCCATTGTCAAATCTTCTATTTTATCTCCAGGCAGAAAACAAAGATTATAGTCTTGATCAATATACATAATCATCTTTAACCTAACCATGTCGTCAATGATGCCTTTCATTCTCTCCACGACATCTAATTGATCATCACTAAGCATTAATCTACTTTTTGATGATTTCACTAATCTTATGTCTCCATTCTTGTCAACTACAGTTAAGTCATTGAATTTATACACATCTTCACATGTTCTGTAATATGTTTCCTTACAATAAATTTTTCCTTTATTATCTATTTCAACATCAAAATATTCCAACTCCCCCTTGACAGCTCTTCCGTTTTTGTATTTCCACACATCACCTATTGGAGCGAATCCATATAATGACTTAAAAACATCATATATTGATAGTTTTGTCTTAGGGATGCTCTTGCCCTTTTTAAAACATTCTTCGGACGAATAAAATAATTTCCCATCTAATGTCTTCTCAGTCCTACATCCTCCCCATGTTCCTACATATCTAACTACTCCATATGTAAAACTGATCAAGATCTTATCAATCTCAAACCACTTTAATTTTTCTGACATATCGTCAAAAAGATATCCACTCTCTAAATAAACTGATAAATACTTTTTCATTTCCATAACAATTTATTTTTTTAAAATTAAATAACATCATTTGCCTTGATCACCATCAGTCTCAATACTCCTCTAAGTATCATGGTTTTCATGATACAACTCATAATATTACATTGAACTTCTCATTTAAACAATCTAAAGCTCTTTGATACTCCTCTTCCTTGTCGAACTTAATTTGAGTACTGTTCTCCAAGCCAAAAGACAGATAAAAGGATATGACCCAGCCCGATCCGTCCACGGCCTGCCCCTTGGGCCCCCACGACATCACCTGCTTCTTGGATATATACCAATTCCCTATCTGTACGAAGTCAGGATAGTTGTTAGTCAAATACCTTATCTGAATATTCAGATAATCCATATTATCAAAATAAATTATGTGATATTTGTTTCTTATCCTTATCTTCAAAAAGGGATTATCCCCGTAATACGCAGCGAAGGCTGACACCACGGAGATAGGGTATCTAACGCCTTTTATTATCACCCATTTCATATACAATACCTCCTTATATTAAACTATTTAATATAAATTCATCTTCCTCCGTTCTCTCATTCATAGGCTTATTTTGTACCGTTTTGACAAGATCAAGCACTTCATCCCAAGTCCTTTCTGATAGCGTCCCATTATTTATGCCACAACACCTACATCCACTAGAAAATACCGGTATCATACTTCCATCACACATCCTAACGAATTTATATCCTACATATTCATTGCATAAGAAACATCTTCTTACTGGGATAAACCTTATTCTACCTCTATTAATGATATTTATTAATACCTCACGATTCATATTATTCCCTTAATTTACGTTTAACCTCTTTAACATACATAGGAGAATGCAATCCCCTATGCAACTTTATAGCCCGATCTATATCCTTTTTAGGATTGTGGTGAGATTGATATATCTCGAACATTTCCCTAGCCTTGATAGGATTTGTTCTATCATCGTATCTATACCGCTTTTTCTCCCGTTTAAGACACAATATCCTATTAACCTCATCTACATACACCTTTTTCATCTGCCACCTCCCTAACGCCCCTGAAGTGGCGTTGTACGCCCGATCGTCATCCCTTGACTCCACGAAAGATAGGGCGGCCGCCAGCTTATCCCATACCCGTGCCTCGACCACTGCCGGCTTCGGGGCGAGGGGCATGCCTCCGTTCCCTTTTGGTGGTGTCAATATTATCATCGTCATCACAAGTAAGTATCTTATCATACTTCCTTGTTTTTATAAAATTCCTCTCCAAATCTCACATTATCCACATAATCTTCCATACACTCATGAACAATTATATGAATATCCCCCTCCGTGTATGTTACCTCGGACATTAACCTCTCATTGGTCATCCACCAAGAATAACTATCAATATGCCGTATCTCAAATCCATGATCATGCAACGCATACATAACATTATATCTTAAATCCCTGTCCATCATCATACACTCGTACACAATATAGCCATTGATACTTTCATAAGACCTACCGAACGTATAAACGTACCTACCCATCAACTTATACAACTCCCTTGCCATAGGATTCGGGATCGCCTCATCCATATCAAAATCATCACCCGTATCAATAATCTTATCCACGTCCCGTTCATCAATACAAGCCCTAGGCATTCCTATCGTCCGTACATAAAGGCGTGATCGGTGATCCCTACTTAACACTGTCCCGATATACTTTTCTCCTTTAGTGTATCCTATATTATGGTTGCCGGTTATATTAAATACAATTTCAGCTCCTATCTTAATTTCATCCATATTCAAGATGTTTGTATCATTTGTTATCTTTTTTATACAAAAAGAGGATATAATGGCATAATATTATGATATCAAGACACGAATGCGTTATCTATCATATTATCATACATATCCTCTATACAACGTCATTTATGGCATTATATCGTATATGATGCCGCAGGCCATAAATACATCTAATTAACCTTTTTTTAAGGGCTTATTGCCATTTAGGTAACTAGCTATGCCTAATATTTTCGAAATAAGGGCTTTTTTAGCCTTATACTCATCGTTTATCCCTATTATCGCATATCTGTATACCATCCCATCCTTCGACACCTCCACGCCCACGTATTTAGGCGCAACGGCATCCCTATGTAATACGATAAACGGGCTTTTGCCGTCTAGCTCATTTATCAACTGATTAAACTGTCGCCTCGTCATCTGATAGTGATATTATTTCTATGTTGTAAATACGATCTCTTTTTACCCTTATCTTCTCGCACAGCTCATCGAAGCACCCATCTTCTTCTAACCTACCAACATAATATGATACATTCGATTTAGAGCTTCCTTGAAGATATATATTTCCTCTTATATTCTTTGAGAAAAAATTAGGCAAGACCATCTTTTGTCTCTTATCCTTATTATCCATATAAGATATGACAACAACCCACAACTCTGGCTCCCGTTCTTTTACCGATAACATAAGATCGAGACCCGATTGACCATTGATATTCCTCCTGCCAGTTTCGTTATAACGAAGAATAATATAATCATCCGCTTTATCATCCTCAATCATCACGACCATAGGGCGATCTCCCTTCCCATTATCACATAATATTCTTGGCTCTTTCCCGTTGCGGAGATATACCTTATCGTAATCTCCGTTTTTGTATATCTCAAAATCAAATTCTATCACCATATTATTTTCTCCTATTGATGTATTGTTGCGTACGTCCTTCCTCTATTTTTTCGAAATAAAACTTATTCCCATATAACCGAGTGAAGCAGATGTTATATCCGAAATGCTCCGCACGTCTGATTTGCGCATAGCCTCTACTGATGTCATTATTATCAATCAGCGTAACAAAACAATGTGATCCTACTTCTGTATTCAAAACCAGATTTTCCCAATCTTTTACCTCCATATCAAATCTCCTTAAATAATTTTTTGTTATGATTATCGCTATTATACCATTTATCAATATTATCGTACTGCTTTGGATAAACCCCATAAGACCTACACCACCTAGGTAACGGCCCGTTCAGCACGTCTAACGCCGTCGCAAGATCGAACGTAGCTTCCTCCTTGACACAACACCCCGATCCACTTCCACAGCTCGGTATATAGGCTCTGCTATATGCTACGCTCATTCCATATTCCCCATGACTCAGATACCCGATGTTAGGCGAATCAGGGAAGGCGTAATACAACATTATATAATCACCCTTACTCCAACCTCTATTATAAGTATCATCCTGCCACGCAAAAACCCTGCAACCGGCTTCTTTCAGTTCCGCTGCCGCTCTTTTTAAAACATTGTCCATATTATCTATATTTAATTAAGTTATGCCAAGGTGCCGGGAACTGACCCCGGATCATATTCGCACACGTACGATTATGATATATCCTTCCACCCCGCCAAGGTCATGGTCACAATATTAACAAACTAAAATCTAATGTTCATATCATTACACATCTTAAAGAAGACCTCCCTTATTATCTTTTTGTACAAGATGTATATCTCATCATCATCATCATCGAACTCCACTTCCCATGAACGTAATAAATACCTGATATCGCAATCCGCTGTATGAATCCTGAATATAGACGGAACGCTCATTATGTAGTCCTCGAAAGCTTTCTTAATCCCATCCCTTTTGATATGCTCTTTATACTCATCCTTAAACACGTTAAGCATAAAAGCCAGATACTCCCTATCATATCTAAACTGCTTTTTGTAATTATCAGTATCTATATGATCTAGTATATATATTTCTATAGCGTCCCTGTCGTATCTTGACATACCTCTTCCTCCTGTTTTTGATATTTAATGACCCTTTTCTCCCCATACGCCTTCGCTAACTGAATAAGCTGGCCGGTAAACACCTTGGTACGGTGTCTTACAATCTTATCCACCAACTCCGGGCATCTGGTTCTCCATCTATAATTAACCTCGCCCTTAGCTTTCTTCTTGTAATATCTGTAAAATGTTACGGCCACTACCACTTCTCCATCTTGTTCAAAAGCCACTAAATCGTAATTGTTGTAAACTATTTCGTTCATGTCGTTATTATTTTTATGTACTTAATCACCTCTTCTGGTAAGGATGCTAGATCCTTAACTCTTTTACCGAAATCGTATGAATGTCTCCTATATGGATAATAATCACCAACATATATTCCTATTCCTTGTGGATGAAATGGATTTTCGCTGCATGCAAACACAGGATAATATACCAACCCACTACTATCTTTACCCTTATCACTTACACATATTATCGTGTATCTATCTATCTCCCCATCGCCAATATCATACACCCTTACTTTTACCTTCACGCCATTGGCGTTTGTTATAACATTATTCATACGCACCTCCTTTGTTGTTCACGATCAAACTAATCTATCTCCCTACCATATATAGTATACGATCCACACCAGCCACGATTCTCATTCGAGACCCTAATATGATCTACAGGCTTATCTCCTGCCATACAATTAGCGTAAGATAATACCTCCGACATGTTTCTGAACCCGGAATCCGCCGCCGATTTTATAAGCGTCCTATCATACCCGAACACCAATATCTTCACAATATCTCTTTCCTTCACAGTCCTTCTCGCTCTCATAATATTCTAGCCATAAAATAAACAAACATAAAATCCACCTTATCATAATCCACCCTATGACCGGTTATCTCGAATATAACCCTACGCTTTTCTATAGTCTGTATATTATCTAACTGAATAGCTATGTAAGGATATTTCATAACTTTCTCTCTATTGATATTATTCAAAATAGCGTTGACATCTTGCCTGCGGAAATACATATTTATCCCTATGTAGCTGGCAACCAAAAGACACTCATCTATCACCCCATCAGTATCGAATAACAATAACATATCATCCTTCTCTATAGTATATTCCGCATCAAGAATCTTGATACGTTTGCTCCCGTCCTTCTTATCTGATATAAGAATCTCTATCATATCCTTATCAGTCGTAAGGATATAATACGCCTCATCCTTTGTAATATTATCACGAAGGTAAGATAGCGCTTCATCTTGTAATCTTAGTAGTTCTATTTCGTCCATATTTATTCCTATTGTTGCCAATGGAAAAGGGACGGCGCTGACGACAAGGCCTGTCCAGCCTCCCCTCAGCCGCCCGCATTCCCCTTGGTATCATTAACCACCTCAAATAATCTCATAATCGAATTTCACATTAACACTCTCATCAATGCTCAATTCTTTCTCCATCCCAAATACAATCTCCCTTACCGTATCAAAACCCAATAATTGATCTTCGGGATTATTCACAAACTCTCTCCGGTTATTCTTTCTAGGTTTTCGAGATGTAAGAATATATTCCGAACAACAGCCTCCCTCAAATGTCCTTACCCTAGAATACCATATATCACCAGTTCCGTACTCAACACATATATTCATGTTTATGATAGTATTATTCCACGCTTTTTCCGGGAAATGCTTGAATATCCTGCCAACCCATTCAGTGTCAATACTTATATACGGGGAATCCAGATCCGACGTACCTATGGCATCCGCATATAGGATAATCTCTTTCTTACCCTTAAATATTAAGGCTTTTACATTAATTCCCCTTTCCATTGATAGCCTCTAATTCTATATTATACATGTCAATCAGTTATTAAATGATTACATACTAACTCAGCCTCTATTCTATTGGTATATAATTTATATCCTTCTAAAGTGTCACGATCGCCTTTCAACCAGACACCAACCACATGATAATTTCCGTAGTAGTTATTCCCAGCTATATACCAGTATCTAGTATAGCCACAACACGACATATATCTATCGTATATGTCGTCAAAACGATTCACCTCCCGTTTCAATTTGTCATAATCAGGATTCAATACATCCATCGACATAAGAGCCTGATGCAATGACATCTTTTTATTTAAAAGTTCTTTTTGCAATTTTCTCATATCTTCATTTTTTAAGCTCGTCCCACGAGACAGGACGGCGCATGACCAGCGAAGGTATCGCCACGCAGATCAGCCGCCCGTTCCCCTTGGTATTATTCTGCCACCTCTAATTTCCCGTAATAAGGATAAAAACAACCGTCTCGATAAACCGAATATCTGAGCGTTTTATCCTTTGCTTCATAGATGGAAACACAACCGCTGTTATAAGCGTTGGATAGTTCTTTTGCTACAAATCCACCTATTCGTTTATAGGTTTTAGGCGTATCCGCCAACGGCCTGCCTACATATATTTTTACCCTCTTGCACTTTTTGTCGCCTACGCATATATCCTTTCCTCTAAGCTCCATTAAATAAATGAATCTCATATCAACCGATTTTAAATCCAACATTCCTCTACCTCTATCTCCATACGATCCTCCCAATTACATAAATCAGGGTTCTCTCCTTCATAAAAGTAATAGTAAGCCCATACTTCAATATCGCCCACTTTTATGCATCCATCACTGCACCATTCCACAATATCGTCATTCCTGCATACGTTTGTCGGTTCAGCACCAAGCGACAATAGTTTGTTTATTATATTGTCACTGAACCTTTCTTTCGCTTCCTCTTTCGTCATATCACTATCAGATTTTTAATATTACACTACCGCCAAAGGAGAACAGGGAACGGACGACCAGCGGGGCCGACCCCACGCCATCGCCGCCGCCCGTTTCCCTTGGTTCCCTCCGCATCACTCCCACACCAACAGACAATATCTACCACCAATAACACCCTACCCACCATCGCTCGCAACCGCTTTGCGTTTCCACTTAACGGTAAAGTATTACCCCTGTTTAGAAAGGAATCCTATTGATTGAAGATACTCCCATTGATTGGAAGGTATTTCTTTTGTTGATTGAAGGGGTTTTCCTTGGGTTTCCCTTGGGTTCCCTTGGTTTCCCTTGGTTTCCCTTGGTTTCCCTTGATTCCCCTTGAGTTCCCTTGAGTTCCCTTGAGTTCCCTTGTTTCCCTTGATTTTCCTTGACTCCTCTTGATTTTCCTTGTTTCCCTTGTTTCCCTTGTTTCCCTTGTTTTTCCTTGTTTTCCTTGTTTCCCTTGTTTCCCTTGATTCCCTTGTTTTCCTTGTTTTCCTTGTTTCCCTTGTTTCCCTTGATTCCCCTTGATTTCCCTTGTTTCCCTTGTTTGGAGGTGCACCCTCCCGCAAAACAAACCAACCCCACCAACTCCCAGCATAAAACCCGAGACCTTCCTCCCGATTGTTCCACGTGGAACGCTGATTCAGCCTAGGATATTGGGGTCTTTGCTCTTGATAGCCTTACATATACGCATAATGCAATGTATTGATAATAAAGCCAATAAAATAACTATGATTATAGGCAGAGCGTCGCCCGTAGCTATAACATACCGCCCCAACTCAAACGCCATATACCAACAAAACAAGGTAAGCACAAAATATATCAATATTCCCATAAAAATATACAATAAGTAATCGTGATTTAAAAACAATACTCAAATAATACAAATAATTGAGTATCAATAACATAATATACATCAATCCTTAGAGCTTCCTCTAAGGGAAGATAAGCCCAGATATAGATAAAAAATATACAATAAGTACCGCCTATTATATACCTTTTAGGATCGATTCACGCACGAAACCATACATAAGGGCACAATATACCCGCCTGCATGGATATAGATATATACAAAATGATATGCAATGAATGATTTTACTTACACATTTTCGATCAAGGCTTAAAATTTGCCGCCTCAACACTTTTATGTGTAAGCAAAACGTATACATATACTATCATTTTGTAAAATATAGGCACAAAAAAGCCCTTCCGCCCTATATCACTACAGTATGGAAAGGCACAAACTTTAAAATCAAATAAAAACAAACGATCTATTGCCGTAATTTGTTTGCCATGTAGCTAACACGTTTCCGCCTACATTTATCAGAATCTCTACTACAATCTAATTTATTAGACTTGTATAGATCTTTGGTAAGCTCAATATAAAACTCCATTTGAGACTTTCTTACAGCCTCTAAAGCCTTTTCTTTTTGAATAGATAGTTTCCTATTCAAATTATCGAATTTCTTTTTGTACATAATATATTCATTTAATTACACCAATAAGAACGGACACGGCTATAAAGGCACAAGGCCGCCGTTATCAATACAGCTAGCCGAGCACACCACACCCGCCCGATTCCCTTTGGTTTTGTCCCTTTGCCCCGAACGAACGAAGCCAAATACGTACATACGTCGCCCGTGATACGTACCGACAAGGCGTATTAAGTCCGTCAATTTAACCGCACAAAATACCCTTGTAAGGGCTGTTATTTTGCTATTACATATAGCGCATAAGTATTTAAGCCACCTTAAGCGCTATTGTTTTGATACATTGGCACGGTTATAACACCGTTATGCACTCCATACGTGTTACTCTAGCAACGCATGGACATACGCCCTATACATGCGTATATACACCAACGTACCCCGTGTTTTTACACGGCCTACTAGGTTGACCTAGTGTGCTTACCGGATTGATATAAACCTAAAGATAATAGTACTACCTTGGACTAAGATAGTACCTAAACCACATTGCTAAGCGGCGGCCTATCTATTGCTGGCTCTCGAGACCCTAACAACCAGCAATATGTCTATATCAAAATATTAAAGATCTTACCTATTTAGCTAAATCAGTAGCACGACGGGAACGCATAGGTGTGCTACCATAACGCCCCTATACATAAATGATATAGGGGCTAATTATTTGTTATCTTTCATTTTTGGGGTGTGCCAAATAGTAAGTGACACACTTTGCAATGAGATTAAATGTATACCGTTTGATAGGTACGGCACACTTTATGATACGTTTGTCTGCTCCGTTAAACGTTTCGTAATATATACCAAAATCGTACTCTATAGGCTCATTATATCCAAAGCGTTTATGAGACGATCCTAGTATTGCTATATCCTCTATTTCACTCATTTTAAGCTTTTTGTTTTTATCCTGTTCGTTTTTATCATAGTATTCACGCTCTACTTCCTTGTATGCGCAAAACGTATTATTTACTCGTGGGAGTATTTCTTTGCAAAGTTGTATTACTACTTCTTTGTCTTTAGCTAAAGCAACCAAAGCGTGAACGACTTCCTTTGATACTTTAATATCATTTTCTTTTAGTATGTCGTTTATTTCTTTACCAGATTTAAACAGGTTGCACCAAGCTTTTACTGCACCTGTTAATGTCTTTTCGCTTGATTTTTTAACTTCATTTTGTACTTTAGTTAACTCTTTATTTGTCATTAGATTTTACCCATACCTTTGGGATTTATATTGGCTTCTGGTACGCCAGTTTGTTAATATTGTTATCTCACATTGCAAATATAATACATGTTTTATTGTCAAACAAATATTTTGCAATAAAAATTCGACGATTATATGTAATAAATCTAATCAAATATAAACATATATTAAAATATTGATTTATATGATTGACAATCAACAAGTTAAACACAAAATAATCATTCTTTTTTCGGCTAGCAGATCGTTTACCGTTCTTGTTTCCCGTCCTTTGTGGATTGGGGGGGGGCTGGTCCAAAAACGGCAGCCCGGCCGGGCCGATTTCGGGGAGGTGGTCCGTCCCGCATATCCCCCTCCCATCATACCCCACCCCATCTCTCCAATAATGTCCCGCATATCATCCTCCCCGAATATCCCTCATACTTCCTCACAACCATATCACCTTCCATCTCATTTAATTTGTTATATTTGCGATATAATTAAAACATAATATATTATGAATAAAGAAGTTAAATACATGATGGGGGGGGGTATTTTAACCCTCAGATAAGGAGGGGGTATGTTTAGGCGCAGGACTTCTTCTTCCGGTAAGATCCACTACCGTATTAATATAGACAAGAGCATGTGTCCTAATCCTGTAGATATATATATTGATGGAGATACATATCAATCTGATTTTAACGGATCTTATCTTGATATATATCGCAATAAGAAGATAGAAGTTATAAGAATAGGTGGACAGATAGTTTCAAAGGATCAACAATATGAGTACAACATTTTATTAGGCACGACTGGAGGTGTTTCAAAAGGGACTCTCACGTATCTATATAATTCTGGTGTGCATTGTGATTTAGCTGATACGGAGTTATACGGGAATAGGATAACTAAATTTACTCCTATAACGGAGATAACCGATCCTGAGGAGATTATCAATTTCACTTACATGTCTGAATTTTATAATCAGATTACAAGTAACAATCGTATAACTTGGCAAGGTCATCTTATAACAAGTAATCATTGTATAACAGCCAATGCCTGTGAGGGATGCCAATCTGTTGCCGTTGGAACTGGCATTTACAATAACACCTATAATGTAAATATAGTAATTGTAGTACCATCATAATATATTGTGAGGAGGATGTAGTACCAAAGGGAGGTAGGCCTCCCTTCATCCCTCCGGGCCTACCCATCGGGGCTTCCGCCGGCTACTTCCCTTGGTATATATCTTTATTATGGAATAATAGATAGGTAGTGGCACGACCACCACCTTAATATCGTATGATCAAGTATCCGGCACGAATTTATCCAAGTCAAAGTTCTTAGCATAATTCCAGATCCTTACATACCTAAACATTCCCGGGAGTCCCATGTCGTAGGCTGATGGATATCCTCCTATATTAAAATAATATGTTTGATAGTTTCGTGTATACATCACATTAGTCGCATCCTCATAATTCAGTACTCCTCCAATATATTCCCTTAAATACCCATTTCTCCACGACGCCATTACATATATCCACTGATATGGTTGTATAGCCACAGATCGTCCTTGGGTATAAAAAAGGGAAGTCCCATATGATGAGACATTAACACCGATACATAAATAGTTTTGTGTAGTAGATTGGGTTCCATATGGAGCGAAGAGATAATATCTTCCTTCCTGTTGTGTATTTAAATAGAGCAACGCTTCTATGGATATTTCGTTATCTGGTTGAGGGCATGGTAATATATTCGAGTCATTATCAAATTTGATATAGGAACTGTAGGTTCCTACTCTTCCCATGGAAAATACATATTTACCATTATATTTATCAATATCCATATGCATAGATCCATCCACATTCATATTATATTTTGATAGATCTTTTATCCATGGAGCTTCCACGTAAAAATAAGCGTCATTCACGTTACTAGATGGCGGGAATGGCATTTGACTTAACATTCTTCTTCTTAACATAATCTATTGTTTTTATGGAGGACGGAAAATACCCCCCCATTGAGTTAATTTTATTAATTCCATATCATTATGTATTTTGTACATACAAATATATGATTTATTCTCAGATCATGTCGCTGAATCCAAGAGAACGGGCTGGCTTCCATCCTTCCGGGCATCCCCAGCCCTCACACCGCCTCCCCGTTCTTTTTGGCTTCCTTCTGGTTTTATCCTCAAAATTTCATATCTTTGGGGAAAAACTATAATCATGTTAGACATATTTCATAAGCTTAAGATCTTCTTCTGCGACGATGATGTTGAGAAGATATATGTAATGGACAGTACGGTCATCCGCAACAACGATATCCATAGGATGTATAATGAGATACTGGACGAGTTAGGTGATTTGGCTACGGTCGTATCAAGGAATTACGTATATGGTAAGATAAAGGACAGGACGGGATTAAGCATCCGTCATATCAGTAGGATAATAAACCATAGTTGTAAATTTCATAGAAAATCATAGAAATAACTAAGATATCCTACTCCATTTTAGACGCTTCAACGTAGCCGGCAACCCGGCTGCTCTGCGTCCGTATAGCCGCATCAACTCCTACGGCTTGTATATTTATTGCGGCGTTGAGATCCCTATCGATCTCCAAGCCGCAATCTTTACAAACAAATGTTCGATCCGATAATTTCAGATCTTTATTCTTCCAGCCACATCTTGAGCATGTCTTGGATGACGGATAGAATCTATCTATAACAACAAGTTCTTTACCATACCACCTACACTTGTATTCAAGCTGGTTACGGAACATCGAGAAAGAAGCGTCAGATATAGAACCAGCAAGTTTGTGGCTCTGTAGCATACCGGAAACATTTAGATCTTCAATGCGGATAACATCGTAATTATTTACCAACATCGTGGTCAAATTATGCATGTACCATAAACGCTTGTTGGCTATATCACGATGAAGTCTTGATACTTTTAGCCTGCATTTATTTCTTCGATTACTTCCTAACTTCTTTCTTGATAAATGTCGTTGCATCCTTTTTAACTTCGCTTGGTTCTCACGAATAAAATGGGGATTCTCAACAGTCATCCCATCAGATAATGTAGCTAATGTCTTGATCCCTAAATCAACTCCGACTGTTTTGCCGGTTTTCTGTTTGCAACACTGTTCTATTTCTACAAGAACTGATACGAAGTATTGACCAGAACGGTTCTTTGAAACGGTACAGGAGATAAAACGAGCATTATCTGGAACTCCACGATCAATAACAATCTTAACCCATCCGATCTTTTCGATCCGGATCTTATTGTCAGCTATTTTAAACTTCGGTAATGGCAACCTAAACGACTGGTTGTCATGTTTATTTTTATAATTCGGTCTACCGAATTTCTCTTTCCTGTTCTTATTGAAGTACTGTTTGGAAAACTCGATAAAGTCTCGTTGCTTCTGCTGTAAGGTAGCTGCCGATACTTCATTTAACCAAGGTTTTTCAATAACAAGATCCGACTTTGTCGGGAATTTCGGATTAGGGTTTGTTTCTTTATCGTATGAGTTAAATGAGTCAACACAAGCATTCCATATAACACGAACACATCCGAATGTTTTTGCAAGAAGTTCTTCTTGTGTTTTGTTCGGATACATACGATATTTATATGAACGCTTTATTAGACTCATTATCAATTCATTTAATATATCAAATATACAAATAATTCTATGATTTTACAATGAATTACTATCGATTTTGTAATTATTTAATCATACTATCTTTTATGCTAACCATAATCCCGATCTTGCTTTCTTACGACATAAGGGATGAGATCATTGAGTTGATCGAGGATATAGATAGCCAGATCGTTGTAGATACTTCGGTATATAAAAACGAACCTACCCTAGGTAATTACTAGGGTAAGTGATGTGCTATTTTCTTTTAACATACTTATCAATCAGATCTATTGATAGTTTAGCTCCCAGCTCCTCCTCCAACAGGTTAAGGTAGTTCCGGTGCAGGCACCCGCCCCGCTCCACCTCCCTAAAGCCGGCCCCGTCCCGGATCCTGACCAGTCCTTTCCTTGGATCCATGTCAATCAGGTCTCGAAGCTCGTTCATATTCTTAAACCTGCCTTCTATCACCTTAAATACATCGATCTTAGTTTTCTTATCCTTATTTTTAGGCTTTATCTTAATTCTCCCGCTCATATCGATTTACATGTAATACGATTAACGTTATTATTGTTTCCGCAATAAGCGCACATAGATGTAAAAGGTGAATACACCCTCCCGCATACAGGGCATCTCCATCCATACATAACAGGATTTATTTGTTTATCGATTTCTTTCAACCCATCATTAGTAGTGGTTGATGCATTTTTGTTTTCCATATCATTCATTACCGCGGTGGTTTCCTAACCGATATTCACCGGTCATGGAGCCATCCTTATTTATCTTATCTGTACTACCAAACCCATTATCCCCTCTATCAGATTTTCCAAGATCCTCTAATGACTCTACTTCTTCCCATATGATACGTTCCCGTCTACGAATAAGAAGTTGTGCTACCTTACCACCTACATTACAATAATAAGGACTATTCCTATCCATTTTTCTGTGAACTATCATAATTTCCCCACTATATCCTTCATCAATGGTAGCAGGGGCGTTTTGCATAATTAGCTCGCTATTAGTAAAACCACTACGTGGACGGATTTCCATCTCATAATCTTCAGGTAGCGCTACATGTACACCAGTATGATATATGATTCTTCCATTATCAAGTTCTATATCCTTAACGAACAAATCCATACAAGCATCCTGTTTATGGGCATATTCAGGCAGTTTAGCCCCCTCTTCCAGCCAGATCTTGACCTTACACGTATCTATACCATCAAGTAACTCAATTACCTCTTTGTAGCTCATAGGTTGCTCTGATGCCAATGAAATGGCTCTTGCCAATAAATCTTTAATCTTACTCATTTTATCTTGTTTTTAAACTCTTTCCCCTTCGGGCATTGTAATTTACATTCCTCACCACAAGCGGAACAGTTGGGTCTCATTCCGGGCACCCCTCTTCCCCCGTACGGCCAGTAGGCGTAATCGCAGACGCTCCAGAACGCCTCCATCGCCTTGATCTTGGCATCGACGGTTATCTTCTCCTTCACCTTTTTCATGCTTTTCCTGAACTCGTCTTTCATATCCTTCCCTTCTATCTGTCTGGCCTTACGTCTCTCGTTCCACCAATTGTAGTAGAATTTGTCTGCCATCTTATAAGCTTCCGGATCAAACTTGTCACGATGTAGGATAGGAGCTTCCTTGATCTTATTAATATTCCTACCACGGACATAAACCAGTCCGGCGTAAGGAGGTACGTCCTTTGGATCAACCAACCCATCCGGCACGCAGTAGTAGAAGTAGTTGGGCCGGCCGTACCTAGTCCAGCCTCCGGCCTCGTACAAGGCTTGCCTTCGAGCCTCGAACCAGCCTTGCATTACTTGGCGCTTTTCCTGTTTCTCGAAATCCTTGTTATAGTCAGCCAACGAGATCTTCACCTCAACCTCATAAGCGTACATGGATCTGGTTATAGCCAGATAATCGGACTCCCAGTTATAGACATACAAGTTGTTTATAATCCATCTAGGAGATACCAAGAACTTTCTGTTAAGGATATCCAATATCCCTCTTTCAGTGTATTCAGCACCTTTATTTGATTGCCGTATTCCCATCTCCCTTCAGAGTATTATTCCTTAACCCAACCGCCACTATAGCGTT